TTTTAGTGTGCCCAGCATGGGCGACAGCTTGACGGTGAAAGTCCGTTATGGGGCTTGGTAGTAGCAACCATTAGCCAAAGACAAGGGTGTCCATCGTGAGGTGGAATCTGAAGGAAGTCGGAGGCAAAGTCTCGGTCTGAGGAACACGAACCATATATAAGGCTGTGTACACTGGATGAGTTTGCTAAACAAAACGAAGTCCAATACTACCCGAAGTGTATGCAGTAAATATGGCAGATAGATGAGATGAAGGCGGTCGTCCTTACCTGGGGAGGTCTCGTGTGTACGTTATGGATATGAATCTAGAAATAACAACCTATACAGTGATGTATAGCTGAGACATGAGAAGTCAGCAGAGGTCATAGTACTAAATGGAGTCGACGACATTTAGGAAGGACTGAACAATAGGAGGTTTTGAAGAATTGAAAGGAACAAAGAAATACGCAGAAAGCAGACAACTTCATATAGAAGGTTACTCCCATGAAAGCAAAGTGGAACTTAAGGATAATGGGAAAGCGCCGAGTATTTCATTGACGTCTGATAGGAAACAAAACGACAGAAATGTGTATACAAGCAATCTGTTAGAGAAAATTCTTCACAGAAACAATATGAATGAGGCATTTAAAAGAGTAGTGAAGAATAAAGGAAGCCATGGGATTGATGGATTAACGACGGATGAACTTCTATCGTATCTTAAAGAAAATGGTGCAAACTTAAGACAATCATTGCTTGATGGGACATATGCCCCATTACCTGTTAGAAGGGTAGAAATACCAAAAGATAACGGGAAGAAGAGACAACTTGGGATACCAACAGTTGTAGATAGAGTAGTACAACAATCAATAGCACAAGTACTAAGCCCAATATTCGAAAAGACATTTTCAGATAACAGTTTTGGTTTCAGGCCAAACAGAAGTGCACATGATGCCTTGAGAAGGTGCCAAGAGTATATGAATGAAGGTTATACTTGGTTAGTAGATATTGACTTAGCTTCATATTTTGACACCGTAAATCATGATATATTAATAGGATTGGTTTACAAAGAAATCAAAGATATAAGAGTAATCTCTCTTATCAGAAAATATCTTAATGTAGGGGTAATGATAAATGGAGTTGTCAATGCGACGACATTAGGCGTACCCCAAGGTGGAAATTTATCACCATTATTAAGCAACATAATGCTTAATGAACTTGATAAGGAACTGACCAAAAGAGGTCTAAAATTTGCAAGATATGCAGATGACTGCAATATATATGTTAAAAGCAAGAAAGCAGCTGACAGAGTAATGAAAAGTATTACAAAATATATTGAACAAGACCTTAAATTGAGAGTTAACACTGATAAAAGTAAAGTGGAAAGACCATGGGAATGTAAGTTCTTGGGGTATACCTTTTACAGGAAAGAAGACGAAATTAGAATGAAGGTACATGAAAAGTCAATAAGAAAACTTAAGGCTAAGCTAAAGCTATTAACAGGTAGAAGCAAAATTGGAAATATCGAAACGACCTATAAAAAGATTAAGCAATTAGTCGTAGGTTGGATAAATTATTTCAAACTGGCTGATATGAAATTCTGGATGAAAAGCATTGATAAATGGCTAAGACGAAGAATTAGAATGTGTTATTGGAAACAATGGAAGAAAGTTAGTACGAAATTTAATAATTTACAAAAACTTGGAATTTCTAAACAAAAGTCATGGGAATTTGCTAATACAAGAAAAGGGTATTGGAGAATATCCAATAGCCCTATCTTAGCAACTTCTATTACTAATGCCAAACTTGAAAAAGCCGGATTAGTATCTTTAACTAAAATATACACATCTAAATGTTAAATTTCTAAATGTTAAATTCTATTGAACCGCCGTATACCGAACGGTACGTACGGTGGTGTGAGAGGACGGTAATTAAAATAATTAATTACCTCCTACTCGATTTGTGTAATCTTATAAAACAAACGTTGAGATTTCAACGATTAATAGGGGTGATAAAATTGAATGAATACTTATTGCCTGTAAAGTATCAGAATGTAGGATGTGGTATATCAGTAGTTATTGCAGGATTAGAAAATACATATCAAAATTATAAAAAATTTGAAATATCCAAAGATGGATTAATATATAAAGAAACAAATATAAATCAAAGTGATTTAGATTATTCTAGTGTTGTATCGTTTGATAATTTAGAAGAAAATAAATATTACACCATTTTTGCTCGATTAACCACAAGTGGTGACAAAGTGATAAAAATTAATTGCAAAGTATTACCACAATTCCAAGTTTTTACAGCAGAATTAAGTAGTGAAATGAAAATTAAAAATTATAAAAGTGGAGGTATAGGTAAATTTAATATACCCAAAGTAGTTGAGGTGGAGATTAATGGCTAGTTTTTTAGTAACAAATCTTACTTCTATTTCATTTAGCGTATATGTTCAAGGGTTACAAACTCCAGCTAATAAATATGATTCATTTACTTTTAAAATATATCAAAATAACACTTTGATATATAATTGGAGTAGTTTTGTTAACTCAACTTGGTTAACATTTTTGATTAATTTTAAGGATGACGAATATTTAGGATATAATTATGTTACACCTGCGACTGATTATGAATTAGAAGTTATAGCAAGACAAGGTGGTGTTAATTATTCATTAGGTCGTAATGCTTTTACAACCGATTCAATTTCACAACCAATAGGAACTATATCTCCATCTATATATACTAAAATTAAAAGCCAAGGACGTGCAGGAAGTTGTGTTGCTATGTCATTGTCTACTGCGATGGATATTTTCAAAGCAAAACAAATAGGTGTCACATACGAAAGTTATAGCGTTTCTTATATATATGGTAATGGGGGTTTACCAAACGAACAAGGAATGTATTTCAAAGATGCAATTGTTAATTGTTGTACTTTGGGTTCTCCTAGATGGGAATTAGTTGAATCTAATTTTAACTCTAAATTAATTGAAGAATCAAAATACATTTATAATAACTCTGATTCATATGCGAAAAATAATGCTGTTTTACAAGCATTTGATGGTTATAGAAATGTAGATTTTTATGATACAGAAGGTGTGGCATCCGCTATTAGAAATTATGGATATTTTATGTTTAATTTTAAAATACCAAATAATTTTTATAGCATTGGTTCAGATGGAATAGTTCCTCAACCTAATTCTTATTCTGGAGTAAGTCACTCTATTGCGTTAATAGGATTAACAACTAAGAATGGAAAAGCACATTGGATAGCTCACAATTCTTGGGGAACTGATTGGGGTGCAAACGGACTTTGTTATATTCCTTACGATTGGGGTTGCGGGGTTTTAGCTCCTACACGTGGAGGTTCAAATCCTACATCATGGTCACAAAACTGTTATTCCGTATGGAATACTAACATTTCAAGTTCTCATCCATCTACTCCAAGCAATTTAACTGCTGTTAAAAGTGGAGATAAATCTGCCTTAATTTCGTGGAGTTCTGTTTCTGGTGCAACTTATACAGTTTTTGCAAGCAAAGCATCAGATGAAAACTGGTATATAAAAGGTAGAACCACAAGTACAAGTTTAACTATCACTTTCGATAATTATGATAAATATAAAATAAGGGTTTTATCATCGGTTAATAATCTATATTCCAATTATAGTAATGTCGTAATAGTATCATTACTAGCAATAGAACCATGGGTATGGCAAATACCTAAAACTTCAGGAATAGGATTCAATGTATCTGCTGGAGAATGGTTAAATTTCTGTAATAGAATAAATGAAATAAGAGCTATTAATGGTTTATCGAATTATTCATTTACAACAGATTCAACATATATTTCAAAAGGCAAAGATTTTTATGCTTGGATTTTTCTTCAAGCTTGTACTGCAATTAACCAAATTAAAGGACAAGTTGCAAGTGCTTGTTTAAATGTCAAATCGAACGATGATATATATGCTTGGTATTTTGATAATTTGAAAACCGCACTAAACAATTCAATTTAAAATTAAATTAAAATAGGAGATAATAAAAGATGATTAAAGTTAAAATGGGTGAACTTTTAAATATAGTATCAATTTTGAATAAGATTGGTAAATATGATACAGAAGATATTAATTTACAATTTAAACTTAAAGTTGCATTGTTAAATAAAAGTTTACAGGAATATGTTGGGCAATATACTATTGAATTGAAGAATTTAATAAACAAATATGAGATAGGAATAAATGATAATGAGTTTATGTGTGATAATACCGAAAGTTTAAAAGAATTTTTAAATTTTAAATATGAACTCGAAGATACAGATTTAGAATTAAATGTAAATGAAGTTAAATATGATAAAACTTTTAATAAAATTTCTGGAATTGAATTAATAATTATCATGCCGTTTTTTGATTATTCAGAAGTAATAGAATAGGATGTGATTAAAAATGGATACGCTGAATTATATTGCTAATGCGAATGGATCAATTTTATGTGAATTATTTGACTCAAATGGATTAGAACAAAATTTAACAGGTTGTTATATAACATTTAATTTAGGTTATGAATATGAAAATCAAGCTATAATATCTAAAAATATGGATATTCTTGGTACGAATAAATGTTCGGTACAATTGATGCCTGAAGATACTGAAATGTTAGGTATTGGTGAATATGAGTTTAACTTAATAATAATTGATGGTAGTAATAATAAACATGTTACAAGTAAAGTTAAACTTTCAATAGATAGACCAATTGAATAAATTAAATTAAAAAAAGAAAGAGAGGACAAACAATGTCTGCCACAAATATACAAAAAAAGAAAATGGTTGAATCGGAATTTGGTAGTGGAATACCAGTTACACATTATATAGGAATAAGTTTGGGTGCAATTTCAACAACAGGTGGAGGAATAATTGAACCTTCAACTGTAAATGGATATGCAAGAATATCAGTAGCTAACACTAAAACTACTTGGACAGATTTTATCAACGGAGAAGTTAGTAATAAAATAATGTTTGAATTTCCAGAAGTTATAAACTCTAATTGGAATACTACTTCTCAACCTATGTATTTATTTATAGCTACAAGTGCTACTGGAACAGGTGATGATATTAAATATTATGTTGAGCTTACAGGAACAGATAAAAAATTATTACAAGTTGGAGCAACAGCAAGATTCCCAATTGGAATATTTAAAATTAAAATGTAAAGGTGTGATTTTAAATGCTAATGCACAATTTAAAAATTGAAATTCTCAACAATGATACTTCAATTAAATTAACACAATTGTTAAATGATTTAAACGTAAGATTTACGGTTGATAATTTATCTAAGGTTTTAGAAATAATGTTTACATTATACATAGAGCAAATGGAAATGGATAAAGTTGTTAAATTAATTGAAAAATTAGGATACACTGATGTATTTGAAAAGCAAGATATATCTAGCGTAGTTAAAATTCTTGAAAAATTAATGTGTACAATTACAGATAATCAAGAGTTTAATTCATATTTAAGCGTTATAGATACTTTAAAATATCAAGATGTTTTAGATATGATTTATGAAGCGAGTATGAAATTATATGAAAAAATAAAAGTAGAAATGACACATGAAGATTTTAATTTATCAATTCAAGGTGGATTAAATATCAGTGCCATGAGACAAATAATAGATTTAAAATCTTTAACTATGGGTTCATTAAAAACTATGACCTTATGGAATTTTTACTATGTAGACAATTAAAGGAAGTGAAATAAATGGCGAATACAACAAATCTCAATTTGGAAAGTGTAAATATATTAGCTGACACTGAATATACTTACAATCAATTAGTATCTGAAATAATAGCAAAAATTAATAACAATAATTTAAAAATAGATAATATTCCAATCAGTATGATACCTGTTACTCAAAAAGGCGTTGCTAATGGGGTTGCAAGTTTAGGAAATGACGGAATAATACCTTCTGCACAATTACCAATAGATATAGGTAGTATAGAAAGAGTGGTAGATATAACAGCAAGAAATGCTATAACTAATTTATATGATAATAAGTTAGTATTTGTAATAAATGCAGTAGGGGACACCACCGTTACGAGTGGTTGGGCGATGTATATTTACAATTCAACCACTTTGGTTTGGACTAAAATAGTTGATGGAGAAAGTTTAGATGTACAATTAATATGGGATAATGTTGCAAACAAACCAACTGTTTTTCCACCAGAAATGCACACTCATGCACAAATAGGTCTTAATGCTCAAGATATTATAAGTTTACAAAATACTAAGGTTAATATTATAGAAGGTAGTCGATTAGTTTCTGAAACAGAAGTTACGGTTTTTAATGACAAATATAGCAAAACTGAAGTTGATAATAAGTTAAACGAAAATAAAATAACACCAAGTTCTACTCAACCAATAAGTGGATGGTGGTTTAAAGAATTAAATTAAAAGGTGGTGCAAAATATGAAAGTAGACGGAAAAAATATGAGTATGATACGTGGCGACAGTGAAATTATTACAGTTTCATGCTCAGATATAAATGGCGTTCAAATTCCTTTAGTAGTAGGAGATACTGTTTATTTTACTGTAAAAGAAAGTGAATATATGACTGTAAAAATATTTCAAAAAATTATTACGAGTTTTACAGATGGTAAAGCTATTATAAATATAATTCCTACTGATACTAAGGAACTTAAATTTAAAACATATAAATATGATGTTCAGTTAAGCCGTGCAGATGGAACAGTTAGAACTATAATTCCTGCAAGTAATTTTACCGTTGATGCAGAGGTTACTTATGAGTGATTTTAATTCAACGATTAAAGAGAATAAAATTATAGGGCAACTCGGACAGCTAATAAATATAATTGGCAACATTTCTAATACAGATATTAACGTTTTGATTGAGTCAGAAAATAATGAATTGCAGATTTTAGGGCAAATTGCTTCAGATACAAAAATAGAAGCCGTTATTACGAATGGATCTAAAGGTAATCCTTTTACTTATGAAGATTTTACGCCAGAACAATTGGCAAGTTTAAAAGTTAATATAAATGATTTAATTATATATGTTGATAATAAATATTCATTACCAACAATAGGAAATATTGATTATATATATATTACAAAAGATGAATATGTAATGTATTTATGGGATAGTGTCAATATAATCTATCAACCATTAGGAATGTCATCTCGTGAATTAAAAACGCTTATTGGGGGAAATGCAACAACAGATTTTGAAATTGAATAAAGGAGATTAATATGTCAAAAGAATTAATAGCTAAAATATTAATTAGAAATGATACCGCCGCTAATTGGACAAGTGCCAATCCTGTAATTAGCAAGGGTGAAATGGCAATAGAATCAGATACAAGAAAGTTTAAATTTGGTGATGGAGTAACAACATGGACAGCTTTAAGTTATGCTGGAATTAGTTTAACCGATGTTCCTCTTGCTTCTGGAACAGTTGATGGTTTAATGGCAAAAAGTAATTATACAAAGTTATATAATATAGAAACTGCTGCACAAGTAAATGTGATTGAATCAGTAAAAGTAAACGGTATAGCTTTAACAATCACAAGTAAAGGAGTAAATGTTATTGTTCCGACAGGTACTTTAGCAAGTAAAGACAAAGTAGCACAAGCAGATTTTGATACTGCTTTAACAACGGCTTTTAATGCCTTAATAACTTCGACAGCAACCGACACTAAAATATCCACAGCATTAGGAAGTTATTATAACAAAACAGAAGTTGATGCAAAAGTTACCTCTGTATTTAAATGGTTAGGAACTAAAGCAACAGTAGGAGATTTACCTTCTTCTGGCAACACTACAGGCAACGTATGGCATGTTACGGCAGACAATGGAGAGTATGCATGGAATGGTTCTGCGTGGGAATTATTGGGTGGAACAGTTGATTTATCAGCATATGCAACTAAAATATATGTAGATACTGCAATAACAAACAAAACTTCAGTAACAGGTAATGCTGGAACAGCTACAAAACTAGCTACAGCACGAACAATATCAACTACAGGGGCGGCTACAGGTTCTGTATCTTTTGATGGTTTGGCTAATGTATCAATAGCTTTAACAGCAAACACAGCAATCGTGCAAACTACAGATGTACTTATTTTAAATGGTGGGACAGCCTCGACTACTTATGTGTAGGTGGTTAAATGGCTAAAAATATAATAGCAAAAATTAAAAATAGATCTGATACATCTAATAATTGGGCAACGGCTAATCCAATATTAGAATTAGGAGAATTGGGTTTAGAAACTAATACAAATAAAATCAAATTCGGTGATGGCGTAACTACTTGGAATAATTTAGTTTATTATTCATATGTATCTGATGCTGAAAAAAATACATGGAATTCCAAAGCCGATATAGAAGATTTTCCAACAAGTTTACCTGCAAATGGTGGTAATGCTGACACTGTAAATGGACTGACTGTTCAAACAGCAGTTCCTAGTGGAGCTAAATTTACAGATAATGATACAATTACCACTATTAATGGGAAAACAGGTGTTATTGCAAAAACTGATATAGTAGCATTAGGAATACCTTCAAGTGATACAAACACAACATATACAGCAGAAAGTGGATTAACACTAACTGGTACGGTATTTACCCCAACGTTTGGATCAATTGTGGGAACTGTGGCTCAAGGAAATGATTCAAGATTTACTGATGCACGAACACCTATCGCACATAATCATGGAAATATTACTAATGTAGGGGCTATAGGTACTACTGCAAATTTAATTGTTCAAACTAGTACAAGCGGTGTTTTGACAGCCAAAACAGCAGGAACTACTTCTCAATATTTTAGAGGTGATGGTTCTTGGGCTACACCACCAAATACAACTTATAGCGTAATATCAACGACTGAAATAAATACTGGAACAGCTACAACAAGTAGAGTTATATCCGCACAAAGATTAAAATATATTACTGATAAATTAAAAATAACAATAGGAACTGTTCAACCTACAAGTGGTTGGTGGTTCAAAGAAATATAAAGGAGGATAAAAGATGACAATAAAAAAGGTACAAATAATTCCACCGAATTATACTGATATAATACATCCTGAAACAGATAGTTCTGTTGTTTTAATGGGTAGTGGTAAAACGTTACAAACCGTAAGTAACCGAAGTCAGAGATTTGTAATAGGAATTTCAACAGCAGGGTGGACATTGGATGATTGTGATTACCTATGTGATGGAGTTGATGACCAAGTAGAAATAAATAATGCTATTACAGCACTACCTGTAAATGGTGGAGAAATTGTAATACTTGACGGAACATATAATATTACTGCTAAAATTGATGTTAATAAAGATTATGTAAGAATAAAAGGAAATGGGAACGCTACAAAACTAATAAGAAATTGGAATAGTAGTAGCTCAGAAGGAATCGTTGCAATAAATAGTGCTAATTATTGCAAAATAGAAAACTTATACATTGATGGGAAAAATATTATTTATTCATCAAATAATAATTCGGGAATTAGGATATTTCAAGGTGATAATAATATTATTAGATATAATACCATTTTAAATTCTATGTATAATCTCAGTTTATCTACCAGCAAATATAATTTTATTAATAGTAATATATGTAGAGATGGAGAAATTGGAATTTATCTATATTCTAGCGATAGAAATATGATAATAAATAATACTAGTATCAGGGGTAATGGATCACCAGAAGATTATATCCCTCTACGCTATACTATATTGTTACAAGGTGCTTTAAATAACTATAATTTTATTTCCTCTAATAACTGTATAGGTAAAGATGTTTCAGTTGCAGGTGGGATAGGCAATACAGTCATCAACAATAAATGGAATGAAACAAGCGATTTTGAAGATTTAAGCACACAAGTTGATACCAATAAAACAGATATTTTATCAGCTAAAACGACACTCGGAAGCGTTGCAATGACTACAACTGCACAAACGGCAACTGGTGCAATTAACGAATTAGATGCAGATATTGGGAATAAGGCTACTTTAACTACCGATGTTAAGACAAATTTAGTAAATGCAATTAATGAGCATGAGGCACAAATTAACGATTTGGGTGCTAAAGTCATTGCTGAAAGTGGTAGCAATGCAAATGGCAGTTATATAAAATTTGAAGATGGCACTATGATATGCAACCATTTAGTAACCGCAGTATATGCAAGTAATTGGACAATGGGCGCAAATTGGGTTTTCCCTGCTACCTTTAGTGCGAACCCGAACGTTTTTGCCACTTATACACAGGGTGGAACTTTAGCAAATGATACATTGGCGAAAGCATTACCTTTAAGAATAGTGGACTTAACTGCTTATAATTGTAATGTTAACATATTAGAAGTTGACGGTGGTTTTGTCGACAGTGATACGATACCCGTATTTGCGTTATCAATCGGGAGGTGGAAATGATGATTAAGTTAGTCAAAACCCCGCAAAGAGCAGATTTTAAGGCAGAATATATAACGGATAATGACATTTTGACAGTTAAAATTAATGATAAAACAGAAACCTTTGATTTTACAGGATTGGCGGAGGGCAAAGCAGAAGAAATAATTGCAGAAGCATTGACTATTAATCCTATTTTAAACGCTGAAAAAACAAGTGATGCAATCAATATAGAGGTATTGAGATTTTACAGTTTTGAGGAAAAGGAGTTGTTTGAAAATGGCTCAAATTAAATGGAAAACTAAAACGGAAATCGTAGAAGAACAACTATTGGAAAGTTTAAAACCAACGGGTGAAGAAATTAAAAACGCAGAATTAGAAATAAAAATATTAACATTATTGGAGGAAGTTTTGATATGAGTATTATAGAATTAAAATTAATTGATGCGTATATAATTTTAGTATTGGCAGAAAAAAGAACTATTGAACAAGTACCTGAAAAATTAAGAGCAGAAGTTGAAATAAAAGTTGCAGAAAGAACTATTGAAATATTAAGTTAGTAAACAAAAGAAAAATTGTATGGAATAGATTAAATTAAAAAACGGTTGACTATTCTCAAAATTTAGTTTATACTATAAATATAAATTAAATTAAAAAGGAGAATAGTCAACATGGAAGATGAAAAAGAATTAGTTGTCATCAAAATACTGTCAGAATTACAAAATAAATATAGCATAAATAACTTAGAGGTTAAAGAAATTCTTGATAGAAATTTAAGCTGTTATACATTATTATCTAATAGTACAGATTTAATGATTTCTGATTTACCAGAAAAGATACATTTCTTTTTAGGATTAAAAACTGTCGAAGGATTGTCGGAACAATCTATAGAGCGATATAGAGAAGAATTAAATCTATTTAGCAAATACATAAATAAACCAGTTAACCAAATTGACATAAACGATTTAAGAGGTTATCTTGTAATTATTCAATCTGAAAGAAAATATGAGAAAATAACTTTGAATGGTAAAATGGCAGTTTTGAGAAGTTTCTTCGGTACACTTTACAAAGAAGAAATAATACAAAAAGATCCGTCTGTTAGATTAAAGAATTTAAAAGTTAACGTAAAAGAATTAAGAGAACCATTAGAGATTGAAGAAGTTGAAAAATTAAGAAATGTATGTAAAGATATACGAGAAAAGAGTATTATAGAAGTAGCAATATCAACTGGTTGTAGAATAAGTGAAATGTTAAAAATTAAATTAAAAGACATCAGTTGGAATGATAATAGTATATTGGTTCATGGTAAGGGTGATAAAAATAGAATAGTTTATTTTTCTGTTAAATGTAAATTATACTTACAAGAATACATAAAAGAACGTGAAGGAACAAGTGAGAGTTTATTTCTTGGCGAAAGAAAGCCATTTAGACCTTTAGGTAAATCTGGAATGGAAAAAATTTTTAAACGTATTGCTAAAAAGACAGATATAATTTCCTCGGTATCACCGCATAAATTTCGTCATAGTTATGCGACTCAAGCATGTAATAAGGGATTAGATATTACCGTGTTGGCAGAATTAATGGGGCATTCGTCAATAAATTCAACTATGATATACGCAAAAATAAATCAGAATAAAGTAAAAGCAAGTTATGAACAATACATATCATAAAAGTCACATTTTATCCGAATTATAGTGTTGGAATTTCAACACTTTTTTAATATAAAAATCAAAAATTAGGAGATAAAAATGATAATTGAATTAAGAGAAAAATTTGAACAAAAATATTTAGAAGAAAGAAAAACTATATCAAGAGAAAAAGAAGTTGATATGGGAGTTGCTACTGATATATTAGTAGCTCATGTAAGAAATAGAAATACTGAAACAATTTACAAATACAATTTTACTGGTTGTGAAAATTTAGACTACGAAACAATGGACGTAGAAATTGAAGAAATGTTAAAAGTTCCTGAAAAATAAAATTTAATTTTGTGAGTGTCATAAACTTGACACTCTTTTTAATATAAAGGATGTGTAAAAGATGTTAATTAAAAATGGAATTGTAAGTTCTGATACAATTAACATAATTCAAGATTTAATTCCAATAAGCAATGCTACCAGCAGATCACAATATAAAATGAATCCTGAGTATATTACAATACATAACACTGGCAACACAAATACAAGTGCTAAGGCAAATAGTGAATATGTAGATACTGCTACAGGATATGTTTCTTGGCATTTTACAGTTGGGGCAAATGAAGTTTATCAAGAAATACCTATTATTGAAGCTAGTTGGAATTCTGGCGATGGGTTAAATGGTGATGGTAATAGAAAATCAATAGCTATAGAAATTGCTGAAGTAGACGGTGCTGAAGAATTAGCAATTAAATTTGTAGCCGAATTATTAAAGGCTACTGGAATTACTATTGATAAAGTTGTACCACATAAACATTGGAGTGGTAAAATTTGTCCTAGATTGATATTGCCACATTGGGATGTATTCATTGATAATATAAAAAAGGAGATGAAAAAAATGGAATTTGATAAAGCAAAGCAAATAATAAGAGAAAAAGCAAAATTAGAAGATATTAGTATGAAATATTTGACTGATTATCAATATGCAGAATCAATGATTATTAGTTTGGCAAAAGCTATAAATGGTGAAGTTATTGAAGATGTAATAGTAGCACCAATAGCCGAAAAACCAAAAGTTGATTTTAAAAAATATAGCAATATGACTGAATTAAAAGGAAATCCAGAGTTATTAGATGTTGCTATTGTAGATAAAAAAATATGGGATATTACTGAATTTACAAACTGCACCAACGGAACATATTATTGGCGAAATCCAGATGGTACTACTTATGCAACAAGTATTTTATATGTAGATGGTAAAACATATCAAGATGTAGCCAATCATTATTATGATTTTGGAACACCACAATCAGTTTTTATAATTTATAAGGATAATACAGTTGATTTAAAGAGAATTAACTTTTTAAATGAATTAGATTTAAATAAAATTAGTTTGGTAATTGGAGGACTTGGTCTTAAAAATACACAAGATAATAATTTTAAGTATAGTCCCGTAACCGAAGGTTTTAAAGGTGGATATAGAAAACAAGATAATAAATGGGTTGATTATTCGGATGTATTAAGAAAAACAAATAAAACTGTATTAGGATACAATAAAAGACTAAATAAAGTATATTTATTAACTGTTAAGAATGTTTCTCATGGTGAATTGTTAAAAATAATTTCAGATAATAGTACAGGTGAGGCATATAATTTTGCTATATCATTAGATTCGGGTGGATCAACTTTTATGGATGCCAATGGTGAATATGTATTTGAAGGTGAAAATTCAAGACGAATACATAATATAATAAGATTTAATTTAAATTAAAAAGGAGATTAAAAGAATGTTTATTGAATTAAGTACACTTAACCTTGCAAAAGGATTAGTAATTTTAATAGTAGTTAATATAGTTTTAGGATCATTTTCGGCATTATTTAACCAAGCATTTGATAAAAAGAAACTTTTTCAAGGAATAATTAAAGGTATAATTATAGCATTTTGTTTTTTCGCAACTTATTATGCAGGATTTATTAACCCTGATATTATAGCAGTAAATGTAAATGGTGAAGAAGTTAATTTGTTGACAGCTTGTTATTTAATACTTTTGTCTGGGTTCGTATTTTATGCAACACAGGTATCAGTTAAGTTTGTAGATTTAATTAAAGGACATATAGACATTGGTGAAGGTAAGTAAAATGATATTAAAAAAGGAGCAGTTTACCTATCAAGACATCCTGCTCCCAAAAACTCTGATGAGTTTTATTAATTATATCATAAAGTTTGAAAAAATCAAGTTAAAAAAAAGATAATAACAGATAAAATTCAACTTTTATGAGGTGTAAAATTGGAAAATGAAAAAATCGTTGAGACAGTAGCTCAACACACTGTAGAAATAGAAAATATTAAAGATGATATTAAAGATTTAAAAGATACTCAAAAGATGATGTATGAGATGAACACTAATATCAAGCTTCTTGTTGAAAAAATAGGAACTACAAATACTGAAATTAGCGGTATTAAAAAGGATATTGGTGATTTAAGATGTGATATGGATGAAGTTAAAAATAAATCAGATAGAAAAGATGCCAAGAAATGGGACAAACTAATTTGGATTATAATTGGTGCTGTAGTTATGGCAATATTAGGAACAGCATTTAAGCAAATAGGAATATAAGAGAAAGAAGTTGAGATTTTGGCTAGAGGTACGGTATATAATAATGTAGTAAGCGAAGGTAATTATGATTTAGTATTAGAAGAAAATAAGCAGTTGCTTGAGGAATTTTGTGATTATCTTAATTCAATAGACAGAAGTGATTTGACTGTTAAAAATTATACTTCAGATATAAAAATATTTTATATTTGGAATTTAGAAAATAATAATAACAAATATTTTGTTGATTTTACAAAACGTGATTTAATAAAATTTCAAAATTATATGTTAAATATTATGCATTTATCATCTAATAGGATAAGAAGATTAAGAGCTTCATTAAGCAGTATGAGTAACTATATCGAAGCAATAATGGACGATTTATACCCGAATTTTAGAAATATAATTAATAAAATTCCTGCTCCAGCTAAAAATCCAGTTAGAGAAAAAACAATATTACAAGATGAAGATGTTCAAAAATTACTTGATTATTTAGTTGAGAATAAAGAATATCAACAAGCTTGTGCATTAGCTCTTGCTTGGGGTTCGGGTAGTAGAAAATCAGAATTGTTAAGATTTAAAACTTCATTTTTCGATGAAGAAAATATTTTATATGGTTCGCTTTACAAAACACCAGAAAAGATAAAATCAAAAGGGCGAAGTAAGGCTGGGAAGCAAATTTTTAAGTACACATTAAAGAATAAATTTAAACCCTACTTTGATTTATGGATGATTGAAAGAGAAAAATTGGGAGTAAGTATTGACGATTTACTTGTTATTAAAAAAGATGATAAATGGCAATGTATGACTGAAGCAAGTTTAAATTATTATGCTGAATCATTTGGTAAGTATTTAAATGTTGATTTTTATTGGCATTCGTTAAGACATAATTTTACTACTGGTCTTGTCAGTGCAAACGTCCCAGCAAATATTATAAAAGATATTTCGTCATGGGATAGCACTTCGATGATCGACATTTACGATGACAATCAGGTTGATGATATTTTAGGTGAATATTTTGATGAAAATGGAATTAAAGAAATTGAAAAGAAAGATATAAAAAATTTATAAAATTAAATTAAAAGGAGAGCTGTTCAATTAGAATGGCTCTTTTATTATACTAAATATGAATGGAGATTAAAAGATGAGAAAAGAATTTCAAATGGTTTATAGTAAAAGATTATATACCTTATTGGCAGAACATAATATTTATCCAATGAAAACAGATATAAATTTAACCAATGCTAGATTATTAGTTTGGAAATATGACAATACTCCTGAATTTGAAGAAATATTTAAAATGTATGTAGAAAAATAAATTAAAATACTAAATATGAGAAGGTAAACAAATAATGATTAAAATAATGTTTGACAATACAAAATATATTAGCAAACCAGATACAAATGAAGTTAAAAAGTTACAAAATAGATTACAACAAACTGAAATGAAAATTAAAGATTTAGCAAATAATTTGGCACAAGGTTGTACTTTTAAACCAGCATATTTAAATGGTAGAACGAGTAATGACTTTATTTCACAACAATTATTTGCATTAGATTTTGACAATAATTCAGACATAGAAACTGAATTAAATAGATGTAAGGAATTAAATATTATTCCTTGTTTTGGTTATACAACATTCAGTCATACGCCTATATGCCATAAATTTAGATTAGTATTCTGTAATGACGAAGTTATAACTAATCTAGATGAGAGAAATAAACTGCAAAAGAGTTTAATACTTGCTTTTGATAACTGTGACAAACAAACAATGGATGCAAGTAGAATATTCTTTGGTGGTAGAAAATTGATATATGAAAACTGCAACAGTATTATTAAAGGAAGTGAAGTTGTGGCTAAATATTATAATAAAAAAGAAATTAAAAACAAACCCAATACTTATAATCAAATTAATACAAATGCTAATATGAATATAGAAGCTATTAAGAATATGAACGTTAATGTGTTAGCTCAACTAATAGATTTGAGAAAAGGGGTACGTAATAAAGAACTAAATAAACCTTCTTTATATAGTACCCCTAAAACCCCCTTAGTGTTTAGTTGCCAACAAGATTTGTATGACTTCATAAATAATATAGATATATCAGAATATCTTGGATTAACCATTGGCGAAAACTTTAATTGTATTTTACCTAAACACCAAGACAACAATCCTTCAGCAAGAATATTCATATCAGATGATGGCACACCACTTTATTATTGTCATGGTTGTGGTAAAACTAGAACAATAATTAGTATAACCGAAGAGTTAGCAAGATGTAAAAGAAGTGAATCAATAGAATTTATTAAATGTATCTATAATTTAGAATTAAAAGAATCAGAATGGACTATAAGACAGAAACAATTAATGCTTGATAGTGCAAATTATTTAGATAGTGATGAATTTAAAATGAATTTTCCCTATTTATCAAGTTTAATCAGGACAAGGAAACCTCATATTAAAAGTATATTATTACACTTTACAAATTATATAAATGAATCCATTACACATAATGATAAGCCTTTGTTCTATGCAAGTTATAAAACCTTAATGAATGTGTGTGGTATAAATCCAAATAAACCAAATACACTTTCACAATCACTAACATTATTTGCGTTGTTGAATATGATTGAAAAAGTTTCACTGGAAGATATTCCTGAAAATGAATTGAAGAAAGCTAAACATATAAGTGCAAAATATAACTTTAAAAAATTAACAAATTTTTATTCTTTTAGTGAGTATGGAATATTACAATTAGAAGATAGTGAAGAACTTGCTCAAGAATTAAAAGACAAGAATATTACACTAAAAGGGATAAGTCGTGAATACATATTAAGAACTTTTGGCGAAGAAAAAGCAAATAAAGTTTATCCACAATATATACAAGCTAATGCTAACGGAGTAAGTAAGATTTCAGAATTACGTACAGAAGAAATAGTTAAGTATATTATATTTTTTATAAGTAATCAAGGCTATACTACTGAAAAAGATGTAATTAAAATGTATTCTAAAGAACAAAATGTAAAAGAGGATACAGTAAAAACTCAATTAAAACGTAGCATACAAGAAATATTAGAAGGCAATGATTTAATTCGTGTTAGAGCAAATAAACAATTGAAAGAATACTTTGGGATAGGTTCAAATGGCTATCCTTTTTTAATACTCAAAAATGAAGATTATAAAAAATTCATTGAAGGGTGTGAAAAATAGATGGCTAAAAAAGAAGTGAGAATATTATTCAACCAAGAAATGGTAGATAAATATACAGAGTATTATTTTAAGAAATATCCAAGAAGGAAAGTCTTAAAACTTAAACCAACTGCAATATCACTCAATGAATTTACTGCAATGGTTCGTATCGTACAAGCTGGAGAAAAGGTGAAGTATTCGGAATTTGTTGAGTGGGTGCTACACTATTACAATATTCCTTCGTTAAAATTAAAAGATTGTACACTGACCGTACACTTTATTTGGCATAATCGTATTCGCAGAGATTATGATAATTATTGTATATGTTTAAAGTTTTATCTTGATCCTATGACTAAGTATGGATTATTAGAAGATGATAGTTATATACAAATTAAAGATGTTAATTTAAAAATGGAATATATAAAAGGCAAATCGCCTTCGGTTGAATATATATTTGAATATGACGATGAATTAAATTAAAAGATAAATCACGAAATTTAATACTAAAATAAGGATACTTTGAGCTAAAAACTCGGTATCCTTATTTTTTTTTGCAAATAATATAAAGATTGTCATATATACTACATTGTACCATATTAAACCTTCTTGTCAACTACCATTTGCTATCTTTTAACCTCTGATATTCTTTTCTTAATTTATTAATTAAATCAGTATCTTCACAAATTTGATTTTCACACTGTTTAATTTTTTCGTCATAATACTCAATGTTTCCTTCATAAAATTTTCTTATATAATTAATTGTCCATTCACTTGTTTTTTTTAAATTTTTAATTTCTTCATTTGATTGGTAAAGAATCCATATAAGAATAAAAGCTACCATTGTAATTAAAATGCTATATATGTATAAACTTATCATAATACTCTCCTTTTAATTTAATCTATCAATTTCAGCTTTAATGTCAAGTACATTTCCCCATTGGACTTGTTTAAAGAATCCATTGTTTAGTTTTGAAAAATCTCCATCATCAGCATCATATTCGCCTGATTCATCTTCCAAAGGTTTAAGTTGATAAGCCCATAAATCATTATCTTCATCTCTTGCTATGTAATTATAATCATTCAATAATAAACCTTTCATAATAATCCTTTCATCTTCAGCAAACGAATAAAATGGCAATTTTACTATTTTATATTCGCCTGAAATTAGATATGGAACATATTCATCTTTACTTGTTCCACATTCAGTCAATAAGTGTCCGTATGTATCAATATAATATTTCTCTTTGGATAATTGAATGCCAAATTTTTTCAGTGGTTCAACATTTAAAATTTCACATAAAACAGGGATTTTATTAGGTAAATCACTTTTAGAAACGTTGTAATTGCAACGTTTATTTAGGTTAACATAATTATTTTCTGTAATTTCTTCAAATTTAGCCGAAAAGTAACTATTTATTTCATCTATATTCTCAAATTCTTTATCAAATATCCCCTTTTGGAAACAACCATTTTTAATATTATAAATTTCTTGTTCATTAAAAACATTACCATAAAAACTTTGCGTACATATTATTTTTCCATTCCAACTACTCATTTTAATCCTCCCGATAAAAGATAATTTTTAACTTAATTTATTATTTTCATAAAAATATACATTATATAAATGATATCTCAATTTAATATCAATTAATTCGTCTTTTGTCAATAATTCTTTTATATGTTTAAAATATCCACATTCTTCAAATTCGGGACAGGAGCAACGATATATACAATTTGGAACTAGTACATCAGCTAATTCTGGCTCAGTTTCCCTTAGTGTTATTTTCAAATCTTCCATTAATTCTCTAGTTTCTTTGCTTGCTTGAAAACATAGTCTTTTTCTCGCAGTATCAATTAAATTTTGAGCATTAGCTTCTCCATCAAAATTAACTAATTCATTTTGAGACAACACCCCTCTATCTATACCAGTTCTATCACTTCTACGAGTTGATATAAAGCACTCCCATTTTGATCTGGAAAATTGAGTGGCAATCCATGAAAATATATTTTTCCAACTCCAATCTACTTTTAATAATCTTATTGGAGAATGTTCTGATATTAGTAATTTTGTTTTAAATAATGATTTAGGTTCGTTGTCTGTATATTCTTTATTGACAGTATTCCTACATTTGTTTTTTATGTTAATCCAATCATTTTCCATCTTATTAATTTTTGTTTTCATATTCTGTCCTCTCAATTTTAATTTAATTCTTTAATAAATTCAATAGCTTTTTGTTCTAAATCATCAAGCGAAGAATTATTATCTATATAATAATCATACTTATAGTTCTCTACATTTGCATCAGATTCATTGGACATAATTTTCTCCACCCTATCATTTTTAACAAATATTGTTATTGCTTGGAATTGATTTTTAAACCGTTCAATTTCTTCTGGTTCTCTACTATCAATTAATAATAATTCAGCATTAGTATCTCTGTAAAACTTATTAACCTGAGTACTTAAATCTTTGAAGATGTAGTCAAACTCGGCTACAAGCATATGTTTCAATTCTGAAAAAAATCTTCTCCAATCTTCAGTCTTATCATCTTCGTTACCACTCCATCCAAAATATTTTTTAGCGTATTCTTTAACTGGTGTTATAGAAGAATAAATAATACATCTAGTATGTTTTGCTAAAAACAATTCATATTCCGTTTTACCCGATTTTGGATACCCATTCACTATTACTATTTTCTTCAACTTCCTCACCCCTATTCATATATAAGTTGTCATATAATATTTCGAAAACATCTTCTAGTTCATTCTTATTAAAACAATCTTCACTTAATACTATAATTGCTGTTTGGTTATTTACAAAAGCGATGTAATCTTCATTTTCTTCAATATTTGTATAACAGTTGATTAGAAATTTGTTATATGCTATGTATTCAACGTTGTCATTTTTAATTTGTTCGTATTTTCTTGTTGTCGTATCCCCATTGATGCTAACTTTAAATAAATAATATTTATCCAATTGTCAATACCTTCCTTTTTATATTATTTTAACATCATTATACTACTCGAACATACGTTTGTCAATAACACTTTATTTAATCCAATCTTATCAATTAAAGCTTCTAATTCATCTTCATGTTCGTAATCCCCATCTTTATTGCGTTTGTTTTTAAACCATTCTCTTTTTAAATTTAATTCATTGATACAATTTTTACATAAAAGAATTTCTATGTTTTCTAAGTCAAATTTGCTACCCCATCCTCGTCCGTTAATTTTCAACCTATAACTATACCCCTTATTTTCACAGTTCAAACACATATTTCCTCCTAGTGTGAATAAATTTATTGTACCACTTTTGTCGAATTTTGTCAATTAATAACAATGTATTTTTAATTTATTTTTAAATCAGCCACCCTAATAAATTTAAATATTTTTCGAATATCAAAATTATAAAACAAGTCTTTTATTTACGTTTTAACGCACGTTTTTATCCTTTTGATACTTCGATACCTTATCTTTTAAAAATTTCAAATAATCATCAAACAATCCGATAGAATAGATAAACTCCTTCCCTGACAAACATGATAATTTTCTTTCCTTGTTTATGTCATATAGCTTACCTTTTTTAGTTTGAATAACCTTATCAAATTGATTTTGTATTCTATTAATCACTAATAATTCACTCTTTTCTAAATCTTTGATAATTTCTTTGTATTTGGTCAAATTTTCTAGGGGTATATCAATCTTTTTATTAGGTAAATTTTTAGGAGAGAATGGACTGATTGATGATCCAGAAGTTTTTGCTCCAACAATATTTGCTATGTATTCCATCAAATCTGTTTTAAATCTAAACTCTCCTTCTTCCTCCATTTCGTCTATATATTCTACTACCTTTTCTGCTACTAATTCTTTGTACATAGATTCGACATCAAATGAAATTCGTTGTTCCCCTTTTTTGGAAACTGATACAGTTTGAAATTTTTCTAAACTGCCGATTTTATCTTCGTATATCTTTTTTAATATATTTCTAAATCTACCAACCGAAGGACAATAATAGAATAATATATTTTGTTGGTAATGTCGTATTTTTGCTTTACTTGCACATGGGATGTAATAATCATCAAAACTTTTATCTAAATTCCCTTCTTCATCGCGGACAAAATCATTTGTTCTTAAATCATAATCAGCCTTCACTCTATATTTCGAAATGTATTTTTTTAAGTATCCACTCATTACTTTTTCTCCTTTACTAACATTCGTGTGTTCCTCATGCAAGTTTGACAATAAAAACATGGTACAGTTTCATATTTTTCTGGTGGGCATTTAAAATCTTTTGTATTAAAATGTCTTAATATTTTTTCTTCAAATTCTTCATCGGTCATATGTTTAAATTCCAACAATTCTTCTTGTGTGAAGTATCCATTTTTGTTATGCTTATACATTAAATTCCTCACTTTCTAATTTCAATATATATCTAAATAATTCTGAACTATTATGTAATCTAATAAATCCACTCTTTTCAACACCCTTATTCCATTCGGTTTCTTTATGCATACATATTTTTAAATCTGCGTTGCTTGTTAAAAGGTTAATGTAATTATCATCAATTAAAATTCCACCTTGCATGGAAATTTCTTCTTTACCCATGCTTGTTTTTTCCAACAAATGATAATTCTCTTCTTTTATGACTGGGAAATTTTCTTCCAACCATAATTTCTTATATTTAAGATTTTCTTTTGTACCAATTGTAATAAAATTTATATCATACTTTTCTAGGTATAACATACCTATTACATTTTGTATGAGTTTGTCTGTAAATTCTATATCTTTATAAAAATCTTCTCTTGCAAATATTACTTCTGAATCTTCTAGTAGTGGGCAAATATCTGAATAATCCCACCGATAACACTTTGTCCAATCTGCATTAGCATTATATGTTTTGTTGTAAATTTCTACAAAACGTTTTGTGCTGTTGCAGATTGTATTGTCAACATCAAAAAATAATTTCTTCTTCACTTAAAATCCCCTTCACTATGTATTTTAATATCTCCTTGCTTTTTTCTAAATTGTCATTGTAAATTGTAAAATCTGCTAACTCACGATCCTTATTCATTTCATCATTGGTAATTGCATAATCAATTCTTTTTTTAATTTCATCCTCTGAATCACCTCTTGCTTTTAATCTCTCTTTCATCTGATTCATAGTTACGTGGACATAAATCACTATTACGTTTTCTTCCCCATAATTTTCTCTGATTTGTTTTACGCCTTGTTCGTCCACGATACAATATACTAACTCTTCATTATGTCGTTCTACTTCTTGCCGAGATAAACAATAATAATTCCCTGAATAACAAGTATTTTCCAACTTATCGATATTATCGAATAGTTCCTTTGTTATATAATAATATGTTTTATTAGGAATTTCTCCTTTTCGTGGTTGTCTAGTAGTACAAGAAATTAGTTCGGACACTCCTAATGTTTGAAGATATTCACCCAACGTACTTTTCCCCGAACCCGATACTCCTTCAAGTAATAATATTTTAGATTTTTCCATTTAAAGTTCTTCTCACCTCTTGATAATATTATAATCTTAACAGGACAAATTGTCAACATCTTTTTTAATTTAATTCATATTATTTTCCTGTGTGACCAAATCCACCCATTCTGTCATTGGTCGTATCTAATTCATCAACTACTTCAAATTCTGGTGTAATTATCGGTAATAAAACTAATTGTGCAATTTTGTCTCCTTTGATGATTGTATATGTATTATCATTTGCGTTTTCAATCATCATACCCAAATTTCCCCTATATTTAGAGTCGATTACACCCGTACAATTTCTTGGTCTTATACCATATTTTGATCCCAATCCACTTCTAGCAAATATTAAACCTACATATCCTTCTGGAATTTCAAGCTGAACACCTAAATCCATAAAATGATGACAGTTAGGTGGTATTTTAACATCTTCAGTAGCAAATAAATCTGACCCTGCATCCGTAGGATTAGCTCTTTGTGGCATTTTTGCCGTTGGTAATGTTAATTTAATTTTCATTTTATCCTCCTTATTTATTTCCTAATTTATATATTACTAAATAATATATAAATATCACAAATAATCCAAATATTGAACCAGCACTTATAAACATTTATTTCACCTCATGTATTAATAATACATTTATGTAATCAGTAAGATATATTCTGCCATCGGTGGCTATAATTTGAAATGATCCATCTTCATAATCATTCCATTGTTTTACATTAACTTCTATTATTTCGCCACCAAATTCAATCTTAGCTTTTTCAAATGTGTATTGAGTATCAAGTATTGTTTGATTACCACACGCTGTTAATGTTACTAATATTAAAACTATTATTAAAACTGCTATTACTTTTTTCATATCCTATTCTCATTTTTTAATTTAATTATCATTAAATTCTTTCATGCATTTCTTTTAATGTTATTGCTTGATCCATTAAATCTACAACCATCTCTAATTCTTTATCCACCTTTTGACATTCCATACAAGAATCATATTTATTGCATTTATAAACACTTTCAGCTTTGTGCGTTCTTATACATATTCTATAACCTTCAGGAAACTTTTTATCTAAATATTGTTTCATTATTATTTGTGCCGATTCAGGATAATCTTGTTCTAATTTTACACAATTCACATACATTCCATTATTTAAAATACTGAATGGGCAATTTGGATTATTCATATTGCACGTTCCTTTGTCGCAATAATTCGTCATTTCTCTTTTAGCTTCAAAATAAGTTTTAACATACATTCTATTTTCTCCTTTTTAATTTTATGTGGGGATTAAAACCATGTTTATAATTGTATTGTTTTAATTATGTATAGATAACTCTGATTATACTGATGGAATTTGTACCCCCACTTTTAATTTAATCTATTTATCGTTTAAATACAATCGTAACCATAATATAGAAAAAACACCCCAAGTAATTGCAACCATTATATTAGAATACACAAACTTATAATTATTTATAAAACCTATATACGCTAATATTCCATAAAAAATTGCAACAGTAGCACTAAAAATTATCATTATTATTTTCATATTATTTACCCTACTTTTCTAATAAAAACATTGCATTATTCTATTTTAAACAATCCTTAATCATACCATCTAAATCATTTAATAAATTCATTAATTTCTTTTGACCTTCTACATCCCCCTTTTCTTCCCATTCCTACATTGATATTTCAAATAAACACACATTAAACATCTCCTTTTTAATAAAACCATTGCTTTATATATCACCATAATCCCATGCATGCGGGGGGAATTCTTTAATAAATTCTTGATATGTTTCTTCATCACTTGCATATACTTGACTTTCAAAATCTCCAAATACAATTTTCCCATTTTTGATGGCATGAAACTCATTTACCCATTCATAATAATCTTCTTTAATTTTACCTGTTATAGTCCATCCATTTTCATGTGTTCCAATATAATTAGGTTCTAAAGTTAATGATCCCATTGGGTTATCTGGTAATTCGTTTCCTTTTTTAATAATCATTTCATTCTCCTTTCGGCAGTTAAAACTATTCTTTTATTATACTAATTTTTAACGTTGAAATTTCAATGCTTTTATTTTTCATTTCTATCTCCAAATATTCTTAAATTGATCGGATGGTTATCGCAGATATCAAAGCTGCTTGAATCTAAATTCCAATTGTTTAAATCTTCACCTTTACTTCGTCTGTAATCTCTAAATTCTTTTTCATGTTTGCTATCCCAATATTCATATTCATGATGCCAATACTCGTTGCACAATCCATACATTTTCCACAAATCAACTTCTGGAGCTTTTTTCAATTTATCTTCACGCCAAAACCAACTTTCACAAAGGCTACTTCCGCCAAAATAACCATATTTAACAAAAGGTTCTTTACCCATCCATTCATATGGGATAACAGTATGATGCAAAACTAAATCCATAATTGGAATATCTAACTTTGTTTCTTGTAATATTGGCTCTACATCTCTTGAATCTGGTATTTCATTCCCGTTTTTATTTAAAAATTTAACACTTTTAATTCCTTTTATTATAAAATCTTTTCCCATATTAATCCCCTTTATAATTCCCAATCAGCTACTAATTGTGTTTCATATTCTGTTGGTGTCCTTCTGATAATTACCTTCTCAATATTACTGTTTTTAATCAATCTCTTGCAAAGCAAACATGGTTCTGTAAAAGGATTTAACTCACCTGTTTTAGAATCAATTCCAACTAGATATAGTGTAGTACCCTTTAGGTCTGTTTTCGCTGATATAATGGCATTTTGTTCGCTGTGAACAGAAACACATAATTCATATCTCTCTCCACTTGGAATATTTAATTCTTCTCTTTTGCAAATTCCAATATCTGAACAATTTTTCATTCCACGACACGAACCATTATAACCAGTGGATACAATTACATCATCTTTTGTTATAACACAGCCATATGCTCTTCTGATACAAGTTGAACGTTGTAAAACCGTTTGTGCTATATTTAAGTAGTAATTTACTTTATCAACTCTCAATAATCAACACCTCTTTTATATATCTTTTGATTACTTGTTGCCAATTTAACACCATATTGAATATTATCATCTACTGTTAAATCTTGTTCATATGCACCACATTTAATATAATCAAACACTTTAATATATTTTTTTAATTTAACTTTTACTTCTTCCAATGAATATCTAGTAAATAACCATATTTCTTTATTTAATAATGAAAGGGTATTAACCATTTCATATATTTCTTCGATATCATTATCTAAGGGATCGCCGCCTAAAATCCAAATCTTATCTATTAAATTATCAAATTCTTTTATTTTGTGCCACATTTTAGAAAAATACAATCTTGTAATTTCTTCTCCTGCATTGAAATCCCACGATTCTTCAGAGTGACAACCTTTACAATGTGGGCTGGCATTACAGCCAGCCATATATATTTCAAAGGATTTATTAGCAAGAGTATATTGTGTTGCTAAAATATTTATTTTAAATCAACCCCTTTATAAAATTGACGATTTGGAAAATCTAACTCTCTTCTAGTTTTGTGCCAATTTTTGATATTTGTTAAAAATCCGACCACCCGACTATACTTGTTAACAATTGGTTTTCCACAGATACTACAAACTTCATTATTACTAACTGTCATGTGTCCATCTTCGCATTCAGACAAAACATAATTAATTGCAAAATAGACAACACCCCTTTTGGCTGAAATTCTAATTAAATCCATTATTTTTTCAGTATCTTCTATCTGAGTATCAACATTTAAATGGCATATTGCTCCGCCTGAAAAATGACCATCAAACAATCCCTGTAATTTAATTCTGTCCAATATGTCAGCGTTTGTTGTAAGAGGAATAAATTGATTACTATAAATATCATATGTATTTTGATAACCTAACAATTTATCTTTATCTGCTAATTTAATACTCATATTCTCTGCTGGAACTTGTTCGCAATTATGTGGAGCATCATATTGTTTTTGCAATTTAGCATTTGTAGCATTTATTGCATCTAATATTTTTAAAGCTAATTGTTGTCCAGATTCTTCTAATATATCTTCGCCTAATAAATTAATACATTCATTAAAACCATTTACTCCAACCGTAGAATATTGTTTGGACAATTCCATAAAACCGTATGTATATAAAGGTTCGTTTCCATTTTTAATTCTTTTATCTACTATTTTTCTTTTGGCATTATTAATTTTCGCACAAACTTCTACCGTTCTTTTTAATTCAATTAAGAATTCGTCTATATTAGGATGTTTAATTGCTAATCTTGGAAAGTTTATTGAACATACACCTAAACTGCCAATCTTACTTGAACCACTACCAAATGAATTAAAGTATTCTGAACCTTGTTCTGATCTAAGTCTACAACATGAACTTAACGTTGAAGTATTACCACAATAAAGATTGATAAATCCAAACTCTTTATTATATTCCGATATAAATCTCAAAAACTTTTCATCTTTTATATTTTTTTCTTCATCTATTGAAAAACAAGCTGTCGTTACAGGAAATGTTAATGCCGTTCTTCTTAATTCTTCATTCATAATATTTAAATAAATAGCTTGTATTTTTTCAACAATTTCAATATCTGGATTACTACCGTCTGGAAATATATAATCGTTACATAATTTTTCTAAGAAATATCCATCATAAACACTTACATTTGTAAATGGTGATTGATTAGCTCTCATTGGTTGATTAATTGTATATATAAAAGAAACAAGATTTTCTTTAACATATTTCCAAACATCTTCTTCTGTAGCAAATGTAAAATGTGCATCTGATTTAGTTTCTAATATGTTTTTTACATAATAGCTCATAACTATAAGTACATCGGCTAATCCAGCAGCTCCCAACGTTGAATTAGATGCAATTACTGTAAACTGTTCTAACTGTGATTTAAAAGCATATAAGTATTTAGGCGGCAAAGACTTTACCTTTTTAACCATCGGCAGTCCTTTTGTCATAACGTCATATGTTGAATAGTTGAAACAATAAGGCATCCCTGCACCAATACCATGAAAATCATGTATGTAAATATCGCCCGTAAGTTGCATTTCTATAATTATATTGGCTGTTTCATGCCCATATAATCTTTTTAATTCTTTCCACAGTATATAATAACTATTTAGTCTAAAAAATGGTTTAGGTAATTCGGTGTTATAAGCAATTACACTTATATCATCAACATTTGCGTTTGCATCAATACTTGCATCTGCCGTTACTTTTGAAGAAAAGAAATTCTTACTAAATTCAGACATATCGAGTTGTTTACCTATCCCGTCTAAATCAAATAATTTCTGTGGATATTTTGCTTTTAAATGCATATACAAATCGTCAAATTCTTGGTCATAATTTGTTTTAAAATACATATCATATCTCCTTTATGTCTATAATTTCATTGTCTTTAAATATCAACGGCATGTTTAATTGCCCCTTTGATCTTGCTTCTTTCATATATTTCTTTTGTGTTTCTTCTGGCAAATCTGATAGTATCTCATATTCAAATTCTATACCAGTATTAGTAAGTATTTGTTTTACTATTTCACATCTTGAACATCCGTGGTTGCCTATTACTCTTATCAAATAATTATTCTCCTTTTTAATATAATCTTTTAATCTCGATCATCAAACCCGCATTCTTCACACTCATAATAGAGTGATTCTTCCTTGAAGTTGCCTTCTATTTCTGGATGTGAAATAACTTCAATTGTAGGTGTTAAAACTCCACCGCATATCGGACAGATATTTAGTCCTTTGCTTAGATTATTAATCGTTTCTTGCACATCATTTCTAAAATACCTATCATTCAATTCTCTTAATTCAAATAACGTATCTTCTACTTTGCTTTCGTCTGTATTATTCTCTATTAACCTTAATAACGTATGTATAGTGCTGTTTTCAGTTATGTTTTGTAACTCGCTTTTCTGATAAAATGTTCCTTTTATTTCACTAATGTTAATCCTCTCCTTTCTCTACTAAGTATAGAACTAATTTACAATCCTACACTTAGTAGTATATACTTTTTGATTTAGCTTGTCAACTACTTTTTAATTTAATTTACTAAAAATATAATATTTGATTTTTCTTTGGTATAATTACTTTTGTTGAACGACATTCATGGCTAAACTCTTTTTCTAAATCTTCTTTTAATTCTTGTCGTCCAGATAATTCACCATGAACCAAAACTATTGTGTCTGTATTTATTTGAAGGGCATACTTAATTAGTGAATTATGTTGAATATGACTAGAAAAACTTTCTAATGATAAAACTTCTGCATTCATCAATACAGTATTACCGTCCATTTTAATTGTTCTTTGCCCCGTTTGTTCTTTATTCTTGATTTTATAAGCTGGACTGCCTTCACTCGCAAATCCACAGAAGATGATAGTGTTTCGTTTTTGTGGTAACAATTTACGCAGATAACTTATTACTCTGCCGCCTGTTGCAAATCCAGAACTGGACACAACCACTTTAGGGGTATTATCGTCTAGCATTTTTTCGGTTGCCTTATAATCTCTTATTCTAATTAAGTTTTTCCACCCTATTATTTCATTTATGTCGGTTTTATTTTGATTAGTGCAAATCCATTCATATATGTCAAGTAGTGTGTTTGAAAGTTTCCCATCTAATATAACCTTAACCGATTTTAATTGTTCATTATTATCCATTATACGTTTTAGATTATATAAAATATTTTCTGTACGATCTAAACTAAATGTCGGAATACAACAGTCTCCTTTTTTATTTATTATTGTGTTAACTAAAGTTTCTTCTAATATCTTTAATTCTTTTTGTCTAAAATTCTTATCTACATTGATTTCTGGTCGTTTACCATAAGTTGACTCCAGTATTGCAAGAGTGGCGTTTTTAGGTGGTATCTGAGAATCATACACAAACCTCTTTTCTGAATCACAGTTTCCGATATCTCCACTATAAAATAGCTTATGCACTCTTGAGTTGGTGTCTTTGTAGTAGCAACTTATGCTACAAGCACCGAGCATATGTATATTTGGCAATAATTCAACTGATATATTAGGTGTTAATTGTACTATTTCATTTAATGGTGTAATATCTATAAAACTTTTAGTCTTTTCTACGTCATAAACATCATATAGTGGTAGATAAACCTTACCTTTTGCTTGTTTGGTTCTTTTGAGCCATTCAGATTCTTTGCCATTAATAAAAGCAGAATCCATTAACATTGGAATGCACAAATAGTAACATTCTTTACTCATTATAATACGTCCAGTAAAATTTCTAGCAACAAGGGCTGAAATTAAAAAAATATGATCTAAATTTTGATGAGATATCAATATAAAATCTAAATTTTTAATATCAAATTTTTCCAATGCTCTTAAATTCATAGAATAGCATTCTTCAATACTATAACCTTGTACGCCGCCTGCATCGAATAATATTTGTATATCCCTTCCTAACGAATTATCCCAAAACTTCGTATACACCATCGAACCCGTCACGTCTACTGCATTATTGCCACAAAATTCTACCAATACCTGATTAATTTTTTCTTTTTTCTTACTCATTCATATTTCCCCTATCACCTTCCTTCTCTCTAAGTTAAATTATTTCGTCTGCAATCCCTAACTCAATAGATTCTTCAGCATTTAAATATAAATCATATTTACCAAATCTCACACCTTCTAAATCGTCTTCATTCAAATGTGTATTTAGCATTATTAAATCTTCGACTTGTTCTTGCATTCTTTCATATTCTTCTAATTGTTCACGCATATCTTGTATTGTTCCTGCCATTCCACCTGATAATTGATGAATCATTAAAGTTGAGTTTCTTGAAATAAATCTTCTATCACCAACCATAAACATTAAGAAACCTGCTGACATTGCTTTGCCATATAAATATGTATATACTGGAGCTTTCATATTTCTGATTAAATCAACGACTCCTAGCACCTCATATCCGTCACCGCCATAACTACTTATATAAAGTTCTATTGGTTCTCTGTCGTAACAAGTTGGTTTATGTATGGTTCTTTTGTAATTATTTACTATTTTAATTAAATTTTTCTCTTCATCTTTAGTTAATTCTTCAGTTTCCGTTTCTAAAACACCCGCAATTCCATTTAAGGCAACTTCGGCACTTCCTTGATACCCAACATCGTTATCTTCATTTTCAATTTCAAATAATAATTTCATAATTTCATGAATACTTGATTCGTCAACTCCACCAGTCAACATAATCTTTCTACCCACTCTTGATACATTAGTTTGTGGTATTTCAAAGCCACTTCCTAGTCTTTTTTTTACCATACTGTTACCATCCCTATGTATAATTTTTTAATTTAATCTATATAAACGCCCAAGCGAATATAACTTTGCTATTCTATTAATATCTTCAAAATTAACAATATTCATATCCCTTTCAACACCTCCTGTAAATCGTTTAAAGTTGCTTTTGCTTGTGCTTCTGATTTATAACTACCCAAACATATTCCCTTATCACCAATCTTACATATTATTGAATTTAGTGGGTTGATTTCTATTGTGTCAACCCTATCTAAATTAATTAATTTACCTTCATCTGATTTAATCCACATATGTATTTGTTCCTCCTACGATAAAAACCACATTTTATCACTTTTACGGCGTTGAAATTTCAACGTTTTTTACTCTTGAATATCGGCACTTTCTATAAGTTTTTGAATACTACCTCTACTACCTAATATTTTCTTTAAATAGCACTGAGCAAGCCCGCCGTCTTTAGTAAAACTCTCACCATCACAGCATTTAACTATTGTTTTAGTAGAATCCGACCAATATACGATTGTACATGGCTTATTTGGATTTTTTAAATTGTAAATTATCTTTTCTGCTTGTGGGCAATTACAATTTTTACTTACCAATCCTCCCGTGAAATATTTTTCCCAATTAATAGTATTGTCAATTGTAAAATTTGTTGTTAAATATCTTGATCCCATTATTTTAATCTCCTTTTTATTTTAATATAATTTTTATGTATCTTAAAACCATTCTTTTATTATCTGATCCCAAATTTCCTTCCGTGCCATGCATTCGGTGTGTCAAATATTGTAACTTCTTTACAATCTGAATTATTATTTAGTTTTAAAATAACCTCAGCAATTCTACTTTCTACATCTAAAAATTCATTACTATAAACTCCTGTATGTATAATATAAAAACCTTCAGTTATTAATAATAACTCTCTATTATCATTATCAACTCCAATTTGATAATATTCAAATCGATGAGCTTTTTCATGAAATATACTTAATTTTAAACCTCTCATTATTTTACCCTCCTTAATATTGTTGAAATTTCAACATTATTTTTTACCGTTTATGCGATAAAATGTATTTTTTATTACCCTATTACACTAGCAATTTCAATATCTTCAGCCATCTTATATTCCTTGTAAGTAAACCCAACATGGCAATGACTTTTAATTAATTTATCCATATGTACAGTCATATCAGAATCATCGTCAAATATTAAATATCTTTCAACTTCTGGATGATTATTTAACCATACTGTTATTTCATCACCACGTTGTTTACCATGCAATATAGGAGTAACATCTATTATGTCAATGTCATCTCTCAATCCGTAACCTTTTAAATATTTAATACAATCTTCTAGCCCGTCATATCTCCATGTGCTTGAAATGACTATTTTGTAACCATATTTTTCACAAAATTCCGACACCCATTGAATTGCTTGCTCGTTTGCTAAATATTTTATTTCCCACTCATTATAGTGATTTTTATACCATATTAATGAATTAATAACACCGTCAAAATCTAAAAATACAATTTTCAATTATTCACCTCTTTTAACATACTTTTTATTATCTTATGTATTTTGTTCTTCAATTTCATATTCAATATGATTTAATATTTTTTCTGCTCGTTCTCCGTTAAAATATTCTTGTTCTGGATACCATTCAAAGAAATCTTTTACACCTTTACTCGCATTGCAACTTTTACAAGCAGGAAGAATATTATTGATAGTACACTCACCATCTTGTGTTACGGGTATGAAATGGTCTTTTTGTAATGGTAATTCATTGCCACAATAGCAACATGTATTATTAAATTTTAATTTAATTTCTTCCCATTCATCATTTGTAAGAGTATGTGGTAATTGTTCTTCTTTTAATCTTCTTTCTCGTTGATATGTATTTATTTTTTCTCTATTATTTTGACACCATTCTTTATATTTCTTTTGAATTCTATTCCAATTTTTCTTCTTATATTTAGATGAATGTTTTAACATTATTTCTTTATTGTCAATATAGTATTGTTTATGATATTCAACATCCTTGTCTTTGTGATTTTGAATATATTGTCTTGATTGTTCAATTATTTTATCTTTATTTTCTTCATAATACTCTTTAACGCAGTCTTTGCATATCCTAACATGACCATCTTTGGATTTTTTACTTTTGTGAAACATTTCTATTGGTAATTCTCTATTGCATTTTTTACAAACTTTTACGTCTATTTTAATTACTCCCTTCTAATAAGTATATTCATTTATAATATGTTTCTTAAATCTTACCCCGCAAATAGGACATCTTTTAAATATTGCAGATTGTGGTATATTATCTTTATCAAAAGTTTTTGATTCGATAACGGTTTTACAATTTCCACACACACTGCTAATAGCCGACCAATCTTCAGAATTTTCATCTGCCAAATCTATACCAATAATTTGAATATCCATTTTATCCTCCTACATCCCAAAATACCATTCTAAAAATTCTTGATCTTTTGGCTTCGTAAATATTTTAATATCTACACAATTATAATCGTCAATTTTTGTTCTGTATATTTGAATATCATCGGGTAATTCATAAATCCATTTAAGCAAATCATTCTTACACATTACTAACTCCCTTCAGGCAATAAAATATTCTTTCTAACTTATTTTTTAATATAATTTAATATGTATCGGTTCTTACTAATTAATTCTCTTTCAGCTTTAAACTTTAAATAACTTTCGCAAGTATCATGACAACCTATGTAACGTTCTGTACAATTTAAACACTTATTCTTACTCATCTTCGTCCTCCTGTTTATACCAAGCATATGTCATCATTTTTAACATTTCTTTCTTCAGCTTGCGATTTTCTTTTGCTAGAGTTTTGTTTTTCTCTTTTAATTTTTCTACTTGTTCAGGTTGTAATTTTGTATTTTGGTATTTTGCAAGTTTTGAAAATGCTTCGTCTGCATAATGACAATCTGTGCATTCTATACCTTCTTCTATACATAAACTATTACCACAAGCATATAATTGACCTTCTTCGCTTACTAATTTTTCCACTTAATCATCTCCTTTCTAATATAAAACTTTCATATTACTATCTAGTTGATTATCTATATGTTTCATAGGTGGTAACGGTATGCGATTTTCGAAATCCTCATCGTTACAATATTCACACAATTTATTTCTCCTTTGTATTATTTAATATACCAAGCTCTTTTTTTAATTGTTCATTAGTTATTCTATAATTATCTTTTTTAGCTTCTTTAAATGATTTTAATTCAGATTTTGTTAGTTTGGTATAGTCTACATCCCAAGTTAATATAGTTTTTTTAATAATCCAATTTATTAATTTAATCATCTTTATACCTACTAATATCTAATTATTTTTTTGAAATTTTACAAACTTTAATACCTCTTGTTTTTTTATGTCAGGCAAAGTATTAAAATCTTTTAACATTTCAATACTTTTAGTATTACTCAATAATTTTTGAATATCACTATCAATGTTTAATAATTCAGGATTTCTAATATTACTTCTTCCAAGTAAATAATCAAGCGAAATATTAAAGTAATCTGCAAATAATGTTTTAGTTTTATCATCAACTTGTCGTTTATTTGTTTCATATTGCGATAATCTTGATCTTTGCATGTTGAATATTTTACCGAATTCTTTTTGAGTCAATCCTTTTTCTATGCGTAATTCTTTTAATTTTTCACCAAATGTCATACTGTTACTCCTTAATTAATTTTAGTAACATTATATAACATTTATTTAATGATGTAAAGATTATTAAATTTTTAATCTTTTATTTACCACATCTCTATATCTCAAATCAATTATTTCTTTAATTTTATCTCGACATTCTAACTCTTTTCCATCAGTAACATCGAATATAATGTTATAAGCCAAATAATCAAATAAGTAAAGCATATCTTCACGTGTTAAATTTTGTTTGTTGAAAATGTTTTTAGTAACGTTTGTTATATATTTATTATCCTTAATCGTTGCCACAAATATTCTTTTATTCATTCTAACCCCTACCTTTCGAATAAAATTTTCCATTTATTCGAATATTTTTCTTGCATAATTTAAAATTTTAATTAAATCTTTACTCCTATAATCATCTTTATCACAATCATTTGTTGCTATAAAAGAAGCAATATTAAGGTTGTTTGAATTAGATTGTTTATTTATAAAATTATTAATATTTCTATTACTTTTGTTTAAATAAAGCTTAAAAATATTATCACCATAAGTTACATTAAGAATTTTACCATTATTTAACCGTAATAAATTAGGAAAATCTATCTCTACTTCTTCCATCTCATGTATTAAATATAAATATAAAAAATTATTTTTCTTAAATAAGCATTCCACTGCTTCATCTATATTGTCAAAATATCTTTCTTTATAGTCATGTGTTTCACATTTAAATTCCATTTGTATTATTTCTCCTTTTATTTTTTTTGTTTTAATTTATAAACAAATGCTTAAATTTCAACGAATATTTCTTTGAACATTCGGATAAATTCTTACATTTATCTGGTTTACATAAATAAACCAAATTTATTAGTACATAATATTGTTTAACCAACATTAACTCTAATTGGATGTAAATGTACACCCTTTATCTCATTAGCAAAAGCATTTGAGAATACTTTCTTTATTATTTGATAACTGCCATTAACATCTGCATTAATCAATAATCCCTCATTACTTTTAAATAATCCTCTATGAATTCTTCTTGATTTATCGTAATTATCTTTTATTGGTAATTCGTAATCAAGAAAACTCGTACCCGATGTGTAGCTTTCTTCTGTTTGAATAAATTTAATTCCTTTATCTTCACATTTGTATTTTAGTTTGTTAATAAAATTATAATAAGGTATTTGTATAAAATTTTGAGTAGTTTTGCCCATGTTGCAGTTTTGTTTCCATTCTTTATTATAACCTATAATAATGGTATCACATCCTATACCCATACAATAATCAACTACATATTTACTTGCACAGTGTAAAAAATATTCCATTTTATTGTTGCGTTTTTGTGTTAATATTTCAAGTTTATTGCTCCAATTTTGATTATGACGTTTCTTTAAATCTGAAGTTAAATTTGAGACTTGTTTATTCCAATACTGATTATAAGATTTTATTCCTTTACCATTTATAACGATGGGCAATGCACCTACGTTATTTGTTAATGTAGCAAAATTATTAAGTCCTAAATCAATACCTGCTATATTTTTGGATTCTGTTATAATATCTGATACTTCTATTTCATACACAATTTCTAATACATAACATGAACCCTTTGGAATAATTCTTGTTTGCATATGCTTACCTTTAATTTTAGTTATGAACATATTGTTGTATGGTTTCAAAGGTTTAAAAGCAAAATATAAATAGTCATCTTTTATTTGCGATTGTAAATTTGTTAATACGCAAATATATCTGCCGTTTTTATCTTTGTATTTAGGAATTTTGGGTTCTCCTAAATATTTACTTGGATTTTTTCGATAATCTTTTATTGATATAAAGAATGATTTCCAAGCTTTATCTAATAATTTTAATGTCATTTGTGACGAATTTGATCCTAATGCTATAAATGTTTCATGTGTATTTAATAATTTTGATAATTCTACATATTTAATTATTTTTTTGTCCTTAATAAATTTTTGCCTCTGTATATAATTTGCGTAATTATATAAATTCTTTGACTTAAAACACAATTCATCACAAATCTTCCACATTTTATGTGACTTTTTAATTATATGTTTTTCTATTCTATTGACTAAAATTTTTATCACCCCCTTTTTTCGAGTTAAAAAACTCGTTTTATCTTAATTCTCTTGGCGTTTGATAATATACGTATAAATCTTGTTCACATTTTAAATCTGAAACATCTTTCCCTATATCAATAATTATTGATGTATCTTTTAACACATCGTCAGATTGTATATCTGATATTAATTCTTCTAGACCTTCGCTACTACAAAAATAAAATTCATTAAATAACTTACAATCATCCGTTAATTCTTCCAATCTCTTACGAACACTGCCAAAAGATAATTCATTATTAATATAAAGAACTGATTGATTATTAGAAAGTAATTCAACTACTTTCTTTAAAGCCTCTGTTGTTTTGCCACTATTGGCTGGCATACCTTTTTTCATTATTAACATATTTGTTCTCCTTTTTAATTTAATTTATATGATATTTATGTATGTATCTCTGTCGTTAGTAATAGTATATTCCATATTTGGGAATTTGTCAACTACTTTTTAATTTAATTTTATAATTCTTTTATAATATTATAATTGTTTAAATTCCACTCCATTGTTGAAAAATCTTTTCCCCAAAGTGGCTTGCCGTTAGGTTTTTCCCCTATTATTATTGGTTTTGGTAATTTAACTGGATTAATATGAATTATATCGCCTTCTTTTAAAGGTTTTAAGTCAAATAGTTTTTTACTTATTTTAAATTCTAAAACTTTTCCATTATTTAAACAATATAAATTTGCTTTTTTGGTGTTGTATTGTATATTTAATGTATCTACCAAGCAAATATTTTTGTCTAAAATATCATCTTTATAATCTATATATCCTAAAATTTCTTTTTGCATTTTAATTAATTCAATTACAGTAAAATCTTCATCTTTTATATTCGCAATCAAATCTTTAATTAATGAAACTGAATCAAAATCCATAATTTTTTTAGGAGTTTCTCTTCCATATTTTTTAACTTGATCCAAACTTAAATTTAATTCATCTAATTTTTCTTTTGATAAACTTTGTTTGCCATAAAATTTATCATATAAATCTATGATATGCAGTAGGGTTTTAATGCACCCAAACTCTTTAAAAAAGTCTATTTTAACAAGTAGGTCTAATTGTCTACTATCACATGAAACTTTTGTTTTGATATCAATTAATAGGTCTAAAAACGAGCCATATTTGTTATCTTTTAAAGAAAATAATTCATCTCCAACTTGAGAATTTAAAAATTTTATACTTCCAATTCCTTTGTAGATGGTTTGAGTTTCTCTGTTAAAGAAAAATTCACCTTTAGAATATCTAAATTCTGGCGATTTAATTTTAAACCCATACTCTTTAATTAATTTCATACCATTATTCATATCATCTTCATTTTCTGCCCAATTTAAATATGATGTTACAAACTCTATTGGATAATAAGTTCTTGCTAAAGAACACAAGTAGCCGTTCATAGAATATCCCGTACTATGATTATATCCAAATTGATATTCCGAAGAGTCGGAAATTATTTGTATAAATTCCTTTGCTTCTTTTTCTGCAACTTCTCTCGGTTTGGGTGATTTATTACAATACCCTTCTAATATTTTAGGTAACTGTTCATTTAGCAATTTAATATCTTTTTTTCCAATAGCTCTTCTGGTAGTGTCGGCAAGCGAACCACTAAAACCACAAATATCAGTTAAAAATTTAATAGTATCTTCTTGAAAAACTAACCATCCATTATTATCCTTTAATAGTTCATCAATTTCTTCTGAAGGATTGTTGTTAAATTCTCCCTTAATTAATCTGTCTCTATATGATTTACCAGATGGTCGAAGTGATGCATTGACTAACGACATCCCATTTATTGTATGTGGTGAAAATTGTTTTATTAAGTCGAATGCATAATCTCCTTCAAATTGAAATAATCCAGAATTACACTTTATTATATCTTTCCATACTTTTTCATCATCCCAATTAATCTCATGTGAGTATTTCCATCCCACTTCTGCCAATCTAAAAGTGTCTTGTAATATTCCTATAGTTTTAAGTCCCAATATATCAAATTTAACATAATTCAAACTATCTACAGCCTTCATAGAACAAAATGATACTGGAAAATTTTCATCACCTTTTCTATAAAATACACCTAAATTATCAAATAATGTAATGGGAGAACCAATCATACCAGCAGGATGATTTCCTTTTGAAATAATAGTTCCTTTTATACCATCAAAATAATAAAATAAATCTTTATTATCTGCCCTTAATTTATCCCATTGCCTTTTTAGATTTGTTAAGTTTTTTAATTGTTCTTGATTTCTTATTACTTTTAAATATAATTCATAATCATCAAAGTTTGGTGATGTACTTGTTGCACCCTCTAATTCTTCTGTATTAACTTCTTCTTGAATTATTTTAGAATAATCTTTAAATATTTTATCAAATGAATTTTTTATTTCTTTAACTAAATCTAAATCATCATAATCTAATCCTTTAGCTAAAACATCAATACTTCCTCTGTCTTGTATTGTACTTAATGATAATATGTACGAAACATTATTTTTGCCAAATCTATCTATTATATATTGATAAACTTTTGCTCTGTCTTTTGGTGCAAAATCTTGATCTATATCACCAAGAGAAATCCTATCTGCATTACAGAATCGAGCAAAAACTGTATTCCATATAATAGGATCAACATCGGTAATATCAGTTAAATATGCAATTGTACTTCCACCAACAGAACCCCTACAAGGGCTTGAATGAATATTATTTTCTCTACACCAATCCATTAACTCTGACATAAACATCATAAAACTAGACATTCCTTGTTTAACCATAGTTTCATATTCTATATCAATATCTCTTTTATATAAATCAATTTTTTCTTTGTTAATTATATTATTGTCGATTTTATATTGTAATTTTCTATCTATTAAATCTTTCCATTTTTTATCTGAATCTTTACCATAAAGAGTAGGATATTTAAAGCTTTTATCTAATGTAAATTCTTCCACCATATCGGATAATTTATTTGTATTTTCAATAGCTTCTAAATAAACTTCTTCAGGTAATGCGTTTTGAATTTTAAAACATTCCACTAATTCATTGTAATTTTTCCATATTAAATCAAACTCATCTTCTTCGCCATAAAAACTATCTTTTGATTTTTGCAAAACTTTTCTACATTCAGCTTTATATTTTGTTGAAGAATGAGTATCTGTTCCAGCTATCAATGGAATATTGTATTGTTTTGACCACTTATAAAGCAATTTGTTATATTCTTTTTGGTGTTCTACATTATGATATTGAATTTCTAAAAAACATCTATTGTTGTTTTTGCCAAGCCATTCTAATATATTTTTTAGTTTGTTTAAGTTTTCTTCTCTTTCTTGCTGTTTATCTTTTTCATCTTTAAAATTTGAATATAATTTCCATAATGGCGATGCTAAACAAGCAGACGTAATTATAATATTATCTGAAGTATTAAACAATTCTTCGAAAGTGATTCTTGGGTTATAATACATATGTCTATCTGAATTATCTTCATTAACACCTTTGCTTGTTGATAATGACATTAAAGTATTTAATTCTTTTACACCTTCCCAATTTTTACTGTATAATCCAATATGTCCTCCTCTGGAATTATCTTTTAAATCATTTACTATGTATAATTCAACACCATGTATATATTTTATTTTAGCTTTATCGCAACTTTGTTTCTTTTTAACCCAGTCATAAATTCCACCGTGATTAGAAAAAGCTAAAGCTTTCATATTATTCTTTTTTGCCAATTTAACATATTCATCATATTTTGTACAAGAATCAGCATATCCATTACAGTTGCTTGTATCATCGTGTATATGATATACAACATAATTATCCATATAATCACTTCCTTTTTAACTTAATTTATTATTTCGACTTCTACAATGTCCACTTTTGGGTACTTATTTCCATTATATTTTTCGTTAATGAGTTTTCCAATGACGTTTAATTCTAACTCTATATCTTCATCACCATCAACATTTAATCGTTCTCTAAAAACCCTACTGCAATATCTTTTTTGGTATTGAATGTAATTATACTCAAAAGTTAGAATTGTTTTATTAAACACCATTTTAATGTCACTGGAATTAATCTTAACACCTTCAATTAAAAATAACGGTTCAAGCAAATCAGTTCCCCAAATCTTTGAATAATTGCCAACTTCTTTAACAAAATCTTCTTCTAAATCATCGGCAGAAATTATTCCTTCAACTTCATAAATTCCACCAACACTAACTTCTTTATCTTTTAATTTATCTTCTATCCATTCACTAAACAATTTAACATTTTCTTCTTTTATTTCACAGCCACAGGCACTTGGATGACCTTCACAGCTAATAAATAAATCACTCTCTTTTATAAAATCTTTAAAATTTTCAATATCATAAACTAATTCTGGGCATCTAACACTTCCTGTATATGTATTTCTCTTTGATTTTTGAAGTAATATAACAGGTCGATTATAAATTGCTACATATTTATTTGCCACTAAACCAGTAAATGACTTATCTAATTCTTCGTCATCTAGTTCAATAATAATGACTTTCTTTGTATCGTCAATTTTATCTTCTACAAGTACCATACCTTCTTTAACTTCAGTGTCTTGTTTCTTCTTTAATTGCTCTGAAATTGCCGTAATCTTTGTAGATAAATCAACTATTTCTTCTTTTGTTCTGCTATTCTTTTTGAATTTAATCTGCTCTGTTGGATTTATAAAAGCTTGAAATAATTCAACTTTATCTTTCTGTGTTCCTGAACGTATTATAGCATTCACCTTTGGAGTTAGATTCCACGCAACATTCATCATGTTAACTTCATCTTTTACATATTTATCAAGTAATTCAGTAAATAACCCATTGGATAAATTTTTATTTTTTAATCCTTCTAGGCACAAAAACCTAGTTTCTTCAGATAGTGTACTCATTGAATCACTAATATTACCCAATGCAACTAAATCTAAATATTCATTAGCATATTTAGTTTTTTCTTTCTTGTCGTAATATTGTAAAAATTTATAAACTATACCAACTCCGCTAAGTTGTTTATTTTTAACTTTATTTGATAATTGATTATTAATAACTACCGCATCTTCACTATATTTTTCAGCTTCATGGTGATCTAATACGAGAATATCAATTCCTTTATCTTTTAATTTTTTATGTTGTTCATAATCATTACTTCCTGCATCGGGCATAATTAATAAATTAATATCACTCTTTAATATTTCGTATACTACCCTTTCATCTGTTAAACCATGTTTTTTACCTCTATGGAAAAATGTTTGTATTGTAGTAGATGGATTTAATTTCTGTATGTATAAATAAATTACACTTGCACTGGTAAATCCGTCTGGATCACAGTCTACAAGCAATCCTATTTTGTTTTCTAAATTATTTTTTAATAATAAATATCCTTCTTCCATATTGTCATAGTTTTCTGGGTTTTCCAAAACTGATTTATCTAAATTTAAAAAACCTTCTATGTCATAAATTCCTTTGTTGAAAAATATATTCTCAAGAAAATTATCTGTGTCTAATTCTGGATTTAAAACTTTTATTTGCACTTAATCACTCCTTAAATTCTATTCTTGTTTCTAATAATTCTTCAAATATACGTAAACCATTATCACATGGACTATCTTTTTCTTTTAGTAAATTAAATCTATCTAAAGTGTAGCTTACAGGAATTAACCCTTTAAACATTCTTGATATAATCTGCAATTCTTTTTCTTTAACATCATTGTCAAATGCTATTACAAGTGGCTTACCGTATGCTAAAAGTTTATTTCTATGTTGCCTACTAATTGATTTTCTTCCTATAGCTACACAATTCCTATATCCCATTTGCCACAATTTCATTACGCTTTTTTCCGATTCAACTACTATAATATAATCTGCATTTTTAATATAATCTTTGTTTTCCCATTCACCGAACAAAATATGACTCGTTTCCACTTCAAAATAAACATAGTATTTAGGAATTCCTAATAATTTAAAATTTATTTCAAGTGTTCTACCTTTAAAAGTCACTATCCCACCAGTGTAATTTCTTATTGGGAACACAGCTCTATTTGTTAAAATATCATACGCCACACCCCAAAATTCTTGCGTAAGAATATCAACCCCATCATCGGTAAATATCTTACATGGAGCATGAACGAATAAATCTAGTATTTTATCGTCTAAAATTACATCTTCTGTCACGGTTTCATTTTTGATTATTCGCTTATATTTCTTTAGAAAAGAAACCGTTTCATTTTCTTCTTGTTTTACATATGTTCCACTATTTTCAATTCCACAAGTGGAACATATGTAATTTATAGCATCTTCAAATGAACATTTGAGAAAAAATTGTGTTAAAGAGATTATATCTTGAATCTCATATTGCTCAAATTCCGATTGTCTTGTATATATTTTAGCATTCAATGTTTCATTTAGAATTACATTTACAGAATTTCTATTTCTAGCATCTGCATCTGGTCTTGTGGAAGATATCCTCTTGTTTGATTTATGTATGTGTCTACAACCAAAACTTTCTAAAAGTTTCTTAATTAGATTAGGTTCATCGTATAACATTCTTTTTAATTCAATTCCACTAATCATATTATTCTCCTTTAATCGAATGGTTGTTCTACTGCTGTAAATGGTACTTTTGCTTGCAACACTCTACATAAATCGCCAATCATAGATAAATTAATATATTCATTTTCTTCTGTCATTCCACCATTTCTGTTAAAACTAACGCTTAGTTTCATATTCCCACATTCTTTGCCATCTCTAGCTATTTCCTCTTGTGTTTTTCTATGTAGATAGCAAATTGTAGAGGCGTATCTTTCAACTTTTGCCGAATCGCTTATTTTAGTTCCAAGTCGGTCAAGTTGGGCTGAACCTAAACCAGCTAAATCAAGTTCACCACAAATTGCATTTTTTAGTTTATCAGTTATTGATCCTAAAGCTTGATGTTCTTTTTCATTCGTTAATGAATTAGTATATTTTATATAATCAAAACATATGAATTGTAACCCTGAATTAATTTTTAATTGCTTAGCAGTCATAAAAACTTCATCCATATTTATGTTCGGCGTGTAAATATGTGTATATGGTAATTTTTTAATGAATTTAATTTTCTCTTGTATTAGCAATTCTTCTGCTGATGTTGTTTTACCCTCTTTAATTCTTCTGTTTTCAATTCCAGTAAGATTAGCTAATATTCTTAAAAATTGATTTTCAGTAGATAATTCTGTATCAATGTAAAGAGTAGGGATTCCATTTGCTGACTTATGCAATGCTTCGTTCATTAATACCTGAGATTTACCCACTTTTGAGGACGCACAAATCAACACTAATTCAGTTGGTTCATATGTTGTAAATTTGTTGAGTTCTGAAAATTTGCTTGGATAACCAAAAAAACCAGTTGCTCTTTTCTTTTGTATACCTGCCCAAATTTCATCTGCCCTTTCACCCAATGTTTTAATTTCTTTGTTACATATGTATATACTCGCAAATTTAGAAATATCATTCTGCATTTTATAATTAACTGTGTTAATATCTTCTGTGCTGTCAAGAATCTCTTTAGACATCATGTGTAATTTAATATAACTATCTCTTTTAAAAGATGCAGAAAGTATGTTTTTAGCTAATAATTCATATTCTTCTACGGTATTTCTTGATAATAATTGTATATCATCTAAAAATTCTGCTAAATTTTTAATATTTGCAGTCTTAAATATCTTTTCTACTGGTGGATTATTTTCAATTTCTGTCAATATTGTAAATGTATCTATGTCTTTTATTCCTTTTTTAGTTAACTCCCCTACAATATAATAAATCGCCCCCAATTCTTTATTTATAAAATTCTTTGGTTTAAGAAAATCACTTTTAAATATGTATGTTGGGTGGCTAATTAGGGTGGCTGAAACACCCCTTTCACTATTATCATCTCTCGGTAATTCAACTTTATTATCTCGTTCAAATACTTTAACTTCTTCAGCTTTATATCCCGTCAAATTAAATCACTCCAATTGCTATTTCCTTGTACTGGTCTAAACTCAACTATTTCATCGCTTATTTCAAACTCTTGATTTTCCATTTGTTTTAACTTGTGCTTTAATTTTAAGTTTTTATAAGTGTTTTTAACTTCATCTTTATTCATGTAAAATCGAACCCCATAAAAATGATTTAGTATACACTTGTTTAATCTTATGTATTCTGATGTGTATAATATATATTCCATTGAATAACCCAAATCGACCCATTGGCTAATAGCCTTATTAATTAAACTTGGTATCTCTTTCGGTAAAATTTCAAGTGCAGTTTCCATTATCCTTTTACGTAATTCCACATTACGTCTTTTTACTTTATCTTCTTCTTTTTTCTGTTTTAAATCATCCATTAATCTATTTAAACAATCCTCGCAATAATATCTATTTTTGTATTTAATTGGATTGACTGCAATTCCTAAATTGTCACAATTTTTATATGGACATTTATAAGATTTTTCAGCCATTTAATCACCTCCCGTTGTGAAGGAAACCCTTATTTAAGGGCTTCCAAATCTTTAATTATTTCATCGATTATTTTTTCATCTGTAATGGAATTCGGGTTTTTAACTTTAGCACGATTAGTTAAAATATCTACAACATCTTTGTTACGCCCATCAGCTGATAATGAAGTACACAATTGTTTCATTTTTGTTTTCTTGTCATCTTCAGGTGCTTTATCCTTTTTAGAACTTTTAGCTTTTTGTGATTTTTCTGATTTACCTGTATCTGCGTCAACTTCATCTGTTTCAGAAATTTCAAACAAAGCCATGTACAAATATCGACGCATATAGGTATTTTGGCTTCCGATTCCTTGAATTTTGTTCATCCCTTTGAGTTCTACTTCAGCAGAATCCATAGTTAAAGTAAATACCATTTCTGGATTATCACAATCAACTGCTGTAATTCTGGCAATGTCTGAATTTATATCACAGTATGTAAAAACATGATACTTTGCACATAATTCGTTGATAGTAGGTAGAAAGTCCGAAAGTTCAAAATAATTATATTTGTTAAAGTCATTTCTAGCACTTTTTGTCAACTCTGTTCTTGATAATTCTGCACGTACATTTTGTAGTTTTGAAAATAAGTTTAATTTTGAAATATCCTCTAATTTAACTTCCTTTTCAATATCCTTTTTTAAAACTTTTTCTTCACCCATATAATTCTCCTTTTATTATAATATCTCACTTTTAACTTAATTTATCAATCTTAAAAAGGTATATCCTCTTCTGAATCAGCTATTGATAAATAAGGCGTTAAATCTATCACTTCTTCAGTATTTAAGTTACTAATACCAGTACATACTAACTTCTCAGTATAGCCCGTAATTTGTGGAAACCTACGCCCACCACCGCTATTGTTAACCTCACTGGCATATTTGCCCTTTGGTTTAAATTTTGGCTCATCCTTTTTTTCTTCAACTTCTACATCTTCATAGATAGGATTCTTCACGTATTCATATTCCAACTGAATTATCGCACCTTGCTCAAATTCTGCAAAATCTTCAACAGATATATATTTAGTATCTAAATCAAATTCTAATTTAACACCTTCGTCTTTTCTGTCAAATATAAATCCATTTACTTTTTCATTTTCTATCCCAGCAAAAGCTACCCATAATCGACCATGATTTTCTTCTTCAAAATTGCCCTTTTCAAAATCCATCTCTTTTGAGCTTGCATAAATTCTGTTGATATTAAATTTTAATCCCTGATAATATGTATCTGCTTCAGCATTTGCAACTATTGTAACAACGTCACCATCTTTAAAGTTATCTTTTATTACCTGAACACTATCTACATCTACGAATGCTTCAACCTGACCATCTGGAGATTTTTTAATCTTAGTCCCTATTACCGTTTCTCCTTCTTCAAGAAAAAATCTATCACCATATGGAACTTTTTTAATTGTTCTTTTCTTATCCTCATCTTGAAATTCAACTAATATATCATCGTCATCTGCTTTATTAAAACCCATTACTTGAACATAAACCATATTGTCTTTGGTTGTCATTACGCCAAATTTCAATTCTTTTATCCAATTCGTTGATCTAATTTCTTTGTTGTTTAATCCGACAATTCTACCTGTAATTGCAATGTTTCCTCGGGTTTTTTTTTGTAATTCTTTACTCATTCTTTTACCTCTCTTTTTAATTTAATTTTTAATCTATATAAAACACTTAATAAAATGTGTGTTTTAGTTGTTTAATATTTTCCATTTATTTTCTGTATGTGCTGGAATAATAACTTCTGGAATTAATTCTTCCACAATTTCATAAGCATCGTATGGTTCATAGTCATAATAATAGTCTGAAAAATATGATCCACTTCTTTGAACGCTACGAGAAACGCCATAATCAAAACGTTGAATCTCATGATACTTTTCATCCATTTCAATCAATACACCCGATTCAGTTTTGTATTGATATTTACCTTCATCTTCCCAATTATCTTCATCTACTCCATAAAATCCATAAATTTTACCATCATGTTTATAAGAAAAATCTTCTAAATCATCTTCACCCATACTTGCTACAATTTTTAAAAACAAATCTTTATTCATCTCATTCTCCTTTCTTATAAAAACTTAGTTTTATTACCCTATTTACCTATCATATTTAATAAATTCTGTATCAATGCACTTTATTTCACTATCAATCAGGTCATATCTACAACTATAATCCCATTCTTCATAAAAATATTCTAAATGTTCAATTTTTTCTATGAAGTGTGGTAATATATCAAACCATGCTTCAATTTCAGATTCATAATTTTTTAAACTGCATTGAAATGTCCAATATCCTGTTTCTTTATTCCATGTTCTATTAAATCCATCTGTATCTTTTGCAGAATCAAACCATTCACCCGAATATTCCTTATATTTATCGTCGTGTGATTCCCATTCATCGGGCATATAAGACAAACTTCCACATGGTATAAATGAAGCCCTATAAAAACTACTAAAAGATCGTATAGTGTTGTCATTACTACTTTTCCACTCACCATTTAATGCAATATTTCCAAAATCTTCTCTAAATTCTGGTTTTACATATCCTTTAAATCTTATTCCTGTATACATTCCCATAATTTACTCCCTTCTTATAAAACTAAAATTTTAACTACCGATAATCATAACTTGGTTTCTTTTCTAAAACTTCTCCCAATACCCATAAACAGTTTATAATACTGTGTCCAAATCCAAAATATAATGAACTTGCATATTTTACTCTACCTACATCTATTCCATACTCATAACAATATCCTGCTTGTTCCAATATAGAATTATTTCTAAACCAAAACATTGCCTTATTTCTATCTTTTAGAATTGGTGAACTACTCCACTTACATTCAAACTCGTTTCCGTCCAAATTAAAACTATACCATCCTTTACCAATATACTCTACTTCACATTCTTTAACTTTATATCCTGTAGTATTATGTAATGTTTCTCGAAGCACAGTCTTTCTTTTTATGGATTGTTGTAACTTTTTTGCGTTATCCAAAATTTTACTCCTTTCATATAAAAGTTTTATTTTATATCTTTTTTATTGATCCTGTTCTTTAGCACAATAATCACAAATCATATTTTCTAAGTCATCAAATTCTTCTATACTAAGTCTTTCTCCACAAACCGAACATATAAATCTAACATAGTTTAAAGGGTTATATCCACTTTCGGCAGAATTTGAAACTATCAAGGAATCATCTGACACCAAAGTAATATCACCTTCATCTAATGTCCCATATACTTCACTATGTTTGCCTAGTATCTCTCCAAAATATACTTGTTGCCCTATGGCTCTATTTATTTCTTCTTCTGTTGCCTTAAATAATCCTTCTACTTCTCCTTGTCTACCACAGTCCCAATAAAATGAATAAAGCTTTTCTTTGCAATTTTGAGCCTTGTTTATCAATACTTGGCATTTTTTTGCAATAGTTTTGTTATAATTATTTGTGTCATCGACTAGATTTTCATTTGAAAATTTTTCTTTAATACATTGTAATTCCTCTAAATTAAACATCTTATTCTCCTTTTTAATATAATCTTATTCTAATATGTATGTAGTATTTTGTGTCTTTGCAAATCCACCACCAAATTCTTTTAATATTGAAGTTCTTATTTCTGTTCCATCAGCGAATCTTGTGTCATTAAAAACTTGCCCTGTCAAATATTGAACCTTCTCTAAATGTACGCTTGAATAATATTCTAATACCTTCCAATTTCTTAATATTGGCACTTTGCCACCTCCTTACCTTAATAGTATAACATAGCCAAAATTCATTGTCAAGTGTTTTTTAATTTAATTTTAAATAATTTATTTATCCATTAAGTTATAAAAATAATAATGAATATCCTTGTTTTGATCTGCTGTAATTTTAATAATTTCCAATAACTCTTCTCTACTAAAATTTAATTTACTTTCTTTAATTATCGTATATAAAGAAGATAACGCCACACTTATACCTAAATTATAATATTTACACTCTGGCAATGATTCAAATAATTCTTTATGTAATTTATCAATAGGTCTTTCTTTAAATTTTAAATCTTCAATATTCATTTAATGTTCCTTTCTTTTATATTTGTTAAACGTTGAAATTCCAACACTTAATTTTACGTTTTACCTAATAAAATTCCTCTTTTAATACTTCCACGTTTTACCTTCTATTACGTAAAAGTTTTCTTCATCTATGTCATCATATGTTGATATTTTACCAAACTCATATCCTTCAATAAATATATCGGTGTCTTGATCTAATTCCTGAAGTTTTTCAATTAATTCTCTAACAGTCATCTTCTCTCCCTTCTATTTCCTTTTTTAAATCTTCTAAGAATCCTTTCCACTGTTGACCATCATATTCTAAATTCCAACTTCCACTACCTATAATTTCTTTTGATATAAATTCTAAGTCATAAGTAGATAATTTGTCGAAATTTAATCTAATGTTTTCTATAATTTTATATGGTGATTTATTTGACATATTTGTTGCCCATAATAAAGCATAAATTAAAACTTCTTTATCAACGATTAACTTTCCAAAGGGTTCTGGTTCACCTGTAATTGTAACTGTTTGATTCATTTTCTCACCTTCCTTTTTATTTTCTTTCCCAATTAAATAAACTTGGTACCTTGATGTTTTACATATTCTTAAATAATCCTTTGGTAAATTTTTGTCTCCGTACATGCAGTCATCCATTTTGTTAAAGTAATAGTCACAACCACTTTTTTTACAAAACTTAATGTCTACCATAATATTTTCCTTTCTTAGTTATTTTTTAAATACTCTCCCATACCATGTATACCTTTTACGTTATGGTCAATTACATCTTTTATAAATTTCTGACTATATGGAACTTTATAAGCAAATATTCCGCCAAAGAAAACAAAACACTTTCCTTCACACTTAGGTATTAACACATATGTATTTTGATTTGTCATAGCTGATCCGCCTACACCTTGAAATCCACCTGAAGTATTTCCCCACATTTGTTCAAATATGTAAATATCATACTCATCTTCTTTAAATTCACCAAATCCTGTATAATATTTGATTTCTTCATGTATATCCAACAATTCTTTTGCCATTTTAACTAAATTCATTTTATCACCCCTTTAAATTTACTCAAAACTCTTTAAATATAAAGAATTTCATACCATTTATAAACTTTATCTCTCGTAATCGTCTCCTTCGTGATTAGCAAAATCAGGCTTTTCTTGATTTATCTTAAAATTTGCTTTTTCTAAAAGACTTGGCTGATTATCATAATAAGTGATATAAAATATAATTGTTTTTTTAATTGATTTAAGTTTTTTGTTTAAATATTTAAACATACTATTCTCCTTTTGGGACTTAAAATGCAACATTTATTTGGTTTTTCTATGCACCCATTCGCCTATAAATCCACCACCCATTAACGCTGTCATCAATAAGGTAATTCCTTTAATAACTCTAATTATATAGTCGATTTGCTGTTCTATTTTTGAAAGTTTTGTATATTCTATATATTCCTCAATTGTCATAAAAACACCTGCTTCAAATGGACTTGTCGTTATACCAACTATAAGTAACGTCAAACCAATAACTAATACTTGCCAATCTTTTAAGCTACTAAACCATTTTAATATCTTACTCATTTTAACACCTCTCATAAAACATAGTTTTTATTGCCTTTTTAATTTAATTTATTTCTGATATTTGTTTCTTTAATACATCAATAATATGAAATTGTTGAATTTTTCTCATTGCTATACAATTCAAGTATTCTTTCCAATTAAAATTAGTTAAGACTTCAATTATCCTATCTTTTAACTGCTCATTATGTATTTGTATCTTATATTCGGCAGAATAATTTTCGTCATTGTTGAGTATTTTTCCTGCTGTACCATCACCCCAATAACACATTCTAATGTCAAAATCTTTTTCTTTATAACCTTTACTATCTTGTCTTATGATTGAAATGTCTTTTAATTTATTTATTGGTCTTTTATTCAATTCTCCACTTTCAGGTCTTTGATAAATATTAAAGCAACAATGTAATTCTCTATCAGTATAAGTTTGTTTACCTAAATCTTCACTATGTATTAAATCAAACTCATAAAAACTTTGTGTATTATTGAGTTGACTTATCGGTAATATAAAAGCTATATAATCACCTAATTTAGTTGATTTTTTAAAAAATTTCTGTGCTAAATTTAAACATCTACCATATGGGGGATTACCTATTATCAACCTACCATCTAAATAATTAAATTCTTTTTCAAGAAAATCAGCTTTTATAATAGTTTCGTGTTCAGGTTCAATATCATACGCCCAACAAATAGTAGATATCTGTAAACTAAAATTTCCACTTCCTGCCGATGGTTCAATCACCTCTGAAATATTGTCATAACCAATAATTTTATATGTTTTATCTATACAGTATTTAGCTAATTCTTTTGATGTATAATATTTATCATTTTCTATCTTTGCCAAATTACTACTCCTTTTTTGTTGAAATTTCAACACTTATTTTCTTGTTTTGTACGATAAAATGTAAATTTTATGTACTTTACATTTTTAACTTAATTTATAGAATCCTTTTCCATTTTTCTGATAAATTTAGCCTTTTTAAATTTAAACATTCCATTATAATCAATTCCTATCAAATCTTCACTTTTAACTTCTATTTCTATCAATACAGAATCATCATAACATGAATAGGAAAAACTTAATCTGTCATCATACATACCACAATAAATTCCTGCATTACTAAAACTATTTGTTTCTTGAGCAATAATATCTTTGCTTATTTTGTATTCAAAACCTGTATCATAAAAGCTATAATATTTATTATTTTTCTTCATAACATATTTATAAAGTTTACCGTCTTTTATTATGCTATCGAATAAATCTACTTTTTCATAAAGATTTACATTTTTCTCTATTTCTGAAATTGATATATGTGAAATCCCGTCAAATGTATGTATATAATAATTATCTTTGAATTCAAAATATTTTATCTTATTTTTTGTAATTTCAGCTATTAGAATATTAAAATCATCAATTACAAAATCAGTATTTATTCCATTAAAATATTCATCATTCAAACACAGCGTTGACATTTTTTCTATGGTATCTAATAAATCGAATTTCTCGCCTTCTTTTGGCTTTAAAAATTTATCATAATTTATTCCGTACATTCCACCTATTTGTTCTTTGAATTGTTCGTATGTATCAATATTTAATAATGAGCAAGTTAGCATGATCCTCATAAATTCGTCTTTGCTTATTGTATAACCTTTTAACTTATATTTATCAAGTCTAAAAGCTGAAACCAATGGATATGCTGTTTTAGCATTAAATTTTAATATTCTTTGAGCATTATGTTTTATAAAATCTTCATGCAATACGAACTCTTCAATCTTAAAATCATAAGCTCCCATGCAAGCAGTAAAATCAAATGTTTCAAATAAATCTTGTACGTTGTCAAAAGTATCAAAATATATAAGCTGAATTTTTAATTTATTCCAATTAATTAATAAAGCTTTATCTGTTTTACTTAATATCCACGTATTATTTCTTATATTTTCATTAAGAAAACATTCTAAAGAATCATTATCCCTAAAATAAACATCTACATCATTTATTTCTCTGTTACAAAATAAACTTGTTATCATACCACCAGCTATAATACATTGTCTTGCTTTTAAGGAATTATATATGTTACTTCCTAAGTATGCTTTTAATTTTTTCTTTTCAAATTCATAATTCATTTTATTTTCTCCCTTTTTTAAATATCATTAAATTATAGATTCTATTATTAATTATTACTTACAATTTCAGCAATATGTTTATCTATCAGATGATTTATAAGGTCATCTGAGAATATAGATTGTTTGGGACTTTCTTCCATTACTTCTATTGCAATTTTACAAGCTACTTTAAATGCGTTATCATCTGCCTTTATGCCACCATTTAAAAATGCTTTAATAACATTTATAGCTGTTTCTTTTGACATATTATTAACCTCCCAATAAAGCCTCGTTTTATATTTTAACTTAATTCTTTGTATTCTTTTGGTAATGGTTGCCAAGCTATAACTTTATGTATTATATTCCATTTTCTATTCCACAACCACTCATACACTCCAACCGCAGGATTATTATATTCATCTAAATATGTAATCCAATAATCAACACCAAAATTATTATCTGGTGGTATATCATCTGGTAATTTTTCATTGCATAATATCCAACCACCATTTAATTGTTTTTCAAGTGCTTCAATTGCTAAATCTATTGAATCTATTAAATCCTCTATATGTTCTCTGGTTTCATAATCGCCAATAAGTTCTTGAAAATGTTCTATTGTATATATTGCTTTTTTAATCTCAACATTATTCATTTTTTACCTCCTTATATCTTTCAGGTAACTCTTGCCATGCTATCGGTTCACACATTGACGAATAAACCCATTTTGGTTCTATGTATCCATCAGCAAGATAATCAAAACTATCTCCATAAACTCTATTTCCGTCTGTAACAATAAATCTACAATCATTCTTTTGACATTCTTTCATATTTGGTAATCTTTGTTTTGTAGGAATCCAACCATTATTTAATTGCCTTTCAAGTGCTTCTATTGCTAAATTTATAGTATCTATTTGAAAACCATATAAATCTGCTTGATTGTCTAGTGATTTTAAATTCATAATTGCATTTTCAATTTTATTCATTTCTTACCTCCTAAATTCGTTGCAATTTCAACGCTCAATTTTTGATTTTGTATAATAAAATCTTGGTTTTATCATTTTAATTTAATTTTCTATGTATAATTTACCCAACTCATTTAATACTTTTCTCTGATCATCTGTCAATTCATTTCCGAATACTATTAAGGCACTTGGAAATGGTGCTGAATCTTTACTGCCACCAAATTTTAATCTTCCTTTTATAAAACAAACAGCTTTGGCTTTTTTAAATATTGTTTCATGCCATACTTTTGTATCAGGTCTTGCAGGAATTAAACAAACTGTTGTTGCATTTTCATTACTTGCTTTCTCAATCCATTTAATTTGTTCTCTACCATATGGTGGATTCATCCAACAATTACCTTTCCATTCTTGTTTTAACCCATCTATTTCTGGTGTAAAATATGTATTACATTTTGCTGTTTCTGGAACTGCACAAACATCTATTTTAAAATTAAAAACTGAATTTAATTTATCAAATAAATCTTGTGGAGTTTCCCACGCTTGATCTTTACTACTAAACAATGAATCGTTTAACAATACACCACTTCCTTTTTAATTTATTTATTAAGTTAATATTATTATATGAATTGTTCTTTATTTCCTAATAAAACATCAATATCGAATCTATACCCTTCAAATTGTACATAATACGTTCCATTTTTTCTTTGATATATTTTTATTGGATTACTCATATCAAAACCATTATCAGCATCATAATAATGAACATATGCTTTTGTTGGTGGGGTGTTCCATACATCAAATAATTGTACTGCTATTACACGTTCGACCATTCTTTTATATTTTAAAGGTCTATTCCATTCACCAAAATGACTTTTATTCAAATTTATCACATCCTTTAAAATATTATAAAGTATTTTTGAATTATTATCAACCTAATAAAAGCAATGTTTTAATCTTCTTCATCAAGCTTTAAATTATTATATACTACTCTACACATATTGCCTAAATTTGTTATCCAAGCACCACCAATACCACTTCCATGTTCTAGTAATCCCACATTGTCTAATATGTAAACCATAAACAATAACAAAGAATTATCATAAACACTCATACATCCAAATCTATCTAATAACCTATTTTGCTTTACTTCATATTTTTTGCTAAAATCATCTTCTGAATTATCATATTCATAAATAATATTTAAAATATCTCTTATATCTTTTTTGCATAAATCAGGGTCGCCACAGCCACATATCCCTATTATGTCATATGTAAAAAAACTATCTAATTCATCTATTAATATTCCTTCGTATTCATTTGTATAATCTTTTACATTGTATGCTATACAAGACTCTGGATGATTCTTAATAACATATTCTGCTACTTCTTTTATACTTAAATTTTCCATGTTTACAACTCCTTTTGTATTCTATCTTTTAAATATTGTTTAAAACTTAACCATGTTTCTACATCACAATTCATTCCTAACGCTTGCCTACCATAGCTTTCTTGTTCTTCAATATCTCTAATAAATATTTCCAAATCGCCTTCTGAAAATAAATCAATATTGTGCTTAATATTTTCAACTACTGTCATTGGTGCAAATGTCATTCTGCCTAATGCGTATCTCATTGCGTACATTAATATTTCTCTATCAACTTGAAATTGTTTATCCATTTTATATCTCCTTTTTAATATAATTACATTTGTTTACTTAATACCCAACTCTCTAATTCTTGTCTCGTATAAAATGTAATTCTTCCTATAGTATGTGGAAAACATAATGTAGTGTCTAAATTATTATCTTCGATTAATATTCTTGCATTATACCATTCAGATAACATTCCATTATAACCATAATTATAAACCTCTCTTGTTTCTTTGTTTATAGTCACAAACTCTTCTCCAAAAGAATCTATTATTTTAAATTCTTTCCCATTGTCGTCCCACCAAGAACATAATTCGTTTAAATTTATTGACGGGTTTATTATCATCTTATTCATTTTTACCTCCCAATAAATGATTTTTTATAGTATCTATGTGTTATCATAGCTAACATAATACCCCTCTGCTGATAATTCTTTAATCCATGCGATTCTATCTTCCATGCCCTGTAAATCATTACCACTATTCAATAATTCATCACACATTTTAAACATGCATTTAGGTTCTATTAGTTTTAAATCTTGTTCTTTACTATATATACAATATGTGTCAATGGTAGGAATTTCTATATTAAAATATTTTTGAAAAATATTTTGTAATTTTATAATATTCCCAGCACTATGAGAAGTTGAATATCCATCAAGATATTCCAAATTGTACTCAATACCTACATATTCACCGTAATCTATTTCATCAATTCTATAACTTTTAAACCAGTTAAATCCTATACTCATATTATTCACCTCTTAAAAGATTCCTTTTATGGTTTTATTAAACTCATTATAAACTCATACAATAAATTCTTCTTATCTCCAACTGTTTGTTTGAAACATTCGTTAGGTTCGCCATATCCACCCATATCTATATAACTATCTTCCCAATTTTTTGTATCTAAATTTTTAAAAATAAATTCAATCACATCTTCTTCGGTTTCAAAACTACCTCTAAATGCGTTGCTCCAATCATTTTTTAATTTTGCCATATTTTATCCTTTTATTTATATTTTTAATTTAATCTTTGAAACGCTATATTATAATAACTTTCATCAATTTCAAAACCTATGTATTGCCTATTGCAATTTTTGCATGCGATTAACGTTGCACCAATTCCAGCAAACGGCTCTAAAAGTATGTCATTTTCTTGACTCGAATTTTCTATTAATATTTGCATTAACTCAATAGGTTTTTCTGTATCGTGCAGATTTTTACCATCCTCACTTTTAGTTTTCTTATTAGCAACTTCTAGTACATCTGAAGTTCCACATTTATTAATTCTTTTTGCTTTTCCTTTTCTAAAAAATAATATATATTCAAATTGTGACATATACCACTGCCCCATAATTTTATTATCTTTTTTCCAAATTAAAGACTTAATAAAGTGAAATCCATTTTCAGTACAAACATTCAACATCTCTTGTAAATTTACATGATTTGTCATAATATAAAAATGTGAATTTTCTTTTAAAACTCTGTAAAACTCTGGTATGTATTCTTTGGGACTTATATTATTATGTTCAAACATTTTCCCTTGCTTACCTAATTCGCTTACCATCATTCCCCCAGTTGTTGTATTCTTACTTATACCTCTTTTGGTTGTTGGATATGGTGGATCAGTTACTATTAAGTCAATACTTTCACTGTCAATTTGTTTTATTAGTTTTAATGTGTCACCTTGATATAATTTATTTAATCCTAACATTTATTACTCCTTTTTAAATTTTATACATTCCATAACCATTGAAATTTCAACGTTTTTTCGACCTATAATTCGGATAAAACCGTTATTTTATCTTTTTAATATAATCTTCTTTTAGGCGTATCAAAGATGTCAATATCTGATAATTTATTGCACTTTATACATCTGACACTTGCTCTTTTAGTTTTACCATAATCCCACAAATAAGGATTTCCTACTATATCCCATTTGTGATAACAAAATAATCTTTTAATATGTTTTATTACCTTCATATACTTATGTCTAGTCATTATTTCACTTTTCACTCCTTTTATAAATATAACCTTAAATATAAATATCTAAATTCCCGTTTTCTACTTCTTGTAACTTTTCTTTATATCTTTTTATATCAGAAGTTAACTATTCTATTTTACGTTCCGAATCTTCAATTTTCTCATTCAACACACTCTTCATTTTTTCTGCTGAACGTTTTGTTCCCTTTTTAATACAATATTTTTTACGACACCCTTTTTGAGTTGATAAATCAAATACATCTTCATCATTGTAATATTGAATATTATATTCCCCTATTTCTTCAACATCATCTAAATTACATATAAAAGTGAGTATTCCTTGCTTTAGAGCTTCATTTAATGTAAAGCGTCTATCATCACCACTATTCAAGTACGTATCTTGTAAATATAAACCGTCTTTATTTTCTTTTACAATTAATTTACCATCAAAACACCAATAAGAATCAAACGCTTTTTTATTCCGTACTTCTTCGTGATACCTAAATTTATAAACATCATTTAATTTTATTTCCATTACTTCACCCCTTTTGTAATATTATATTCTTTGTTTTGTGAATTGTCAATTCTTTTTTAATATAATTCTACTATTAATTAAATTTCAAATTCATCATCATCTAAATTATAAAAATTAACTTTAACTTCGATACCTTCATTAATTTCAATATTTGTTGACCAGCCATTTTCATCTTTTATAATTAAATTGTTATTTAAAACCTTCATATTTACAATGTTATCAAAACAAGTTGTTCTATTTAATTTAGCTTCATAAATTTCAATTTGCATAAATAATTCTTTCATATTCCCTCCTATTAAAACTTCGATTTTAATTATCTTCCCCAATCTAATTTTTGACCACAATTAGGACAATAGTTATCTTCTTGCGTAAAATCATATCCATGACTATTAATGCCTGCTGCACAATTACACGTTGGACAACTATGTTCCCAACCATAATCTATAAGTGGTTGATACTTTAATGTAATTGGGTTTTGAGGTATTTGTTTTTTACAAATTTGTTTTAAATCTTTGTATTTTTGTATTTTATCTATAAATATATTATGTTTATTCCAATCATATGTAGGATTAGCCGATAATCTTAGTGTTTCAATATTGTCCTCATAACGCTTTATTTGCATATCGCAATAATTTATTAATTGTTTAATTTCCATTTATTTCTACCTCCTTATAAATTTTTGATTCTATCTTAAATATACTCGCCTTTAATGTGTCCACTCAACACACCATTTGTCTGTAAATATTCCATCCAATGTTCAACTTTATCTTTTATTTTAAGCACAAATTCATTTTCTGGAATGTTTTTTAAATATTTTTGATAATCATATGGCTGACCAAAATCTTCATCCAAAACATCAATGCATAAATCTTCAACGTCATTCTTGTTTATAGTAACATTAAAAGATATCTCATACCCTAAATCTCTGCAAAAATACCAATACCCTTCTCTGTAATCTGTAAATCCTATTTTTCTCATTTCTGTATCTGGCAATAAGTGTGCTTTTATGCAAGCATTTACACCATGTTTATTTAATTCCATATTCCACCTCTTAATACTCCCAGTAATCTTCTTCAGGAAGTCCCCAGTCCAATAATTGCTCGCATTCTGGACAACGTTCAGGTTCTTCTTCATCACATAAATCATACCCGCAATTAGGACAATGTATAAAATCCACCCAAATACCCCTATTCCCATCTATGTCAGCATATTCATAACTATGATTATATCTTGGGTGTTCAGGTACTTGTATCCCTAAAGCTTCAATAATAATTTTATAAGATTTTGGACTAATTTCTGACTTTCCATTCATATGATATTTTACTTCGCTTATTGCTGTTTCAATGTCATTTACATTTGCATTCACTTTTTAACCTCCTGATAAAGTCTGAATTTTATCTTCTAATAATCAATTCACAATCATCATAATCACACATTGTAGCTCTTATCACTACAATTTTTCCATTTTTTAGATTGATGTGAATTGTTTTGTCATCAATTCTATCAATACTTTTAATATATTTACCATTAAGATGAGTATCACTCATGATTTTCGCCCTCCCGATAAAAATCTCATTTTATCATAATCTTTACAATTTTAAACGTTGAAATTTCAATATTTATCACACATAAATTTTATTAATTCAATCATTCTTTCAATAGCATTATTATTTTCATTATGTAAATTAAATTCTATATCATCTTTTTGTATCCATCTAATATTATTATAAGTGTCTATTACAAAATAATAAGTATCTGTACCGTAATATTCTTTGTTAATTTCACCTAATTCTGTTTTTATCAGCAAATGATTATTTTTTATTTCAGTAAAACAGTTTTCATATTTTAAATTATAGGTTTTACATAACTGTTGTATTAACTTTTTTATTTCTTTTTCATAACAATCTTTACAAATTATCTTTTCATTCATCCAAATCCCATTATTTACAATTTGCTTTTTTGCATCTTCAATATTTAATTCTTTTTTACAATTATTACATTTAGTATACATATCCATATTTTTGTCTCCCATAAAATATACTTTCTATTTAAAATACTTCTATTGAATCAACGGTAAAACTTTTCTTATCTTCAGCTAATTTAATGCACCAATTATCATATTTATCTGCCCAAAGATTTATACATCCGTCATATATTAAAATATTAGCTCTAACTTCATCATTTGCAATATTTACATTTTTTAATACCATACCAATAACTATATTCTTTTTAAAATAATCTTTAAATGACTCATCCTTATAGTCTTTAAACGTACCCATTTCATTATAAACTATCGGAGCATTTATAAAACTCTCTAAGGAATTTTCAACCATTTCTTTTGTTATATCTAGCCCATTTTCAGTTTTCATAATATTCATTATTAAAGCATTTTCTATTATCATTTAATTCTCCTTTTTTATTGAAATTTCAATATCTAAATCTTCACTATAAGTAATAAAAGAGTTCTTTTATCTTTTTGTAATATTTTCAATATTTTCTATATAAAAACTTAATTGTACTTCTACATCTTCAATACTATCAACATTTAAATCTTCATAATCTAATCTTATTAATTTACCTCTTACTGGCATAGATGAATTCATTGTCAATAAATGATTCGTTTCTATTTCTGTTACAATAACTACATTACCATCTTCATCAACTAATAAAAATCTATCTTCTTTATCTAAAAGCATTTTTACACCCCTTTTAATTTATCTATTTTTCTATTGGAATATTTATAAAATCTTCCTTACAAACTGCTTTTAATTCTTCCCACACGTCACTATTTCCTAATTCATGAGTAAAAACTGGTCTATCTAACTTCTCTTCGATATATTTACACATGTCACTAAATTCGCCAATTAAAACCCCTGTATATGCTGATATAATTGATGCTTCCCTAACTGTCAACATAATTTAATCTCCTTTTATATTAAAACACACCTTTTATTTTAATTTATTCTTCTTCATCTTCATCAGCATAACAAGCTATATAAAATGCATATACTCCACTCATAAAATTATCCCAATTAGGTATTTTAAAATATGTATCCCAATTTTCATCTGAAAAACCATGAACCAACCCTTGTCTTTCAAAAATAGAATTTTCCATAGAAATTACTTCAAGATAACTTTCTCCATTTTCATATTTCATTATCTTATCTATAAATTCATTTTTTGGAACTAATAAATCTTTTTCGCCAGTAAGAAAATCCCTCTGCTCTTCTTTGTGTATTTCTATTAATTTTTTTGTTATACTATTTGTAAATTGGTTATCCATTTTACTCCCCTTTTATTATTCATATTTTTAAATCAAATGCGGTCATTTTTAAATTTAGCCTTGTTTCGTTTAAATTACTTCTTCTATTCTTCATCATCATTACTTCTTGTTTTAACACCTGTATTTAAACATACTAAGGGTAACAATCCCCATAAGCTCTTGAATATATAACATAAAAACCCTGCTAAAATTAAAATTGTGACGTTTTCAATTATGTATACTTTATATATTGTATTATCTTTATTTTTCATTTTTTCACCTCCCATAAACGTTGTAATTTCAACATCATGCTTCTAATAAAACAACGAATTTATCACCCTATTCAAAAACACTTACTGCTTTATCCATATTTTCATTCGCCCATTCAACCCAATTTTCCGCTTTAGGTCGAGTAATATCATTCAACCCGAATACTTCTCTTGTAATAATATATCCTTTGGCATTTTCCAAAATTTCTGTATTATCGTCAATATCATCTGCGTCTAAAGGAACAAATTTTGACTTTGTATAATATTTTCTACCTTTCCCATTTTCAACAATTTTGTTAATTGTATCTTCAAGTAGATACCATTCTTCTTTCCCATCTTTAGTTCTCTTGTAAATTCCACCTACTGAATCTTTTACTTTTAACATTCTAACACCCTCTCGTTTTAACTTCATCTGCAATTTCATTCATTAACTTTTCATGTAATCTAACTTCAAATTCGTTATATGCTCCACATCCACAAATTTCCCAAGATGATTCTATTGCTTGACGTTTCAATATGTATAATTCATCATCTGTGAAGTGTTCGAATTTATTCATTTACTTCAACTTCCTTTCTGATTATTTCCCATACTCTAAAATCTTCTGATTTTAATTCCCCATAGCCTATTTCATCGTCATATGACATATTTTTTTCCCAATATTCTTGACAAGTTTTACACCAATAAGCACTTGCAAATTCTCCACCATCGACTGATTTTGTGAAATTTAACTTTGATCCTTTTGGGAATTTTCTCCCACAACCAAAACAATTATGTTCTTTTTTTGTAATTACGTCTTTACTTTCTAATATATCCATTTTCACTCTCCTTAAATCGTTGAAATTTCAACGTTATAATTCTCATAAAACCCTAGTTTTATTACTTTTCACAGAGAATATCATCAATATTGCCAGTTAAAAGAAAAGAACCATTTTTTAATGTTCCAATTACACAAGTGCATCTACCAATAATTATTTGTCCCTCATTATCATATAATTGTAAAACTACAGGTCTTGGTTTATCATATTCCTTTTTTAATTGGTCTAGTAATGTATCCGTATCTTCGTAATCTCTATAACCATTATCTTCAACATATAATTTAACTTCTTTCATTTTATCTCTCCTTATAAATTCCTAATTTTATTCAAATTCAAATTGAATATTTAACTTTTCAATATCAATATTTTCATCTTTTATATACCATGTAGCATCAGATTCATCATGCTCATTTTCTTCTGCTTCTTCTGATGTTTCAGGTCGGACAAGATATTGAAATTTAACTTCACCCATATCACTATCATCACAATTTATTATTTCTTCAACTGATTCAAGTAAAGATGTTAATGATATGAATCCTGCTTCTTCATTTCCTTCGCCATACATTCTATCCTCTAATATTGATTTAGTAAGGTATGGATCACAATTCATTTTAATTAAATTACTTGCTGTTATTAAATCATAATCTCTAACTATAGAAGATAATATTTCTAACGATTGCATATCACCTAATTTAGAATCTGTTTCTATTAACAAATCCTCTATCTTTTTTAAAGTTTCATTATATAAATTTGCTTTTTCTGTACTATTCATTTTCTCTCCTTCATCTTCAATTGGAAAGCCTTGTATATCACAATCATCATCCATAAAATCCAACTTATCTGCGTAATCCATTTTAACCCCTCTTATTTTCTGTTTCTTTAATCACATTTTCACAGTATTCATCAGCTTCTTTAATATCATCTAAACATCCTAATATAGTCTTTTTATAATCACGAATACTCGCTATCCCTGTGATTATTAACACCATGTTTCCTAAAGCCATCATTAATCCAGTAGCAAAGAAATCTGCTCGGATAACATTGTTTATATTGTACTCTCTTACTACTAATAAAAATGTTCCGATTATTACTAAAAAGAAACATGTTATATTTGCAATAATAAATTTAACGGCATGTGTCGGAACTGATTGTTTAATTGTTCTTCTTAACAAATCTTCCACTTTTGCACCTACTTTAATTTATTTTCTTACTGTCATAACAGCAATGTATTTTGATCCAAAACCAAGTATCAACAAATTCGTCCATGTTCCCAATGAATACTCCTATGAAAAAATGTTTAAATAACTGCTTAAACAACCATTTCATATGTTTCATATCTTGTTTATCAAAATTCCATATTCTTTTTAATACTTTCATCTTAATCCCCTTTCCGATAAATAATATCTTTTATTACACTTGATTTTCTTGTGGCATTTGAAATACTGTATATGTCACCGTTGTGCTTTTAGGATTTTGTGAATTAATAAACTGATAGTGAAATTCGTCTATCATATCTAAAACCTTTAATGCTTTTTCTTTAGTAGAATATTTCCCAATTGACAACATTTCATTTAATCTTGCCATCGGACTTTCGGTTACAATAATATTATTATCTTTACTTTTAGCAATAGCTGTTATTCTATCTAAGTTGATAATTATTTCTTTATCTTGACTCCTAATCAACATATTCATTCTCCTTTTTAATTTAATCTTTATAATAAAAGTAATTTTTTATTATAAAAAATCATTAATCCTATAATTATTACAAATGTTATAATTAAAATTATATTAATACTTTTTATTATTTTAGATGTATCTTTTAAAGTTTTCCCCATTTTATTAAATTTAATATCCCATTTTTTATCGTAATAATCTATACTCTCATCAATACGTTTTATTGTATTATTCATATTCTTTTCTATATCTTTATTCATTTGATTTTCCTTTCTATTAAAATTAACTTTTTATTTCCTTATGTATTTCTTCTTCTAATATTTCTTCACACTCTTTACAATAATCTGAATAATCTTCAGCTAATTTTTCCAAACACATTATGCACATTTTCATCATGTCACCTCTTATTGTATTATAGCATATTTTCGTTTTGTGGCAAGTCCACCACGGATATATTTTTCTTCCCAATTGGTATCTAAAATCTTTTTAACTTCGCCATACTTAGTATAGTTCACATTTCTTAACCTGTGCAAATCTTTATGTACTGTACTCTTGCTCATTTTAAAATAATTTGCAGTCTGTCTTATTGTACCTTCGGTTCTTAACATGTAGTTTGCTACCTCTAAAATCCTCATTTCCATTTCATCATGTTTCATATTAATTTCTCCTTTTCTCTTTGATAATAATAGTATATTCCTTATTCCACAATTTGTCAACAACTATTTTATTTATTTTTAATATAATTTTATATGTATAGGTCAAGGCTAAATTTCGCCCTGATCCATCATTTTCTTAAACATAATTTCTTGTTCTCTGTAAGTGTTAGACAATGAAACTTTTTCACCATGTAATTTTAGATACTCCATTAATTCACCCAGGCTAAGTTTTCTTCCGTATTCTTTTAACATATGATAATAAACACTACTTTTATAAATTCTTTGATTTGTTAATCCACTTCTTTGTAAAACGATAGTATAATATTTACTCATTCTATTAGCAAAAGTACCATACGTACACCTATTATTATCTACATCTTTATTAGTTGATCCAATTGTAGCTTTTACAAGATAATCACCTTCTAAGATATCAACTGGAGTTTCATTAACTAATCCCTTTTTAGTCATTGTGGTTCTAATATAAGTTTGTTCATTTATTGCTTTTTTCATAATATCAAATTCGACATCTGATAATTGTATTATTTTATTTTTTAAATTTATTGCTTTATTTTGAAAATCTACATTCGATACTTTTAAATTTAATAAATCGCTAAATTGTGTCTCGCCTTTAATCTTATTCCACAAAAGAATAATTACTAATTTATCTTGATAATTTCCGATAAGTTTACCATTATCATCTACTTTCATTAATATCTCATAATATTCACTTTCGGTTATAAACTGCATTAATTCAGCTTTTTTATTAAGACACTCCAATAAATCATCTTGATTAATTTTATCTAATTCTAATAAACCAAGTGTGAAATTCTGTTTATCAGTTGCAAATATCAAATAACTATTAATCGCACTTTTATAAGTGTATAGAACACTAAGACTAGAGGAATTCATCATAGTTAAAAACTCCATAAAATCTAATTTAGTCATATTGATTGCATGAATTCCTTTATATTCTTCATACTCGGCTAGTTTAGATATCAATTTACTATATAACTCATAAGTTTTTTCTTCATTTCGTGTTTTAATACTCTCTAAATATTCGTTTTTCTTTTCTTTATCAATAATCATTTAGTTTTCCACCTCCAATAACCTCTTAAACTTATTGATATATTTCGTTTCTTCTTTAGTTTTTAGAGTTTTTTCGTAGGTATATTTTGTTGTAGTTGTTTTGAATTTTTTTATAAACACTTCCATTGCTGATATCAAATTTATATCAATTCCTTTCCCACTTTTATAAAACTTATAACAAGTGACTATCAAACCTTTAATAAACGTAGGATCAGTTAATTCTTCTCGTTTCTTATCATTTAATTTATAGTCATTTGCGATTTTATAAAAATTATCAAAGAAAGTTACAATAAAAATTTCCATATTTTTAAGTTTTGTTCTATCATCAGTGTAATTAATTTCTCTTAAAAACCCAGATAAATCTAATCCTTCTTTAAAAGTTTCAAACATTATCCAAGTATTACGAGTATTTACTCCCATGTCTATTTTTCTATATAACGCATTACTTTCTTCAGAACCCATTTCGTTTATATTTTTAACAAATCTTGTAATCTTATTTTTTGGATTATATTTTTCTAAAGCATCTTGATTTTGAATATTACTTTTAGATTCTTGTCTAATAAACTTTTGAGCTTTCTCGATACTCATGTTAGTAACTTTTAAATATAATTCACCCTCCAAATTTGAATCAACTTCAAAAGCCTTAACAATACCTGAACATCTATGATACCCGTCAATAACATCCACATCAAAGATTGCTGTGTCAATAGTTAAAGTTTTTTCTACTGGATTGTATTCTAACTTTTTATTGTAATCTGGTGTAATATTGAATGAAATCATATTAGAATAAAATTCATTCTTCACTAGAGCATCTTTGATATCTTCTACTGAATTATCATTTATATGTGGGACAACAAACATCTTGTGACCAATTTTACGCATCTTCCCAACTCTTTGTGTTTCCATGTTATAGCCTAGCTTTCCTGTTTTCATCCATTCATTAATTTCTTTATAAGTAACCATAGTCATCCAAGTTTCTTCATTGTTGTTTTTAGAATATAAAACATCTTTAAGTTTTATCAAAGGATTACTCTCTATTTTTATATTATTTTTATTATTAATGGCTTGTGTTATTTCATCATCCGTAAAATATTCGTCAACTTTGATTTTTGGTTGTAAAGTATTAATTAAACGACTTATATGATATAATTCTGATATCGACCTATTGTTTAAAGGTAGATTTTGATTTAATGTTTTGGTTAGCAACGAACCATTCATATATTCGTCTAGTAAATTACTATCCAACAACCTTTTTATTTGACCATTTTGATTTAATTCTATTAATATCTCGTCAATTCTATCTTTTAAAATACTCGGTTCAACTTTCATAAAATACATTCTCCTTTTCTATTTTTATATACATAATATACAACTCTACATGGTTATCCATTGTTTTTATTCTATTATATATTATGTATTTTGTCAAGAAAGAATGTATTTTTTATTTTATTTTTATATTATAATTAATATGTCTTGTCGGATTATGTCGATTATAGATTTAATAATTAGCAGTTGATAAATTAGTCATTGTTCCATCACCTGCTTTATCTATAATATTAATATAGATTTCTGTGGTAGTTATACTCGAATGACCAAGCTTGTTTTTCAAACCCTTGATATCTTTGTTCTTTTTATAATAATTCGTACCAAATGTATCACGGAAAAGATGTGCATGTATATTATCTATTTTGCATGATTCAGCTTCGGCATATTTTTTTAAAAATTCATTTACTGAATTAGTTGACATTTTTTTACCTCGCCCACTAAGAAAAATATACTTCTTGTCTTTTTCTGTTGGCTTAAATTCATCTCTAATTTCAAGATAATTATTTATATATTCAATTGTAGTATCTCCTAAATCTAAATATCTTGATTTTTGGCTTTTAGTTTTATTTGCTGTTAATACTATATATTTATCTTCTAATTGAAGTTCATTGAAGTTTAATGTTGTTAATTCTTCTACTCTTAATCCTGTATTGATTAAAATATGAGCCATAGCTAAATTTCTAACATGGAGTTTTTTTTGAAAATCCGATTCAGCGATTTTTATATTTCTTTTTATTTCTTTAAAAAACTGTTTAGCTTGTTCGTTGGTTAAAGCTTTGATTTCTTCTTTTTTATCAACTTTAAATACTTCCATTCTACCAACTGGATTTCTACGAGGTTTATTATGTTCATCATTATACATATCTCTATATAATAAATCTTCATAAAAATCCCTTATGCTAGATAATTTACGATTTTTACTACTTGGCGAGTAATCAGCTAATACAGTATAAAAATAATAATTTATATCATCAATGTTAACGTTTAATAGTGATTTTTTTATTTCTTGGGAAAAAACCTTTAAATCCGATTTATAACTCTCTTTAGTATTTGATCTTCTTTTTCCACCTATATAATTTTCTATTAATGTCATATTCTCTTCTTGAATTAATTCTAAATTTATCATTTTTATTCCTCCTATTGGATTTATTTTTATATTTCTATTATATGTTATTATATTCTATTTATTCGTTTTTGTCAATACTTTTTTAATATAATTTATTAGTTGTTTCTAATTGTGTTTTATAATTTAATACCACATTACTATAACTACGATTAATATTTCCATTTCGTTCTATGTATAATTTAAACCCTTCAATGCCACAGTTGTAGGAATTTGTAATATATATGAATAAACTCTCCTGATCTGTAATCCCTTGTTCTTGCCAATAAGTTCTATAAGTTACAATAACGGCAATCCCAAGTTGAATATTATCTTCAAAATTAAACAAATCATAATTTTCTAATCCAATTACACTTGCCCAAGATGAAGCATATTTTTCTTGTATTTGCATTATACCCATGCTACTTCCGTCATAACTAATTGCATCAATTTGATAGTTCGATTCAGCTTTCATAATGGCAAGAATATATTCATAACTAATATCATTACTCCAGCAAAGATTTTGAATATATTCTTGTTGTTCACAAGTTAAATTGTCAATTGAATAGTAAATATATTTTCCTTTTTTAGTATCAGTATTAACAAAACATTCTGTAATATTTTTATATTCTTCTATTTTATCATTTGCTACAAGCAATTCTTCTTGTAGTCTGGTATTTTCTGATTCAATTATTTTTATATCATTTATATAAGTATCAGTAATATCACCAAGTTTTACGCTATTTACGCCTAGTAATATTACTGATACCATTAAAAATATTTCTCTTCTCTTCATTTGTTGTCTCCCTTTAATTTAATTCTTATACAGCAAAAGCCATCTTTGATGTATTTACTTTTAATGTATTTTTATTTATTAACCCTAGCTGTATCATAACTCCAATATTGATTTGCATCATCAATGTATTATCTAATTCAAATAATTCTTTTATGATTTTATCTTTCGTTATCAACATAGGTTGCTCACAAAGAGCAATAGAATCTTTTTCAATTTCACTATTATCAGTTGTAATAGATATGTGTGTTGGTAATTCCTTTTTAAATTTTGATGTACTCAATGGTACCACTGTTAAAACAGTTGAATATTTGTTATTAAGATCGTTAGAAATTACCACGCACGGTCGAATCCCATACTGAATCGATCCATCTTTGTCCCCTAAATTTACTAATACCACTGAACCACGCTTGTAATTTGTGTTTTCTTTATTTAACACATTAATTCCTCCTTCTTATTTATGTATTCATCCACTATTGTTAAAAGTGGATTGACTACTTACTATTATTATACACATAATTTTCTCCTTTATCCATCGAAATTTGTCGATAGCTTTTTTTATTTTAATTTAATTTTATCTGTATATTTGACTTTCTTTAACTAACATTTTTATAAAACTATTTATTGCTGTGCGTTGCTTCTGATTATTTTTATTAGCTTCTTTTAAAAACATTAGTGTTTTATGTGCATTCTCTATTTCTTCATCAATATTTGTCATTCCCATTTCTATATCTTGTTCAGTTTCGTCAAACCCATAATTTGGATATTGCCGATCTAGGTATTTTAATACGCTTTTAAAATTTGCACTCAGACACTTTGCTCTCGACTGAATCATCATACTCATTGCTTGTTAACCTCCTAATTTATTTTTATATTCTTGACCCTTATTTTGCCCCTATAACACATTTGTTATATCCAGTGGTGTAAATCCATGTTGACGCTTTATCCAATACGCTAAACATTGTCTTATGGCTCTCGTATTCAGCACCATCTTTTACTATGTACATCGCCATTTTATCTAATTCATAACTTAATTTTTCTGCTAATTTAAATATTATTTTATTCATATCGTTCTCCATTTAATATATTTTTATTTCCATATTAATTTCATTTAAAATTTCAAACAATAGATTTAATTTGATATCATATTCAGCCCTTTCAATTTTTAGTAATTTGCGTTTTGATATTTTTATTTTATCTGCAAATTCTTTTTGGGTAATATTATTTTTTAGTCTGTAATTGATAATATGACATGCAACATCACATAATATTCCTTGATACTGTAAATCAAATTTTTCTTCATCGTTGATATCATTGAAAAAATCAACATCACTTAATAATTTATTTTCCATAATATAACTCCTTTTTTACATTATACTATTTTTATATTAACTTGTCAACATATTTTTTTAATTTAATTTGTTGATACTCTAATTTATATAACCACTTCCAAAATAACCTCATCATAATTTTCCACCACATGATATAAAAACATTACAGTTAAATATCCAATCAGTAACATCTTCTGTTGGAATACGTATTGAGCAAATATCTCTATTAATTTTGTCATAAAATATTTTTGATTTCATATTATATTTTTTCTCAAACTTTTTTAATTCTTTTTTAGATTCATTGTAACCATCTACAGTATATGCTACTCCCAAATTAATTAGTTCTTGCATTTTTACCTCCTATAATCGTTGATATTTCAATGTTTATTTTTATCATTTGTGCGATAAAATATCACTTTTATCTTTTAGCATATTCTATTTTTATATCTATTTTATTACCATTCAAATCTTCTACCCATTCACCATCGGACAAACAACTTTTCATTGTCTCTAATAATGTATCTATATTTTTAAATTTATAACGTTGCTCGATTTCACCATCTGTAAACCAAGTCTTACCATATCTTACTAAATAAACTTCTTCAGTATTCTTCATTTTTACATTCTCCTTATTTTTATATAGTTAAAATGCTGTTTTTATTTACTAAAGATTTTTAAATGACTCTTCAAGCTGAATTTTCTTTTTCTCAATCTTGTCCACCAAATATTTTGTTATAAATTCAGACAATTCTTTAGCTTCCTCTTCTGTGCAAATACCTTGTATACCACAAGATGCACAATTTTCTTCGAAATCAACCAACTCTCTTCCAATCCAAGCACTTGTCACTTCATGGTCTTTAATTTCATCAATCCACCTATCATATTTTTTAATTTTTGATAAAAACACTGAACCTATTTCTGTACGCTTTTTTAAATTATTTAAACTATTCGTATCCATACTAAATTTCTCCCTTTAAAATTCATAATATTTTTACCTTAAAATGACCGTTTTATTTTTATATATTATGCCATCCACATTCTTGACCTTCATTTTCTTCTACCATTTCTTCTCTTACAACGCAGTATAATTTATCATCATCTGTTGATAGTGAGTTGCTACAATATAAACAAATTTGATTATTTTTATTTTCTTGTTCATCCTCAATCTCCCCAAATGAACCACAAAATGTTAAATTATTTTGTCTAGTCCATTCCGTAAACTTATTTCTAAGCACTTCAATATTCATTTTACTATCTGTTGAATCTATAAATACATTAATTTTAAAATGTTTTTGTTCCATCTTATCACCCCTTAAAATTTCCTTTTTATCATATCATCAATTTCTTTTTTAGCGTCTTTTAATGTTCTACATGGTGATATGAATTTTATTCGTTCCATATTTTCATCAAATATAAACCATCTCGCTTCACTTCCATAAGGTGAATTTTGAATTTTATATCCTTGATATTCATATATTTTGCTCATTTTTACATTTCCTTTCTAATAAAACTAATTTTTTATTATAACTTCTTTGTGATCATATATAAATAATAAACCACTATCGTTAGTTCTGCATCCTATTATTATTTTATTTTCCCCAGTCGAGTTGCTTTCTTTTATAGATTCAATTGTCATTTTATAACCATGTATTTTTTCATAAATAACATCACCTATTTTTAGTTTTTTAGCTTCACTAATTTTCATTTACCACTCCACCCCCTTTTGAATTATTTTTATTTGTTATAATATTTTCTTGCTTCTTCCATTGTCATCATATCTATTGACCAATTTAAACTACCCCTAAAGGAAGTTTTAAAATCTTCTATCTGTTCATTACTGAAACCTTTATTTTTTAAAGTTGCTTCTACATCTCTTAAAGCATATTTTACATATCCCCTCATAGTTTCGTTAAAGTTATCTGCTGTTACATTATTTGGATTATACCATTCTTGATTCATAAATCCTCCTGTGTTAAAACAATATTTTTATTTACTATTATTATACTAATTTATTTTTACTTAATCAATTATTATAACACTTTCCAATCATTATTTTTATATGTTTTATATTCCCAACCATTATTAAACAAGTAATAATAATCTGAATCACTATAGTAATCTGTAAAATCTTTTTCATTATCAAACCCACATGGAGCAGTATCCTCCCAACTTTCACCCCTGTCCCTATGATAAAATACACATACATCTCTTTGTTTGTGTTCAAAATTATGTTCTTCATTATCATTTGGATTAATATTTTCTCTTAAACTTGACATATCACCATAAGATAGTAATTCTTCAACTTTGTTTTTATTGTCATAATGTTCCTTTAAAATTCTTCCATTGTGGTCTAAATAACCATCATAATGGCAATAAACTCCCGTTATAAAACCATCGCTATTTTTAATGCCTATCGCTGATCTTGTACTCATTGTTATATTCTCCTTTATATTTTTATTTTTACATTCTTAAAACAACTGTTTTATTATCCTAACAGATTATATGTAAAATTGAAAACCTAATATTATATCATTGTCTGATTCTTCAATAGAAGTAAGTGCCGATTCATTAAAAGCATTATACAACTCTTTATTATAATTATTATATTGACCAAATATAATTTTATTTTTTAGAGTCAGTTCGACAAAATAAATTTGATTTATTTTATCTATATAAACATTTTCCTGAAACTTTAATTTTAATTCATTGATAATATTTTTTATTTTATTTTCTTGATCCATTTTAAATCCTCCTAAAATTTATTTTTATATTTCTCTAATAATTTATTGTTACATACTTCTAATTCTTTTTCCATATTTTTTACTATTCTATATAATCTATCCGCTACATCTTCCTCTTCTTCATCGTCATCATCCAATAAGTCATCAATATTACAATAATCATAATCATCATAAATGCTTTTCTCTCTTAACCAGTCGGCAAACTTTTCAATTATTGTTATATTTTTTATTAAAATATCTCTATTCATCGCATTAACCCCTTTAAATCATTATAATGATTATTCCCACTTACTAAACTGAGCATATAACTTAATTCTCCAAGTGACTTCATTGCTTTTTTATGTATCTGTTCGTCATATATTCTTACTTCTTCAGCATGATTTATTTTTATTTGTTCTAATCTTGATTTTAACATTTCTTTTTCATTTTTACTTAATTCAATATTGTAACTTTTAAATATTTCATTGCTATTAAAATCATTTAACCATTTATAATTATCTAATGTAAAATTTCTATCAACTATATCTAGGTAATGAATGAATTTACAACAATTATATATTTGATTTCTCTTTGATCTCATTTTATTCTCCTTTTTTTATATTCCTAATGACTTACAAAACAACCACACAATTCCAATTAATATTATTTGTATCATACTGTCACCTCAATTATTTTTATTTTGTTTGCTGAACCCACGCCCAATCTATCCAACCACTACATCCCTTTTCGTTGTAACATTCTCTGCATACTGTTATTAAAATTTTATTTCCTTCTTTATCCCAAATATGATGACCATCACCAACCATATAATTTCCACACTTTTCACATTTTCTAGGCTTACACCAAAAGATATTAAACCATCTTATATAATATTGAAAATATGAATGTTTCCATTTGCTACCATAATAATTTTTAGGTAGTAAATAATGTTTCCAACCCTTTTTATTCCCATGTATTCCTATGTAAGTATGACCTATTTTCATTTTATCCCCTTTTCTATTTTTATTTTTATATGTTTAAAACAATCATTTTATACACTTATAATTTAATTACTATATTCATATTCTGATAAATCACAATATCCCGATTTAAGTAATTTATCAAAGTAATTTTCAGCATTTTTAATTGTTAACATATCTGCTGTATATACTTCATTACTAATTGTTGTAATTATTAATAATTTGCTATCGTCAGAATGTGTAATTGTTGCACATAATCTTATTCTGTTACCAAACTTTACTCTCATTTTTTTATTTCTCCTTATTTTTATATATTTCCAACCTTGACGGTCGCTAACTACCGCCAAACGCCTTGCACTTAATGGACTTGTTGCAATGGTACAAGCCACTTTCTATATCTTCATCAATCCATTTTCTTCTTTGTCCAACTGATATTTTATTTACCATCTTATTACATCCCCTTTATTTTTATATAATAAATTTACGATTTTATACTAATTATTTAATTACAATTATCATGACGTTCCCATATTATAACATTTTTATTTTTAATGTAACTTTGTTATTGTTATATTAATACTACTGCTATACGTTCATTAATAGTTTTTAATATAGCTTTTATTTCATATTTATGGATATCCATATATTCCTGAAAACCACCTACGTTTTTCATTTCATGAGCAAATTCTTTTTCATCATCAAAAAAAGTCACTGTTGCACCGGCATCAAATAATTTACACTCTTCTCTCGTATAACCATATTTATTTTTTATTTCTAATAATTCATCTATTGTCAAATTAAAATATTCCTGTGTTGTTTTTATATTATTTAACATTTTCATATCCTCCTTTTTATAATGTTTCAAATATTTCTTTTGTTATTGTCATATAAACATTTTTACATAATACAATATATGCATCCTTCCAATCATAACATTGTCTTAAACCCTTTAATGAAGCTGTTCCATTGTTGCAATATTTGTTACACCAATGTGTATTATTTTTTGATAAAAAACTATAATTATCGGATGAAACATTTTTAAATTTATTATCTTTCATATTAAAATCCTCCATTTATCTAATTATAAAATATTTTTCAATTTCTTCATATTCTAAATCTAACCAAGTTACATTCCCTTCATTAGAAAATACATATACACTATTATCGCCACAATCTTCTATTACTTCGTAATTTTCTCCTTGTGTGAAAGTTTCTCCATCTGTTATATAGTTTTTAATACATATTATAGTTTCCATCTTATACCCTCCTTTTTATAATTTTATTTATTCACTAAACTCATCATAAATTCATACAATAAATTCTTTTTATCTTCAACTGTTTGCTTAAACATTTCATTTGGTTCACCATATCCTCCCATATCAATATAGCTATCTTCCCATTTTTTTGTATCTAATTTTTCAAAAATAAATTCAATCACATCTTCTTCAGTTTCAAAACTACCTCCAAACGTATTCCACCAATCGTTATTTAATTTTGCCATACTACTATTCCACCCCTCACATAAACCACATCTTTTTTATTTTTAATTTTATTATTATATTTTTATTTGTTAAATAACATATCATCTTTATAATATAAATATCCATCAATAAAATCTATTGCCATATTTATACCTCTTAATTCACCACCATAAAAATCTTCAAAATATTCTTGACCTTTGGAGTTTTTTATTTTTATTTCTAATTCATTTTTATATTTTAATAAATCTTGTTTTACAAAATAACTATCTTTCATTTTTAATACCACCCTTCTTTTATTGCCTGTTCTTTAGATTCTTCATAACATAATTGTGCCATTTTACATCCAACACATTTGAATTCGCATTCTATTTCTTTGAATTCTTCTAATTCTTTTCTTTCTTCATCATTCATTTTACTTCCCCTTTTATTATAATTTTATTGTTATATTTCTACTATCTCAAATTCACCATCTTTAAAATCTATATATTCAACATCAATTTCTGTTTCCCAATCTGATTCTGTACAACCCTTAACTCCACAAACACCTCCACCTGTTCCATTATCAATTTCATTATTGGATAGATTATTTTTATATTTTTCTTGACACTTTTTACATATTGTTGAGTATGTTCCGTATTCGTCTTTTGAATAATCATCAAATAATATATCTTTATACTTTAACATTTTTACCATATTAAAACACCTCTTTTATTATTTTTATATTTATTATGCTATTAGTTCCCAGTCTACCGTTTCGGTATTCCATACTACCACTTCTGATAATTCTTCGTCTATAATCTGTTTAAAATTTTCAAAATCTCTATTTGTTTTTATTTCATGTTTATATTTACTAATTAAATCATCAATTATTGCTCTTGTAATTTTTGTCATTTTAATTCTGTTTTCCCAAGATTCAATTAATCTTGCTCTCTCTTTTTCATCTATACTATAATCTTTTATAGTTTTTTCAGTTACCTTATAATTCCTCCAAATATTTAATTGGTATTCACTGCCTCTCAAATCATAATGTGAATTATTTCCTAAATGTATTCTTAACTCTTTATCAACGTCAATTTCAGTATCTAGCCATTCATTATATTTAATTTCTTTTTGCTCTTTCCAGTAAGCCTTTCTCTCTAAATAATACTCTTTTTCTTCCTCTGTTGGTCTATAAGAATACCTTCCGTCTGTCAATATATCATCATAGTTTATCGGATCAAATAATCTCATTGATTGATGTTTGCTAGGTTTCTGCGACAAATAAACATCTGAAGTTTTAGCAAAATTATCTAATGCATATCTGACCGTTACCCCTTCTTTAAACCATGCATGATGCCTAAATTTGTTATCTAACTTACTCTTTTTCATTTTACTTCTCCTTTTATTTTTATTTTGTTGATGTTGCCATCCTAAGACAGCAACCGCCTTGCACCTAACAACCTATTTATAGTGATACAAGTCACTTTATACAAATTCACATTTCATTTGATTAAATGCTTCGTTCCACTCAATTCTATTTCTTTCAGCATCATATACTATGTCATTTAAAATTTGCATAGCTTCATACATTTTATTTTTATAATATTCTTCAGCTTCTTTTATATCGTCAATTATTCCAACATCAATTGTTTCACCATTATTAAGTTTGATTAAATATTGTTCAGCATATTCTCCATTGATATCATCTTTTATTCTTTCAACATCTTTCTTTGTTAATTCTGCAAATTCCCACTCATCATCTACTAATAATACATACCCTTTTTTCATTTTTATTTCTCCTTTTTATTTTATTTTTATTTAATGCCAATCTATCAGCTAATAATTATTTTTATTAGTTCATAGAATAGCATTAAGCTATTCATTTATTTCTAATTTTCACAATCAGCATCTCTATTATCATATTTCATTAACTCTAACCCATCATTTCCAAAACATTTAGGACATAATTCAATTTTCAATTTTTTGTCCCACCCCAATTCATCACTTGTCCCTGTCCAATCACAATTTACACATTTAACCTTTTCCATTTTATTTCTCCTTATTATTTTTATTTTAATTTCTTTATTCTATTATATACTACTTCTTGAAAAATACAACTCTTTTTTAATATAATTTATAATTATTTTTATTATGATGAAATCTACTTTTTATTTGGTTATGCAGATAATTCTTTTTCACATAACATTGTAACTATTTCTTGAATTATTTCATTTGCTATTTTTTTAGTTCTTCTTTTAATTTTTCTGTCATCTTCATGAAATAAATATCCTTTAGTTTCCCATATGTAGCCATGACTGCTTGCGTCTACATAATACCCCTTTTCAACTACTACTCCATCAGTGTATATGTCTAACCTATAATCACCCTTTTCAGTTCTGATTACATAACTATTGTCTCTTAATTCTATAATTCCTATTTCATTTCTATTTAACATTTTTAAACCCTCCATAAATTCATATTATTATTTTTATTTCGTTGCTTAAAATCGATTCTATGACCTCTGTACTGTTGTTATATTGCTACTATTTCAAGATCATTAACTCCTTGATAATCTGTCAATATATTTCTTACTGCTTCAGCTTCATTAATTGTTCCCCACACATAAGCAAAATTATTATTGTCTGTAAAAGTGTAATCTGCATCAATTCCCCTTCTTGTTAGATATTGTTTATTTTTATTAATAATAGCAAACATAATATTTCCTCCTTTTAATTTATTTTTATAAATGCTATTTTACCAATAGACAAATTATTTTTATTTACTGGTAGAATAGCATTTAAGCTATTCTAATTTTTATATTTCTATTATTCTGTCAATATCGCTGTAGTCATATTCGTCTAACTCTTTTCCTTCATCTTCGAATACCCAATAAACACTATATTTATTTCCACTTAAATCGTGTGCAAGTGCTGATAATTCAAAGAAATTGTAATCCTGTGATCTTTCTGTTATTTGTCTACTTGTAAAATCTGCTCCTTCTTCTAATACATAAATCTTTCCTTCGTGTTCTAATCTTCCCATGTTGCCAAATTTGTAATCATCTGCATCATCAAAATAAAATCTTGTCATTTTTAAATCCTCCTATTTTTATATTTTTAATTTTATTATACTCTTAAAACGTTCAAATTTCAACACTTATTTTTACATTTTAGCCATTAAAATATGCATTTTATATCCCTGTATAATTTTAATGCATTTTTTTATATTCTTATAGTTTCAAATTTATTTATAGCTTGTTTTAATGCCCCTAGTTGTGTTTCGTCATCCAAAAATGTAAATATATTATCATTTGGTGTGTCTGCATAAGATTTGAAATTATCATCTTCTTTGAAATGATATGCAACTATAAATTGATTATTTGTATCATCTTTTATTAATGCAACCGTTTCATATTTTTTATATCTTGATTCCTTTTTTAATATGGCTATCATTTTTAATCCTCCATAAGATCATTTATTTTTATATTTAATTCATTTACTAATTTTAAAGCTGTCACAAAGTCGGGAATATTACCCTGTTCTTGTTTTCTATATGAATATACTGTTTGTATTGATACCCCTATTTTATCAGCTAATTTTTGGCTGTCCCTGTTATATTCTGATTCATTGATATAATTGATTATATTATTTTTAATAATATCTTTATCGGTATTATTATATTGATCCGCTATTTTTATAATGTTTTGTAATTCCATTTAATCACCTTTTAGTTATAGATTTTTATATCTCATGTATAAAATTTAATCTATATTTTTATTATTGTTTTTATTTAAAAATCTTGTATTATAAATTTTTCATCGTCAACTGGAATGACTGCTGTATAATATTCTATATCTTCTATTGATTCACAATCTTTACCATAAGTATTATTAAACTCTTCAAGGCTTTCATATTCTGTAAAATCGCAACATATAGCAATTACATCTAATTCCATTTCTTCGCCTGTATCTTCTTCTAATCTTTCTAAATAATCGAATAATGCTATTCTGCCTTCATAACTAAAATTATTTTCTCTGTTCATTTCTTTAAATTCTTCAATAAACTCATATTTTGATATTGTCTTTTTCATATTCTTAAATCCTCCATAATTTTATTTTTATTTCCGATACCCCTTTTATTAAGGGATATTTCGTCTTAATTTTCAAAGACTTATCAAGGAAATTTTATTTTTACAATTGCTCAACATCATATGTTAATTGATTAAACAATTCCGCTCCTAAAAATTTTTCAGTTTTTTTAGCTTGTTTTATGATTGTATTATATGTTTTTTCTGCTGTTCTGCTGTCCTCATCATATCCAAATTCTGAACAAAAATCTTCAAAACTGTTATTATTTAAATACACACTTCCGTCAAGTGCTAAACTATTTAAAACTTCTTCAGCCGTTGGTTCGTTAGTTAATGCTGATCCCATGCTGTAATATACTGTTAATTGTTTATTATCTTTTTTTAATGTAGTTTTGTAATGATTAGCTGTTCTACTCCATGCATCATCAGCCATACTTGGATTTCTTTCTGCCCACTCAACGTTGATTCTAATATTATTTCTTTTTACAAATTCATTCATAGTCATTTTTATTTCTCCTTATTTTTATATTTTTATTTGATTTCTTTTAGTATCTACATACTATCATATTTTTATTACTTTGTCAACATATTTTATTTATTTTTTTAACTTAATCTATCAAATAAATTTTGTATTTTATCATTCTGTTAAATTATTTAATATTATATTAAATTGACCATTAAAATTATTTTGATCTTCATTATTTAAATTACTATAAATTGTCCATAATGCCCATTGACCAACTGGGATATTATTTGTTTTATATTTGCATTCGTCAATTATTTTTGTCATACTCTTTTCATATTCATTTTTATAATTCATTTTTACATCCTCCATAGTTTTATATTGTTTTTATATTTTCTTTGCTTAAAACTCATTCTGTGGCTTGTAGATTGATATTTTGATATCACTGTATCAGCTTAATATCAATTTATTTTTATTATGATATTTGTTCGGCTTTAATTAAATTATTGTTTAATAAATATTGTGCAAAATCATATTCTGTTTTTGTTATTTCAGTAAAGCAATTTTCATTTCCTAATACATAACACCATTTTTTTGTATCTGTTTTATAATTCGTAAACTGTTTATAATCTAATTTAAAACCATTTTTTAATCTTATCATTAAAAAATCTTTTCTAGTCATAAAACCTATGCTATAATTGTTATAAATCATTAAACATTTTAATATTTTTCCTTTTTGCATTGGATTTTTTCCATCATCAAAGCCGTATAAATCTTCTTTTTCTGCTTTATATCTTGCTTCTTCAGCTTCTCTTTTTTCTTCCTCAATTAATGCTTTTTTATGTAATTCTAATTTATTTTTATATTCTTCTTGCTTACTTAAAATTCTATCCATCCAGTTTTGATCCCAAAGTTGATATTGTCCGTTTGTAACTTCTTCGGGATATTTATCATTTATAAAATACCATTCTTTTCCGCCTGCAATTCCTATTTTTTCAACTTTTACATAATTATATAATTCAAGTAATATTTTTCCTATATGTTCATTGTTTAGCATCTTGCGACCTCCTATTTTTATAAAATTAACCTTTTATTCTTCAATCATTTCAAAACGCCATCTTCCTTTTTTAACTATTATTTTTGTTCCTTCAGCTATTTTATTTAGTTTTGTATTATATATTTCGTTTTCTTCTGTTATTATGTAATTAGTTGAATAATAAAATTTATTTATTAATTTTTCTAAATCTTCCTTGTTTCCTGCACTAGCTAATAAATTTTTCATAGTGTTAAAACCTCCATTTTATATTTTTATTATTTTTATATTAATTTCTTATTTAAAAATTCAATTATATTTGTTTGTTTCCCACTTTGATATATTTTACCGCCTAAATTATAGCCTATTGTTTCGCCTATTATATATTCTTTGTATGTATTTTGATATATGCTTATTTTTTTATCATAGTACATTTTTTCATTATATCCGTTGATCCAACAACAATTTTTTTCTTTATAAATAACAATATAATTATTAACTATTTCAAATTCAATATTATTATTTATTAACCACTTTTTTATATTTTTCAATTTTCTACTTCCTTTTTATTTTATTTTTAAAAGCTTTCTACAAACTTATAAACATTTTTATATTTTTATTTGCCATCAATCTTGATAATTTCAATGCTTTAAACCTTATTTAATGCCCTTAAAGCTATTATATATAACATATAAAAGAATGATTTATAAATTATATTCGTACCCATGTATATAACCCAACATATCTGATACATCGTCATAATTTTTATAAATTAAACCTTTTCCATTCTTTAATAATATTTCTATTCCTATAACTTTTCTTCCTTCTTTGTATTCTTTTAATTCAATTATCATATTTATTCTGCTTGCTGCTTCTTTTAATAATTCCTCACATCTTTTTATGTGTTCTTTGCTATCCATAATTATATGCTCCTTTTATTTTATATTTTAATTGCTTAATATCGATTATTAAATAATTAAATTAATAATCGATACAAAATAATTAAATTATATTTAAGTCAAAGTCTAATTTTATTTGCTGTCCATCATCAAATTCGATATAAATTGTATCAAATTCATTCCAATAATTTAATATATGCTTTTTGTAATCTTGTTTTTTTAATGCTTTTTTTACGGCTCTTAATGTCATTTTTCTAACTCCTTTTTTAATAAATTTATTGTTTGTTTAAATTTTGCTTGCTGATTCGTTTTGTTGGCATAATTTTGTATAAAACTTAAAGTTTTGGTTATTTGATCTTTACTATACATCTTTAAATCCTCCTCAAATTTTATTTTTTCTTTTATTATATCATATTTTTATATTTTTAGCAATAACTTTTTTAATATAATCTTATATTTGTTGATATTATTTTTATATATCCAATAAAGCAATATATAAACATTATACAAAATATCAATATGAATACATTTTCAGCAAATACTTTGATATTCCAATTTTTATTATATATTTTTATCATTTGTTTCAGATCCTTCCTTTAATTCTTTTAATTTGTTTTTATAAAATTCAATTTTTGCATTATTGCATCCGTTTTTATTATTTTCTGTGTATTCTTTTATCATGTTTTCATAGTAATTTTTATATTTTTTATCCATTGTTACTCCTTTTTAATATATTTTTATTTATGCTAAATTACAAACACATAAATATTTTTATATGCTTGTAGCATAGCATTAACTATGCTAATTTTATTTAACTTACTTTTAATTTTATATATTCTTTATTATCCAGTAAATAACTTTCATTGAGTAATTTATATCTTAATAAAAAAGCTTTTATTTCTTCTTCTTCATCAATTGTTATATCGTTTTTATTTGCTATTTTTAACAATTCTAAACATTTTAATGCTTCATCATTTAATGAATAACTTTGATTATATTTATACTTTCTTTTACCATTTTTATAATTTACATTGTAATAACAATCAAAGCTTAAATTTCCCAGTATATTATTTAAATTTATTATATTATTTTTAACTATCATTTTGATTCTCCATATTATTTTTATTTTTATAAAATATAAGTTTTATTCCCATAATAAATATTTTTCAATTCTATTCATGCAATAATTTCTATTTTCTTCTGTATCATTTAATTGTATTTGTTTTCTGTTTGGTATGTCACAAATTAATAACATTGTATTAAATCCATTTTCATTTTCTTCAGCTTCATTATAAATATTGTATAACAAACAAAAATGTTCATCATAAATTGTTTCCACTACATCCAATTGATATTTATATTTTTTCATTTTCTGCATTCTCCTATTATTTTTATATTTTTATTATAATACATTTTCCCAGTACATAAAACATGATATTTATTATACTATTACTTTTATTTCATTGTTTAAAAAATAATTGAATTTATGTTTATTGTTTTCGAATATTGATATTAATATTGTATCAAAATTTTCTAAATCTTCTGTATATCTTACCCATTCAGCACATATAGTTATATTGTTTATTTTTATTTCTGCTTCCCCATTTTCAATACAATCTTGTTTTACTTGCTCAATAGCTTCACTTAATTTATTCATTTTCTTCACTCCTATTATTTTTATTTTGCTTATTTCAAGCTATACAGGATATAAACTATTTTAATATTTTTATATCCATATAGCAAGGAATAAACTCCTTGCATTTATTTTTATATTAAATTTTCATACCATCGTAATGGATATTTTAATACATTTTCAATATAATCAATTACTATTTTATATTCACTTTTTAATAATTCGTTTTTATCTAATTGATCCAGTGACTTATTATATTTTTTATATATGATTTGCATTTTATCGGATTTTTTATCATTTTTAGCTTTTATTTTGTCTTGCTTTTTACTGTATTGCTCAATTGCATAAACAAATCCATTTTCTATCATTTTTTTATTACTCCTTATTTTTATTTTTATTTTTATTAACTTGCTAATTCTAATGTTTTATATAAATCATTTATTATTGATACTTTTAAATAATTTAGTGATGTGTCCATTTCTTTTTTTGTTGTTATATCGTATAATTTTTCAACTAATTCATGATAGTTATAAAATGCAAACATATCCTCATTGTATAACCAGTCATTAATCGGCATTAAATCATTTTCAATTATTTTTTTAAAGTCATAACATAATGTTTTATGATATATTTTTCTTGTACAAGTAACATTAAAATCTTTTATTTTGTTAATAGCATCCATAACTTGATTATGATTGTATAAGTTTTCATTCATAGCTTTATTACTCCTTTATTTTTATTAATAAATATTCTATAGTGCTAACACATCCATTATAAAAAGCGAATTCGTCAATATCATTTTTATATTTTTCTTGCAAGTTCTTAAAGTCCTCCAGTTCATTTTCCAATAATTCAATCATGCTATTTTTATTTACATTCATTTTTATTACTCCTTTATTTTTATTTTAAAAGCTTTATAAACATATAATCATTCTTATATATTTATAAAGAGTATATTTGCATATCTCTGTATGCTTTTAATATAATCTTTTAAAATTCTAATTTTATCAACTTGCTATTATATTTTTATTATCTATTTTTGTAACCTGATCCAGTGAGAAAAAACTTGCATTTACTAAAATTATTTTTTTAGTTTTTGTTTCTGTATCTTTATTTTTTAATAGTGTTGGCTTCCATATTTTAGTTTGAAATAATGCTTTACTTCCTTTATTGATTGTATAACCTTGTTTATTCCATCCTGCAAATGTATCAACTATTTTGTCTAATTCTATATTATGCAATAATTTTTCTGTCATGATTATTTCCTTATTTGTTAGTGCCATTTTTATTTACCTTCCTTTTTAATTTATTCTTATATTTAATATTTTTATTTATTATCATTTTCCTTCAATAACTTTTTTTCTGTTATGTTATTTGATAATATTTTTATTAAGTCATTTTTGGCATCCTCAATATTATCGTATTCTTTTAATATTTTGCATAGCTGAAAATTTTCCTTTGTAGTCTCATGTATTATATAACCTTTTTTAATATTAATCACTCCTTTTTATCATATTACTATATTTATTAAATAATTGCAAGTGATTCGTTGATAGTGATTGAAACGGCTTCCTGATTCATTTCATTTTTTATCATGTTTGCAAGTGTTATAAATATATTAATATCATTTTCATTTAATTCGATTAATTGCAATGTAATTATTGTTATATCTTCAATTATGACTTTATTCAAACTGTCACTAAACCATGATCCAATTGTTTTATAATATTTTAGATTGTTTGTAATATTGTAGTATTTTTCTAAATAATTTATTGATTTTTTAATATAATATTGATTATCAATTTTATTATTTATATCTATTGTAGATGGTATAAAAATTGATATTTGATTATTGTTTTCTTTTAATTCGATAAAATTATTTCCTTCAATGTTAGAATAAATTGCATCATCAAACTTTGTTGCTCCTCCATTTTCAATAGCTCCAGTTTGCAAGCTATCAACTTTTTTTCTGTCACTCATGAAAAAACTAAAATTAAAATTTTTACTATTAATCATTTTTTACACTCCTTTTAATATAATTTTTAACCTTAAAAGCTTAACTTTGCTTACAAATTTTTTAACCTTGTAAGCAATCCCAAACCTTCAAAATTTTATCTATCATTTAAAATATGATTAATGTTATCCAGTGCAATTTTAATTTTACATTCGTTTTCAAGTTCTTGATCTTCCATTAATTCTTTTAAGTTTTCAATTTCAATTTGCATTTTTTCAATCATTAACATTATTTTTCACTTCCTTTTATTTGTTTAATTGTTATTTCAAATTGTTCATTTGTATCCAAATTTTTTAATATCAATTGTTCATTTTCGATTTTAGATTCGTAAAAATAACTATGCTGATTAATTAAAAAATCAATAGCTTTTTTTATTTCCTGTTTTTCTTCTTTACTCATTTTTTATAACTCCTTTTCTATTTGTTCCCAGTATTCCTCATCAATTTCTTCTTCCAGTATATCATATAATATTTGTAATTTAATTCTTAAATAGTTTTCTAATTCTCCCGCTGCCGTTTTGCTTTGTAGTTCTGCTAAGGTTGCAAATAAATCCTTTTTTATTTCTTGCTTTGTTTTCATATTCTCAATCCCCTTTTAATATTTTAGCTTTTAAAAGCTTTATCCTGCTAATAAATATTATCACTTATTAGCAGGTAAAACCATTAAATTAATTGTTTTATTCTAATACAATAATTTTATTATCTAATAAATAACTTCTTAATTTTTCACTAATACAGATTCTTTTATTGTCCATTTGTAAAAACATCATTCCTTGTTCATCATTAATTTCATATCCATTTGATACATTAATTAAAAATTGTTTTATATCTTCTTTATTTTTTTTCAATATTTCCATTTTACCCTCCTCAAGGTAATAAATTTTATGTTTTATTTGCTTATTTTATTTTGTTTGATTTCATTTTCTAAAATTTCAATTATTTGATTTTTAAATTCAACGGCTTCGGCTATTGCTTCATTTACAATAGCCGTTTGAAAATCTTGAATTAAATCTTTTAACATTTCATCATTCATTTTCATTTTCCATAAAAACGATAATTTCTAAATTTTGTTTGTAACCATTGAATGCAATTTTAATTTTGTAATAACCTTGAAAATCTGTATCTAATCGTTTGCTAAAACCACTAACATTTTTATGATTTAATAATTCATTGACTTCTTGTTCTTTTAATACTGGATAATGTGCATTATTGTTTAATCCTTTTAATTCTTTATAAGTCATAGTTCTAAAATTGTTTTCCATTTTTTTTAATCTCCTTTAATCTAATTTTTTTAAATCTTAAATAAACTTATAATATTTTATACTCTTATTTAAGACTTAAATCCTTAAATTGATTTTCCTTAATAGCCTCATTATTATTATCACTATCGAGCTATTAGTTATCATTGCAAGTCATTTTCAAGTTATCTTGCAAGTATTAATCAATTTGCGACTATTCAGTTTTCAATGTTCAAAGATTTTTAGGAAAATCTTTATATCATAACCGCTTTGAATGGGTAGCCTCCACTTGTTGCCCTCCTTTTAATATAATTTATAGGCACTATTGCCCTTCTGTTAATAATAGAATACCACATTTTCCTATTTTCCTCAAGTGAAATAAATGTAACATATTTTTCGTTGATATGTCAATCTTTTTTAATTTAATGTTACAATAAAGTAATAGTTAAAAAATGTTTATGCTTTGTTTCATGCATAAATACTTGCATAATTTTAGTCGTTTTCCTATTTTCCTTGCATAATGCCTTATTTGCGTCATTTCATGCAAGATATCGTTTTCAGTAAACGTTTTCCTAAAATATAAATTTGCTTTGTTTTCCTAATATTTTACCATTAATTAACATTAATTTTTAAATGTTACAATCGATTTAACATTTATTTTAATTTAATTTATCTATTCTATTCGTAATGGTTTAATAGTTATATATTGCTATTAGTAATAATATAGTAGTGTATTGGTTACTATATATTTTGTAATTGTTAATCAATTGTAACAGTTAGTAATGATTAAAATACTACTTTTAATACAATCTTAACTTAATTACATCATTTCATTTGATCCAGTATTGATTATTTATCGTAATTCGATAAATATATATTGTTTATCGATAAATAGTAATTGATTGATTCTGATATCTTTGTTTATATTGCATTTTGTGGCGTTTCGAGGTATATTTTAATAGATGATATATTAAGTCGATTAGTTTATTATCGTTTGTTTAAACGCATTCTATGACATTATATTTTTAATATAATTTGTATGTTTATGCAATTTACTTTTAACTTAATTTAATAGTATAGTTAATTAATATGTTTGGTATGATATATAATACATATAAGTTTGGTATGTTAATATTGTTAATTAATGGTTATATAGTTTGATAGTTAATGTATAGTTTACATAGTAGATTAGTATGTATTACTATTATATACAATTATTATATGTATAGTATGTTTATTGATCCTATATTTTAATCCAGTTTCATTACATACTGTTTTAGTATGTTTTAATACCAATTTTATTAGTATGTTTTAATTAGTTTATCGCATACTAGATTAGTATATTATAATGCATAGTAGTTTAGTATGTTATTAGTAAAATTATATTAAAAATGTTTCACGTGAAACAATATGATATTAAAATGATATCATTATGATACTAGATTTATTAAAGGTGCTTACTAATACTATATGACATAGTTATGATAACTATGTCTAATAATTATTAAAACTATATTTGATCCTTCAATAGTCAATCAGCATCTGCAATGCATAATACATATTATAGTAAGTCGATTATGATATATAATAATAGCTATGATGCAGTAATTGCAATGGTTACAAGGTTTGAACTGGGCTATATTTACACTAAATAACCAATTCCAGATCCACAATATGCCCCTAGTACCTCTATAATCACACCACTAATATTTTCCACTATTTAGGTAAAATTCCCCCATTTTGAGTCGTTCCTCAAGTCGATAAACATTCGTCAATCCCAACCAAAACTCCCCTTCAAAATCCCAATAAATTAACCTAATTTACCCAAACAATCCCCTCACCCATTCTAATTTAAACATTCATACGATAATTTACCAAAGTCCATCCCGTTCGTAAAAATTCATATCCATACTAACAACTAATAGGGGTATAATTAACACTAATACCTATCAAATCACCCCTAAAACTAACGTAACCTAATTTCTAACATAAATATACCTATCGACTTTAACTTTTTTTAAAATTAATTCTAAGACTTAATCTGTAGCGGAAGAACGCTCATATTTTTTTATAATGGACATACATAATTATCAACACTTCAAAATATATTTTAATAAGATAAAAATTAACACAAATTTTACGCACACTTTCATACCTAAAACATACAATACAATATAAATTAATAGGAGGTGATTGTATGAAAGCCATCAATTTAACATTCAAAAATAATACTGAAGAACTAGAATTATACACTTGGGTATGTAAACACACGACTAAAAGCGGATGTATCAAAGATATTCTACTCGAAGCTAAACGTAAGGAAGAAAAATCAGCAAGTAAAATTATGAAAGGATTTCTAAGATTAGAATAGGGGGTAAATATGAGCAAGCTTTATAAAGCATACGAGCATCTCTGCTATGACGCATTAGATTGGTCAACAAATAAAGGTAAAGATGTAAATAAAGCTAGAAAAAAATTTGAAGAGTATGAAATCAATTCCACAATATTTGATTTTAATTTCAGACAATCTTGTAATACCTGTCTCTATAAAAGAACCAGTAAATGTAACTCTTGTAAAAATGCGTTTGTATTTAAAGGTAAAGATGATAATTACCGAGAACGAATATTTTAAAGGAGTAGATATGAAAAATATATTATCTTGGTCACTAACAATAATATCAATACTTCTCATCCTAGCTGTATCATTATCGAACATTAATTTCACCAGTATAATACCCCTACTATTCACATTTGCAAGGTAGGGGTTACCCGTCACCCACTCACCGTGGGCAAAGTTCGATTAGCTCACTCACGGTCGCTAACCTTACTTTGAAAAACACTAATACAAATTTGTCCAAATATTGAAACATCAACATTTATATATTCCTTTGAATTAGAACTATCTGTTGGAACAATTTTGAATATAAATTTATATCAATTTGGAAGGAGAATATTATGGCAATAAAAAAAGTAACAACTAATTTTGAAAAAGATATTTATAGTTTAACTGGAAGTGCAGTTTTATTGGCAAGCAATGCAGTATTAAGTTTCTTACCATTTGGAAATATAATTCCATTAGCATTAACAAGTATATCTGGTGGATTTATGTTCAACGATTTATTTAACAGTAAATGGGATAAAACTTTTAAAGAAGTTGGTTTAATAAATAAAGATGGTAAGATGCCTAAGAAATTACATGATTTTAAAGATGATGATAAAACAACATATATCTTTGAAACACCATCTCCAATGACTGCATATGATCTAATTAAATATCAAGATAATATTGAAGCATCAATTCATAAACCAATGATAATAACTGTAACTAAAAATTTCTATGCAAAAATAGAAGTATTTGAAAAAGCATCATTAAGTTTTGTGTGGGATAAAATATTTAAAAGTTGTGGAATTAAAAATAAAGAAGGCGAATATCCAGAATTTATTGAAACTGAAGAAACCAAAATAGGAAATAAATATATCTTCAAATTACCATATGGATTATGTATTGAAATATTTGAAAATATGAAACCTTTAATTCAATCAGCAATTAAAAAACCTTTAAAATTCAATTTAACTCCCGATTATAAACTCACAATACAAGAATACGATTTACATTATCAAAAATTTTATACTCCAAATTATAATTCAATTATACCAATTAAAGGAAAATTAATATTTCCAATTGGTATAACTTTAACTGAAAATGGTCAGCAAATAGTAACTATAGATTTAACAGACGAACCACATATCCTTGTAGCTGGAACAAATGGTTCAGGAAAAACAAACTTTATAAAATGTTTATTAACTGCAATGATTTTACAAAATATTGAAATAAAAATATTAGACTTAAAGTTTGGCGGAGATTATAATATATTGAAAAATTATAAAAATCTTACTACATTTACAAAAGATGTTGTGGTAGCAAGAAATGAAATTACTAAAATTAAAGATACTATGAATGAAAGATATCACCTTTTGGATATAACAAATTGTAAGGATTATATTTCGTACAATAATAAACATAAAAACAATCCAATGAAACCAATAGTTGTTGTGATTGAAGAATATTATATGTTAAACACAAAGAAAAATAGAATTGTAGAAGAAATGAATCAAATCTTAGCCAAATCAAGAGCTTGTAATATAAAATTCATATTATCCCTGCAAAGACCTTGTAAAGATAATCTTGATCCTATATTAAAAGCTAATCTTAATCATACAGTTGGATTTAGAACGGTTAGTATTCCAAATTCAGAAGTTGTACTTGGAGAAGGAGATAATCGATTATTTAAAGAATTACATGACAAAGGTGAAGCTATAATTCATGATATGTATCAAGATGTAACATTTAAAAGTTTTTACTTAGAGGATGACGAAGAAAGTAATAAAAATAAATTAATCACTACTATTGAAAAACTTATTTCTTCTAAATGTGTTGAAAAAAATATACAACTAGAAGATGTTAAACCTATTGAAGATAAAACAATTCCAATAGAAAAACTTAGACAGAAGAAAGAAGGAAGGGTTGATTTAATGTGTTAGATAAAAAAAGATTAACCAATACACAATCCAAAGAACGAGATAATCAAGTAGTAGAATTTATCAAACTTATCCCTTGCTACTCGGACACAATTCAAAAAATGTTTTACACAAGTCAGCGAATGGCAAATAAGCATTTAGAACATTTATACAAATATAGTCACATAAAAAGATATCGTAAATTTGCACATGAAAAATATTTCTACTATACGGGTAAATTAAAAAGTCAACGAGAACATCTTGACATAGCAGCAAAGACATACTTTTGGCTTCAGCAAAATGGATACGAAATATTAAATTGCAAACTCCAACAAATTCAACAAGGTATTAAACCAGATTTAGTAGTTGAATTAAAACGTAATAATAAAATAACTACTGTAGCAATAGAAATTGAGCGTTCATACGGAAATTTAAAACAGACAATTAAAAAATATGAAAATACTGATTTTAAAAGCGTACTGTTAATTAGTAATTTACCAACAGGAAATATTGAGAATGAGTATATACAAAATTTAAATAATATAAATTTTAAGGAGCTGGAATAATAACCAGCTCACTTAATTTTGTACAGTTTATGACTAATTGGATATGCTAGAGAAACTCCCATTGGTGTCATTAAATCAAATAATACATGTAAGACACATCCAATCATAAGCCCAGTTGAAACAACACTCATTCCGAATGCTATATTAGCAGAATAATATAATACAGTTATAAAAAACAGACTATGTGTTAAAGTTCTATGTCCGACAGTTTTATTCAACCAACTAGAAAAATATTTAATATTATGCCCTACCATCGAATCTGCTCTATCAACATCAGGAAGTATTGATCCTACTCCAACACAAATAAAATAAATAATTTTTTCTTGAACTGTAAAATTTAGAAAAATAGAAATTATCCAACCAATATATTCAGAATATAAAATATGTTCTTTATAGCTGAAAACAATCACCCTCTTTCAAAATATATATTATCCATAATTTAAAATTTTATTCACAGAAATATTAAATTTAAAACTTTACCACTAGACTATACCTACACCCCCTCAAACTAGGGTAAAAAGCTAATAAACAGTACCAAATCTTCACGCAACCCACTTGGGTAAGTATTTACTCATTAACAATATTACGTGCGTTTTAACCCTATTTTAATGCTTAAAAGTATGTATATGATAAATTTTGTTATAATTTCAATGTATTTTTGATTAAAAATGACGTAAAAGTGTTATAAAACGTTGATTTCCCAACAGAAATGATGTATTTATGTGATAATTAACTAAAATATATATGATTGGGCAAAAAAATAAGTATTACTTAAACAATTAGTAATACTTATAATATAACATAATACTTGCTGAAGGCTCTAAGGTCAAAAGAAGCGTCAATGAAAGAAAACCACTTTCATTTCCTTTTAAAAATATATCTAATGGCAAAACCGTCCCATTAGATATATTTTTTCGTCATAGTATATTTTTAATTTAATTTATGTTACATTTTAATTTAAAAACTTAATACGAATTTTAATATTTTTGTGAAACATACCGTGAAACATACCTCTAATTTTGTAATGTTTTTTGTTATCTTTTTCTTTTAGGGAATACCCCCAATTATGTCTGATTTTACCGAAGAAATTTTTTAATTTTAACGTGGGGTGTACGTTAAACTAAATATTATTTAACCAATTTATTAAAAAAGTTCTCATTCTTTTTGATGGTAAATATATGTTAATATTTTTGCCTTCTCTTATACTACTTCTAAAAATCCATTGTATTAATTCCGACAAAGCATATTCGTCTTCATTAAATTCAATTCCTTTTAAATTGAAAAATTGTTTAATATTTGGATGTATGTATACGTTGCACATATAAGCTAGATTTCGTTTGAATTTATAATCATTCGTAGCTCTGGCGTTAAATGATACAAAACAATCTTGAACTACTTCTTTATCATTTTCGTCTTTTAATGGCTTATTAAATTCATCTACTAAAACACATTGTTTATAACTATCTCCTCTTAATATTTTCTTATAATCTTTAAATGTAGTCCACATATTATCGTAAGCTTTACCTTTTATCTTATTTTTAAAATAATTATATGTGTTATTTTTTAATAATGTCTTAATTTCCTTATTGGAATGTTTAAACCATGAAACTGATAATGCACTTTTTTTATCCCCTATTTCATTTAAATCAGGGTTGGTATAAATATTGATTAGTTTTCTATATTTGTCTATGTACTCAAATTCATTTTGCTGAGAGTATTCTACTAATTTATATTTTGAATAATCATCGCTAATTGTAATTTTTTTTATACTATATTTAGTATATTTTACATTGTGATAATCATAGTAATGTTTCATAATTTGACCGTCAAATTTATAAGTTAAGATAAAAACTTCATCAAAACAATCAAATATATCTACTGGAAAATTCCATACCATAAGTTTTTTATTAACTAATATCAAGCTCTTGTTTTCTGCCATTTGTTTAATTTTGTCATATTTAGTGTCATTATAATCTTTTATCCAATGGACATAATTTTCATTATCAATTTCAATTATTTTTTCACCTATTAATAAATCAATATCTCCTTTAGTTATATCTTCAATTTCTTGAATAACATTCATTACTTCATCTAAAAATAATGTATAGTGTCCATTTTTTAACTTCTGTTTTTTATTAATATCAAACCTTTGAAATAAAACATGAGTTGAAGCTATATTTTGTTGAGTTGATATTAAATATTCAAAATTATCAATTTTACCTCTACCTTTATGTTCAGGGGCTTTCATATTAATATTAGTATTGGCTATTACCCTATCAATTTCTGATAAAAATGGTGTAATATATATATATCTTTTATTTGGATTATTGTTCATTTCTTGAATGCTCATTGAAGTTTTCCCTGCCCCACAAATTGCATCTACTACTTTAATTTTGTTTTCCATTTTAATTTAATTTATTCCTTTCATTAAGTTATCATTTTCTTGCCAATATTTCATCAACTTATTTGTTTTTTCTGTTTTCTCAAAGGTAATTAATATATCGCCTTTTCCACCTTTACCAATTCTATAAATTTCTGCACCGTTATTAGCCATCCAAGTGGCTTGTTTTAAATCGTAGATATATATTAAATTCACATTGTCATCCCCTATTTTTTAGTTTGGGTGGGTTGTTTCTTTTTAGTAGTATCACTTTTCTTTTTAGCATCTTTTTTCGCCCAATATTCTCTCCAATATGTTTTTGTGTGGGCAATTTTACGTACTTCGTTCTGTAAAATACTAAAAAATCTCGGATCACCTATGTATATTGATAATTTGTCTTGAGATGTATATATTGCATAAACAATACTTCTTTCATCATAATCTTCAGTTTCTAAATACTTAACACACTTTTGAAGTTTTTCATCAAATTTAATTCCTAAAATAACTTCAAATACTTCTTTATAAGTTTTTACTTCAATCTTACTCATTATTAATCATCTCCTATTATTTAGTAATATTTTTTTTAATTTAATTCATACACAATCAAATTACATCGCCTCCTAGCCATATATAAATAGTATAACACAGCCAAATATACTTGTCAAGGATTATATTAAAAAATAATTAAATTATTTTCTCCAGTCGGACAAATATAAAAGAATAGAAAAAGATAAGAAGATTAAAACAAATAAAAAGATATAGCTCAACGAAAATGTTGCAGTATAAATATTAGTTGGTCATGCCGTTGGACAATCCACAGGCTATTTTTTCATTAATTGGACAATCCACATGATTGTGTATAACTTTATTGGACAATCCACAGGTTCAAAAAGTTAAAATACTGTGGACAAGTCATGTTTTATAAAACATTTTGAACAAAATTAACTTTTGTAAATTAAATCTGGACATAAAAAAAGACAATTTTCATTGCCATGATATTTTGAAATTATTTAATTACACAACAAAAACTTCTAAGAGTAGTAATTTTCTAAGAAGTAATTAAAAATTTGTACAAGAATAATTTATTAATTTAGGTTGTAGCATATGTATTTCATTTCGTATCTTATCTAATGCTTTTTGCACTTTGGACATTTTTTTTCTATTATTCATAATAACTTTAACTGAATCTATTAAATCTTCAAGTGTGTAACTTATTTTATATTGTTTACAGTAATTGATTAATTTATGTTGATATTGTAGGAAGTCAACATTATGGCTCTTTGTTCGCAGTTCTTTTCTTAATGTAAAAAGATAAGTATCTTCTGAGTACGCACGTATATTAAATAAAGCTTTAAGATCATCAAAAAGATAATACATTCTAAATTTTTTCAATGTTTCTTTTGAAACTTTAATATTCTTATCTCCTGCTTGTTGTCCTAATAATCTTAATAATAATTTTTTAAGATTAACATGAAGTCGAATAAACAGTGGGCTTAATATTAAATCAAGATTTAGATTTAAATATCCTTCGTTATAATTATCTTTAGATGTAAAAATATTATCAAGTACAGTGATATCAAATGATCCTTGACGTGATCCCCAGTTAATGCAAATAAACTCATTTTCTTCTAACTCATACAAAGCTTTGTAAAAAGTTGATTTGGGCATATGTAAATCTAACATAACATCTTTATACCTTATTGCATCAACTTGTCCCAAAGTATTTTGCCTTTTTATAAGATATAAATAAAGGTCAATTTCTCTACCAGAAAGCTTATCTATTAACTTATTGAGATTTTTAATCTTTAGTTTCATAAAAACAAATCCTCCAAAGTTATTATTCTTTAACATATAGAATAACATACTTTGGAGAAAAATCAAATTAATTTTCTTTTATTTTGTCCAAACATTTCTGTATATCCTTATTTGTGGTAGCCATTTGTTTAATATCATCACTTGATAATATAGCCGATTTGAGTAATAAGTTTATTAATTTGGATTTTTTGCGACTATTACCACTTACAATTAATTCTGCTAAAGCATTTATTGACTTATCCAAATAATAAGTAAAGGAGTCTTTTGTTCTTCCATCTTCATCTAAAAGCATTGATATTAATGAATTTGTATTATCTTTTGGTAATGTTTCTTCTTGATTTTCTGTTATAATTTGTTCAGCAGATTGTTCTATATTATTTTTTTTCTCTGCTAAATTTTCTTCGGTTTTAAACGTTTTAATAGAAGGATTGGTATTTATAATTTTATCGGCTACATCTAAATTTTCTTCGACAAATTGTTTTCGTCTACTTTCATTTTTACGCACTTCAAACATATTTTCCATTATAAAATACCCCTTTCTGTTAATTCGTTAATAATATCCATTAATTCATTATAACTTCTTTCATCTCGTCTGGAATTGATTGGTTCTCTATGAACTTTAGTTTCGCTGATAGCAGTAGATTTATGAATATTATTTTTCAAAAGTATATCATCAAATGCAAACTTATCTGAATAAACATAATCTATAAAATCTTTTGTTATCTTAGTGGTATCATCTCTTTTATTAATTATCAATCCTTTAATATTATCAACTGCTTTTCTGTCAATTCGGCTCTGAATTGGATAATATAATTCAAGAAAAGTTCCCACAGCTTCAATTCCATCAATGTCAATGTCACTTATCAAAATAACACTATCACAAACTATATAAGCATTTATATTTACTATGGACATGGTAGGATTACAGTCAAAGAATATATAATCATATTGTTCTAAATATAATCTATTATCTTCAATCCAATTTTTTAAAACTAATTCTCTACCTGCCATTCCTGTTAATTGAAGTTCAACAGCTGTCATTGAAATAGTTGTTGGTACAATGTCTAATCGAGGTATATGTGTTTTGTGTATTACTTGAGATGCATCTAAACTGTGGTCAAATATATCTTCTGTAGTATATTCTTTGGTACTCATGGCTAATTCATCTTGTCGCCTTTTTGATGTAGGTGGAGTTGATTTAATACTTCTGATGGCTGTCTTATATAACAAATTACTCATATTGTGCTGAGGATCCAAATCCAATATTAAAATTTTACGTTTAAATTTTTGAGCCAATAATGCGGCTATATTAAAAGTAATTACGCTTTTGCCAGTTCCACCTTTTAAAGCTGTAATAGCTACTATTTTCATATAATTATTCTCCTTTATATCTTATTAACTACATTATACTATAGCATATTCTAAAATGCAATATATTATGTATAATAAAATAAATTTATTTTCTAAAATAAAAACAATATAAGATATATAATATATTAGATAGTAAATTATAATATAGAAAAGATAATAAACACTATAATTGAATATAAAATAAATTATATAATAATATATAAAATAAAATCAATATAAAAACAAGATAGATAATATTATATACATTAAAATCATTATAAAATACATAATAAAAACAAAATAAAAATAATATATAAAATAATATATAAAAGAATATGGATAATATAATAGATAAGAATATAGATAATAAATAGCATAATAAATATTATAGTAAAATATATAACAAAATACATAATAAACTAGATAATATTCTATATAGCACTATAGATTCTATTATGGATAATATAAATAATATATAATAAATAAGATATTGAATAATATTATAGAAATATAGTAGATAAGAAAATATAAAGATGATGCTGTGTTTTATTATAATATATTACATTTTATAAGGTAAAGAAACAAGTTAAAATATTTATAAATTAAATTAAAAAAAGACTTGACAAGCTATTTTCATTATGGTATACTTTAAATATGAGTTAGGCAATACACTGAACATCAATAAGTAGGTAGTACAATTGCGACTCTAAAATTAAATTAAAAAAGAAAGGAGAAGTTATGAAAAGTCGATCATCTTACAGAGATGATGAAGGCAATCTAGTATATAGTGATGAAATGATATTTGAAGAAAATCCAGATGATATTATAGATGATACATATATGAAAGACGATTGGTTTCGTAATCCAGAAGAAATATACATAGAAATATTAAAAGAAAACACAAAGATTTATAATGATTATATTAAAGGTAAATTTTAAGATTAAATTAAAAAGGAGAAATTAATGTTAATAGAAATTAGCAAAATAACAACAGGAGACAGAATAAGAAAAGATTTTGGTGATATACAAGAACTTGCAGATGATATAAAAGAAAATGGTTTAATTAATCCACCAGTAGTAACACCTGAATTAGAACTAATTGCAGGGGAAAGAAGATTAAAGGCTTTACAATTATTAGATTATAAACAAATTGAAGTAAGGGTAATGAGTGTAAAAGATGCAGAACACCAATTAAATTTAGAAATATCGGAAAATGAAACTAGAAAAGATTTTAGCAAAAAAGAAAGAATTGATTATGCCAGAAGGTTAGAAAGAATTGAAAAGGTTAAGGCAAATGAAAGACAATCTGAATTAAACGGAAAATCTTTGCTTACGGAAAATTTTCCACAAGCAGAAACGGGTAACACAAGAGATATAGTTGCTCAAAAACTTGGAATTGGCTCTGGTAAGCAATATGAAAAAGAAAAATACATAGTAGATAATGCAAATGAAGAAATTCTCAATGCGTGGGATAAAGGTAATATTTCAACAAATAAAGCTTATATAACTTTAATGGAAGAAAAAAAAGCTTTAGAAAAAGAAAATCAACAATTAAAAAATCAGCCACCAACAGTAATTGAAAAAGTCCCAAGTGATTATTATTCTGACAAACGTAAAGTAGAAGAAAAACAATCACAAATAAACGATTTAATAAAAGAAAAAGAATTACTTATTAGAAAAGCAGAATTAAATGATAAAAATGCTAAAAGATATGAAGAATTAACATCACAAATTAAAACTCTATCTCAACAGAAAGATAATATGAGTAGGCAAATGCATTCAGCAACAGAACTTTCTGGATTAGTTGTAGAGGTTAAGCATTATTTTGACGGAAAATTTGCACCTATTAAATATTCAAGAGCAATTCAAGAAGCTTCAGAAGATGAAATAGTAAAAAGAAATTTAAAAGATATTTTAGATACATTTCAAAATTGGATAGACGAAATGAATAACTATATAAAAAAAGATAATGAAATAGAAATAATAGATGTGGAGGTTATAGAATAATGAACGAATTAACAAGTATAAGTAATAATTTTAATATTGAAAATATGGACTACGATGACTTACAGTTAATTATAAACCAATTTATGCAACAACAATACATATTAATTAGAAAAGATTTAAATGAATTAAAAGAGGAACAAGAAACAACTAAAAAAGAAGTAGAAATAATGAAATCTGAAAATGAAACTTTAAGAGAATTAGAAATTAAAAGACACCGAGCAGAAGAACATAAATATGGATATATAAGTCTTAGTGATTTAGGTCAGTGTTATCAAATATCTATTGGGGCTAAAACTATGGGAAAATTATTAAGACTTGCTGGAATTGCAAAAGCAAAACAAAGTAAAACAGAGCCTTTGAGAAGTTGTATATTGGATGGAACTGCAAAATCAACAATGTATGGAGATTTCCCAACATATTATTGGAATCCAGATAGATGTATTAAAAAGGTAGACGAATGGATGAATGGTATTGGTGTTGTAGATAAGTTCTACGCAATTGAAAATGAAAAAGAGCTAATTAAATTTATTACTAATTTAGAACAAAATTATGGTGAAAATTAAATTAAAAAAACAATAAAAACACAATTTTATATGAAAGGAAAATATATATATTGGACAAAGAAAAACAAGAGAAACAATTAGATAAAGCAAATAAATTTTTTAAAATCTATAAAATTACTAAAATTAAATGGTTTCATAAAAAGTTTTTATCAATAATGAGTGAATTTGTTGCTGAAGTATTATACGATAAGCTCAATAATGAGATTAATCAATTTGTAGAAGTTAAAATGATTAATAGTAAACCATATTTTGATACAAGTAAATACAGATAAAAAAATAAAAGTAATTAAAAATTGTTAATAAATTATATTAAAAGGAGAAAAAATGAATTTGAAATCAGATGAAAAATTTTTTATTATTAATAATAATGATGATTTAATATTAGTTGACGAAATAGAAACTTTTCCTGATGTGATAGCTAATAAAATGTTATACTTCACTGGGCAAAAATTTAACGTTAATTATAATGGTAATGAAATTAACAAAAGTGCAAGAGTAGTAGTTCAAGTATCATTTGAAATTGATGCTGTGACAGAACTTTAATCAGTTAAAACCATAATTTTATCGGGTTGGAGGTGAGTGAAATAGATAAAAGATTGCGAATAGTAGTTCCAGAACAGTTCATTGTGAATGGTGAATTTAATTTATTTGGGTTTACAGATTATTTAAAGGCTGATGGTAGTTCAATTGTATTTGAATATACATATGAAAGTGAAATTAAAAAAACATTTGCCGATTGGTGGAAGAATGTAGTGGCTATAACAAAATGTTATTTTAAATAAGGAGATGATTGAAATTTTAACAAAATGGCAACAAGAAAGATTTGATGAATTTGAAGAAGCTATACATAGAAATGGAATACGATTTATAAACGGGAGAATAAGACGAATAGGTAAAACTTATCTAATAAATGAACTTGCCTTAACTTTACAGGCGTTAGATTATACGGTCTATGTTTTTACGTCATATCAAAATATAGAATACTTTGCTGAAAAATTTATTCAGTCGTATAACAATTTACGAGGAATAAACAGAGACAAGAAAGTAATTTTGTTTGACGAAGTAAGAATAGATGAAGATGAAACTATGAAGATATTAGAGTTATGCGAGAAATATTCAATTTCTGTTGTTGGGTTTACAAGGTATAAAGGTGATGAAGATGTTAAGGAATTTAAAACAGAATTTGAATGTGAATGGATTAAAAATACCTATTAATAAAAATAACCCTTATACAACTTTTAAACGAAAGTTAATTTCTAAATGAGTAATAAGTCCACCAGCTATACTTCGTTAGTTTTAGCTCTAAATAAGGGGTTAAAAAGCTTACTTAGGGGGTACTCATGATGGGGAGGTAAGTTAATTTTTATAGCAATAAGTTTAATAGATTATATTAAAAATTAAACTAAAAAAATAAGCATTAAAACAGGGGTTAAAACAAAAGTTATTTCTTGGGTGAACAATTAATCAACCAACTACCCTTCGTGCTTTTTAGCTCTGTTTAATGACATAAAAAGCTTACTTAGTAGGGTAAGGCGTGGGTGAGAGGTGGTGAGCAAATGATAGAAGTTTTAGAGTTTGGAAATAACAGTTTAAAGAAAATAATATGTAATGAATGCAATAGCGTTTTAAGATTTACTAAAAGTGATTGTACGGTTACTGAATATGAAGGAGAATATATTTATAGCCAAACTTGTAATTTAAAATGTCCTGTTTGTGGGAATAATATATTGGTTCAAAATATAACGAATGATTTTTATGGTGAAAATTATTATAAAAATTATTGTATAGAAGATTGAAAAGCAATAAATACCATATTTTATAAGAAAGGATGTAGAAAAATGGATATTTTAGGATATGTTCATATATTACCAAGTTATAAATCTTATCTTCATAATAGAGAAGAATATCTTTATTGTATTGATAATTTATATGGTAATTTTGAATTTTATAAAAATAAAAACGGATATTATCAATTAAAAACATTTAATGTATTAATGATATTAAGTGAAGATTTAAAATATAGTTTAGTTTTATATAAAGGCAATATGGTTTATGGTGGAAAAGTCGTAAATGTAAGCAAAAAAGAAATAGAATATAAGATAAGCAAAACGCAAAAATATATAGAGATTCAGAAAGAAATAAATCAATTAAAAGAAGAACAAAGAAAGATTAAATTAAAAGGAGTGTTACATAATGAATGAACCAATTTTAGGAAAAGCTGAACCACATGGTTTTGATTATCAACCTATGAAATGGAATGCATTTTTAAAATTAAGAGAATCGGCTCAAAAAGTAGCTAATAGTTTTGGATATCCCGTATATTTAGTTGGTTCTGTATTATATAAGGAAGTTCCAAGAGATATTGATATATCAATAATTATACCATTAGAAAAATATCAAGAAATGTTTGGCAAATTACCCGAGAAACAAGAAATTTATGCGTATTATTTAGGTCGAGTAATTAATAAAGCATTTGAATATACAAAAGATTTATACTTTTGTATTGATTATCATTTAGATATTAAAGTATGTCCTGATACTTGGTGGACAGAAAAACCTAAAATGTTGTTGGCAGAACCGAATAAAAATCGTATTTTATAAGGAGGAGTAAATGTTAAAAGGATTTTGGAAACGAAACGAAGGTATGAGTTTCATAAATAGATTAAAAGATTTAAAACGAGAATTAAAATATGCTTGGCAGAGAGCTTGGCGAGGATATGATGATTGTGATGTTTGGGGATTTGGGGATGCTATAATAGAAAAAATAGTATTGATATTAAATGATTTTATTAAGCTTGGGCATAGCTATCCATCAGAACTAACTAGCGAAGAGTGGGAAAGTATTTTAAAAGAAATGTTAATTTATTTCCAAAATGCAGATGAAAATTATGTTGATGATAATTATAATTTTGACAATATATTGGATCAATATAATTTTATGCAGGGGAATTTAGAAGAAGGAATGAAATTATTTACTAAATATTGCTATAGCTTGTGGGATTAGGAGAAGTAAATGGAATATAAGCCAGAGTTTATAAACTATGACGGATCATTTTCAAATGAAGAATTGCCAATAGCTGAATTAATTCAACGTAGACGATTACAAATACTTATAAATAGTTATTTGTATTATGATACTGACGTAGAATTAGTAACGGATAGAATTTATGACCTATGGGGAAAAGAGTTAGCTAAACTTCAAAATGATTATCCTGACATAGCAAATAAAATTTGTTATGCCGAAGCATTTAAAGGATGGACGGGAATCACAGGCTTTGATTTACCTAAAGATTCATGGGTAAAAAATAAATCATTACAATTAATTGGTGGTATGATAGGTAATAAAAAGAAGAAGAAATGTTGAAATATCAGATAAAACTATGTTTTTATTACCCTAAACAAACGGGTAAATTCTGAAAAAAGACCGATTGTTTGCGAAAAGGAGAATGATGATTAAATGAAAAATAATGAAGAATTTTATAATTTTATAGAGCAAAGCTATAATATTAAATTATTACCTTATCAAAAATTGATACTGAATGTACAAAGTAAAATTGATAATAGTTTTAATTTTTATAACACTAGGCATTATACTAAGAAACTTGATACTTATATTTTATTATTAAACAGGGCTTTATTTATGAAAGACGAAGAAATAATTGCATTAGTTTCGCCAAAAGAAGTTAAGAAAATGAGCAGAGAAGAATTATTTAATTGGTTACAAAATGATTATTGGACTTAAAATGAATGATTTATTAAGGAGAATTAAATGATAGACAAATACGGGAATGAACGAAAAAATGTAAAAGTTGGCTGTATTGATTATGTTAATAAAGAAATGGATTATAAACCTACTTGTTGGAGATGCGGATGGAGTAAACCTGTTTGGATATTGGACGATGAATGGGTTTGTGAAGATTGTTTAACAGATGAAGAAATAGAATACATATTAAATTATTATAATTCTATGGAAAAAGTATTGAATAACCGAATAGAATAGGAGTTTTATCGCCCGAAAAAATAAATTAAAAAAAGGAGAAATAAAATGTTGGTTTGTTTAAATTGTTACGAATTATTTGATAAAGAGAAGGTTAAATTTGATTATTATGATGATTGGAATTATTGTCCTAAATTAAATTGTAGTGGAGATTTGGTGGAAATTGATGAATTATTTGTTCCAGTAATAATCGAGTTAAATAAAAAAGGTTATATAACGGAATTTTGCTGTAGCGGTCATATTCACGAAGGACATTGCGGATTGGTGCAAAGCTATATTAAGTTTTATGGATATGAAATTATCAATGATTATATAAAAGAAAACATTAAAACTTTAAAAGATTATACTCTTGAATATAACGACAAAGACAATAGTGTTTCAATAAGAAGAAGATTTGATGATAAAAAATCAATGAATGAATTATTGATAGATATTTGTGATAACGCAAAGCAAATAACTAAGTGGGCAAAGAAATTACCAAAACTTGAATATTAAGATTAAATTAAAAAATGCACAAGGGGTGACTGAATGGCAAAACAACAAGCGGTTCAAAAATTTGTTTTTAAAATACATAGTACAAGATTAAAGAAAGCAAAATGGGATTTAATTTTACCATTACAACAAGCAAGAAAAAATGATGAAGTTATTTCCCTAGCAGAAAGTTCAGTTCTTCGTTGGATTGATGAATTAAGTGAAATGACTGATACAGATGCTAAAGTAAATGAAATTAAAAAAGAAATAAAAAGAATAAGAAAATTGCCAGTTAGTCAAGAAAATAAAAGGAATATTAAAAAATTATATACTCAATTGGATAATTTACAGTTTAGATCAGCTTATTTATGCTTAATAATTGATAGAAAACAAGAATATTATCGAGCAAATAAAGGATTTACGGTTAATGGTATTAAGTATAAAAGATTTTTAGGAACAACTGGCGGAATTAAAAATGAAACAATAATATACATAGATGAAAAATATTATGATAAAATAAATAAAAGAACTGAAAATGGTAGGGATTTAAGTAAAAAATTAGTCCCTGCCAAACTTGAAGCTTATAAAGCATTAACTTGTAGTGCATCAATACCAGTTTCTTTACCCAAAGGTATATTAGTAGTAAATGATTGTGAAACAAAATTTAAAGCTAATGTAATAGAGTTAGATGATACTGATAGCATTAATCCTAAAATTAATTATATTGAAGGTAAAGAAATTACTTTAAATGATAGTGACGGCTATGGATTAATACTTCCAGAATGTTCATCTCGCTGGGGAAAAGAATTAAGAGAAGATTATTTACCTAGTGGATTTTGTATTAGAAATAGTTTTTGTAAGGGAATGTTATTTACATTTGACTTCATTGAATTCAGTAAGCAAATAGCCAAAGAAGAATGGGTTAAAGATGCTTGGGGGGATAGTCATAACATAAATGATATAGAAGTTATATTAACTACTTCTATGTTAAAATTATGGGACTCTTATGAAAGTATAGAAGATTATTTGCTACATTGTGAAGAAAATCATTATAGCTTTAGCATAACAAAAGTTACTCCAAAAGAATTAGATAATGAACGTACTTTAAATTATCAGTTCATACAGAGTTACGATTTAAATGATGAACAAATTAATGAATTAATTAAACCAACAATGGACGAAATAGAAGATATTTTAGGATTAGATTATAAAAAGTCATTGCTGTTTTTAAAAGGTATAAATGCAAATGAAAAAGATATTCTTAGAAGCGACGATGATTTTATAAAAGCTTTAAGTATTGATGAACGAATGATAAACGATCCTTTTGTTAGAAGTAAAATTCACCAAATGATAAAAAAGAAAATTGATGATGCTAAAATTGGGGTTATTAAATGCAAAGGAAATTATTCAATTATATCTGGTGATCCATATAGTTTATGTCAAAGTATTTTCGGTTTAGAAGTTACAGGGTTACTGAAAGCTAATAGATATTACTCGAAATATTGGAATGATAGAAATGTTGAAAAAGTAGCATGTTTTCGTGCGCCAATGACATCTCATAATAATATTGGATTATTGATATTTGAAAATACAGAAGATATGCGATATTGGTATAAATATATGAATACTATAACAATATTAAATTCATGGGACACTATAACACATGCACTAAATGGTGCAGACAAAGATTCAGATTCTGTATTTACTACAGATAATAGTATATTAGTTAACAATATAAAAAAACTTCTAGCTATAATGTGTGTTCAAAGGCAAGCTACAAAAAAAATACCAACAGAAGAAGATATAGTTATTTCTAATATTAATGGTTTCGGGGATGAGATAGGTTCGACAACCAATAAAATAACTTCTATGTTTGAAAAGCAAGCACTATTTGGCAAAGATAGCAAAGAGTTTAAAGAGTTAGAATATAGAATTATTTGTGGACAATTATTTCAACAGAATGCAATTGATAAGATAAAAGGGATTGTTGCTAAACCAATAAATAAAGAATGGTATGATAAATATTCTTGTAAAATAAAAGAATATGATACTGATGAAGTTAAAAAAGAAAAAAGTTTTAATAAATCAATTTTGGCGGATAAAAAACCTTACTTTATGAGATATGTATATCCTGCGACAATGAATTTATACAATACATACGTTAATAATGCTAATAAAAAATTATTATTAGAATACAGATTAAGCTTAAACGAACTTTTAAATAAAAAAGATATCACTAATGAGCAAAAAATATTTATAGAAAATTATTATAAATATATGCCAGTTGGAATAAGTGATTGTGTTATGAATAGAATTTGTAAAAAGTTTGAAAATAAATTTGATGGATATTTAAAACTGACAAGTGAAGAATTTGATTTTGATTATAATATTTTAAAATCAAATGTTGGATATTCAAACAATACGTTTAATTCTATAAAAAAATTATATAAAGAATACATAAAAAAGACACAGGAACACGCACAACAAAAGAAAAAACATAGAATGGTATCTGAAGATAATTTAGTTAGTAGAGAAATTTTAAAGAATGAGTTTAAAAGTCAATGTGAAATAATTTGCCCAAATGAAGATGAATTATGTGATGTAGTTTTAGATATATGCTATGCAAATAATAATTCCAAACAGTTTGCATGGGATATCTGTGGTAAAACTTTTATCAAGAATTTATTGGAGCAAAATAATAATAAAATGAGTTTTCCAATGCAAGATTTAGATGGAGAAATTGAATTTGGCGGATATTATTTTGATATGGTAGAAGTGGAGTGTGAAGATTGATAATACTAAACGAAAAAGAATATATAGAAGCAATTATAAGTGGTAAACCAGTTGAAAATATTTACTATACACTTACATTATTGGCTAGATATTACACTCAATTGGGATATAAAAAAGGCAATATATATAAAGAGTTAGAAAACTTTCTTGTTAAGCAAAAGGAAGATGTTCTTGATTGGCAAGAAAGTTTAGATAAGATAATTGAAAAACGAAATAAGGAATTAATCGAAATTGATGCAGTCCCAATTACAGAAAAAGAATTAGAAACTATAAAACAAATTAAAAATAGAAGATTAGAAAAAATATCATTTACAATATTATGTCTTGCTAAATTTAATAATATGGTTCATGAGAAGAATAATAATTGGGTAAATAGAGAAATTAAAGATATTTTTAAATTAGCAGATATAAGAGATAATTCCAATAAACAATGTTTATCGATAAATGATATTAAAAATTTAGGATTAGTTAAATATAGTCATAAAATTGATAATGTTAATTTATGTGTAACTTTTATTGATAATGAAAGCGAAGTAGTTTTAAAAGTAGATGATTTTAGAGATTTAGGATTTCAATATTTAGCTTATTTGGGCGAAGATTATATTAAATGTGAAGGGTGTGGAAAGCCAGTTAAGAAATCAGGAAATAAAATGAAATATTGTGATGAATGTGCTAATGAAAAGCATAAAGAAATAGATAGAAATTATCAACAAAATAAATATAAATCAAAAATTCTCGACAAATAGAACATTAAAATAATGTTTAAATATCAACGTTTATTTGCTATGCTTGATTATAGCTATATGGATAGTAAATATATGCGTATTATCCGAAGAAAAATAAAATTAAATTAAAAAAGAGAATAAGAGAGGTAATAAAAGATGACAAAGCATGAACTTATAAAACAAATAGGAATTGAACAAGAAATTAGCCAATTAGAAGCTGAAAAGTGGGTTGATACTGTATTTGAAGGAATTAAAACAGGATTAATTTCTGACGGTAAGGTTAATATTTATAAAACTTTAGTGATGGAAGTTAAAGATACTAATCCTTCAAGCGGTGTTATTAACGGCAAAGCTTGGGTAAAACCAGCAGGAAAGAGAATTTCCGTAAAAGTTGCAGATAGTTTTTTAGCAGATGTTATAGGTGAATAATTATGATTAAAAATAATATATGTGAGAATTGCAATCATTTATTAGTGTGTAAGATTAATGATAAGTTACAGCCATTCCATGAAGAAGCTAAAAAAGATTTGGGTGTAACTATTACAATAAATGAATGTAAAGAATTTTCTGAAGTAGAACAATAAAACACAGATTTTAAAAATAAATTAAAAAGAGGATAGAAGAATGAGAAAAATTGAAATCAACTATACAAATGAGTATGGTGAAAAATTTAATATTAATAAAGAAGTTCATAATGATTTTCAAGATATGACTGAAGTAGAATTTTTACACAATTCTTACAAAGCATTCTTAAATAACTTTGGATATCCTGTGGATTGCGAAGAACAAATTGTAGTATTGGGTGAAGATGAATATATAGAAACTTATTGTACAGATCAAGATATTTGCGATGGCGACTGTGAAAACTGCGATATAGACTATTAAAAAGTGTATTTTATTAGGTAAACAAATTTATAATAACCTATCTACCACGAGTAGAAAAGGACTCTGATTGCGGTATTCGCAAGGTATCGCTTTCTGCTTAACAACTTCAGCCCTATACAGAAGTTTCTAAAGACCGATAAATTTTTTCATAATTCCTCCTTGGAAGTGCTTAGGCACTTCTGTATGGGGCTGACAGCGTTCTTTGGGATGGGAACGGGATTTGATGGGTAGGCTTGCTTTTTGCAGGTCTATTCATTGTGTCTAAAAATAAAAGAAAAGATGATAAAAGAGGGATTAGATGAATGATATTAAAAGATTAGAAGGGGAAGATTTTATTGCTTATACTAAGAGGATAACTCAAGGCAAAGACGATAAAACGCTTGATATAGATTATATTGAGTGGGGAATAGCTTTAATTGATGAAGAATATTCTTCAGAAAATTTTCGTAAGAATTTTTATTTTATGAAAAAATATTTAGAAAAAATAGATAAAGAATATTTTAAAAACTTTACTGAAGATGATTTGATAAAAGAAATTGAACAAAAGAAAATCGAACTTCAGAAAGAAAAGATAAAGTTTCAAGATCAACGAACTGCTTTTAATAAATTAGTTAGAGAACGAGCTAGGCAAGAAGAATTAAATGATATTCTTATAAATGTAATTAATGATAGTAATTTACCACAATTAAACTATACATATAAAGAACATAAACCAACAAACAATGATTTAATGGTGAGTTTAAACGATATCCACTACGGAATAAACATTGAAAATTCATGGTGTACATATAATTCTGATATTTGTAGAGATATGTTCGAGGATTATTTAGATAGAATTATTCAAATAAAAAAAACACATAATTCACAAAATTGTTATGTTTGTGCCAACGGTGACCTCGTAAGTGGATTTTCGCACAAGGCAATTTCTATTGAAAATAAAGAAAATGTAATTCAACAAATTAAAGGGGTTTCCGAACTTATATCTAATTTTTTATTTGAATTAAGTCAACATTTTGATAAAGTAATCTTTTCAAGTGTTGCTGGTAATCATAGTAGATTAGAAAAAAAAGATGATGCTTTGAAAGATGAAAGATTGGACGATTTAATTCAATGGTATATAGAAGCAAGATTACAGAATGTTAATAATGTCGTTATTAATAATGATAAATTAGACACAACTATGTATTTGCTTAATATTCGTGGTAAAAATTATTTAAATACGCATGGCGACTACGATGATAGTAATTATAAAATATTATCTTTAGTGTCAATGGTAAGTGAACCAGTGTATGCGGTCTGTTTGGGGCATAAACATAGAAATAAATCAGATTATATTCAAAATATCAAACTTATTATGGCTGGTAGTTTTCAAAGTACAGATTCTTATTGTGTACAGAAAAGGATAGTGGGACAACCACAACAGTTAGTTTGTATTTGTGATACAAATGGTATAGTTTGTAGTTATGATATAAATTTTAAAAATTAAATTAAAATACGCTTTCGACTGTGCTTCGATTTTGCGTTTAGGGTTAGATTGTTTATCTAACTCCTTTTTATTAAAAAAAATAAATTGGAGTGATAAAAATTAATAAAATACAAGGTATTTATTGCATTGAAAATTTAGTAAATGGTAAAAAATACATAGGTTCTTCTAATAACATTCATAGTAGATGGAATCAACATAAAAGATCATTAAACAAAAATATGCATCATAGCATTTTATTGCAAAGGGCTTGGAATAAGTACGGCGAAAATAATTTTAAGTTTTATATATTAGAAGTAAACGATTGTAATAAAAAAGAATTATTTAAACGTGAGCAATATTGGATGGATTATTATCTCTCATATATAAATATTTATGGATATAATATGAGTAATAATGCTATATGTTATATTATTAAACCAGCTACAGAAGAAGAATTAATATTAGGTAAATATAAAATATCGTATGAACAATTTTATGAAATAACTAATTATTTAATTAATACAAACATATCAATTCCTAAAATATCAGACATTGTAAAAGTTAATGAAAGAAGTATCTATCAAATATATTTTAAAGAACAATATACAGATATTACAAAAGATATGAAATTTAAAAAGAGAAAGTTAGGAAACAATTCATTGCTAACAGAATTTGATGTTAAAGAAATAATTATAAGACTGCAAAATAATGAGTTTAATGTTGACATAGCAAGAGATTATAATGTTAATTTTAATACTATAGACGATATAAGACATCATAGAACATGGTGCTATTTAACAGAAGGTATTGTTTTTGACGACATAAGTGGAAGAAAAAGACCAATGAAAAAACCTGTTTTACAATATGATTTAAATAATAATTTCATTGCCGAATATGAATCTGCAAGAGAAGCAGAAAAAATGACGAGTATTAGTTATAAATACATATCAAGAGTTTGTAAGGGTGAAAGAATGCAAACAAAAGGATATGTTTTTAAGTTTAAAAGCAATTAAAAATAAATTAAAAAGAGAATAGATATGGAAGAGAAGATAAAAGATGAAAGTGTTCGTGTTATTAGAGATTATAAAATAGCATCTTTTTTAGTTGGCAAGGGTTATCGGATTGTTAATATTAAAAGGCATAGGGAATTTATATGTGATATTACTAATTTGCCTTGTGATAAAAGAACAGTTTTTGCATTTTTAATCGAAGGCGATTTTTTGATTGATTTAGAATATGCTAAAGAATTTTATAACGATTTAAAACGAGACGAATAAATTAAAAAGAAATTAGAAGAGTGGTGAGTATATGGCGAGTAGTAAAAATAAAAAGCTATCAAAAACAATAATATGTAGTAATGGATGTAGTGATAAGTCGAAAGCATTAAGTAATTTTTATAAATCTACTAGAGATGAGTATAATCAATACGATGGATATTGCACTACTTGCAAAACTTGTTTACGAAAATCAACAATAGATCAAAACTTAAATACAGTAACAATGGAAAGTATTAAAGATGCATTGAGAAAACTAGATAAACCATTAATTGAATCTGTTTTTATGGAAGTTAAAAACAATCCAGAAACAACTAATGCAACATTTTTGGGTAAATATATATCTTTGATTAACTTAAAGCCAAAATATAAAGATTGTAGGTATTCCGATACAATTGATATTCAAATAGAACAGGAAAAAGTCTTGAATAGTAAAGTTAAAACTAAAGAAAATGAAAATAAAGAAGTAACAGATTATATGAAAAGTTTTTGGGGACATGGTAAAAAAACAGAAGATTATTTTGAATTGCAAGAAATGTATGACAATTTTATGGAAGTCGAAGATGAAGATTCAATAGATTATAAAAAACAATCAGATTATAAAACTTTATGTGAACTTGAACTTATGAAAAGAAACATGATAGGTAATGGTGATAAGGTTGCAGACTTATCTAAAGTTGTTGATATGATTTCTAAATTATCTTCAGATTTAAATATTAAAGCAATTCAAAAAAAAGAAGATAACTCTAATAAAGGTGCATATGATTTATTTATAAAAAAAATAGAAACAACTCGACCAGTATTTGATTGGGAAAGAGATTTAGGTAATAAAGATGAAATTAAAGAATTATTACAGTTATATTTCTATGGATATTTATTAGATGTAAACGGTCAAAAAACTCAATTTACCGATTCTCTATACAAAGATTTAAGTAAATATACGCCTGATTTATCTTCGCAACAAAATGAAGAAGAGGATGATATAAGTGGCTAGGAATAGTAACAAACCAATAAATATATTTTCTTCGGATGTTAATAAATTAGATGTATCTGATGATTTTTTAGACCATGTTTCTGAATGGACTTCATTTTATAGATGTTATCCATTTATTTTTGCTGAAGATTTTCTAGGAATTAAATTAAAACCGTTCCAAAAAATAATATTATATCAAATGTTTCATAATGATTACAATATGTTTCTTGCCGCCCGTGGGCTTTCCAAAAGCTGGATGCTTGCAGTTTTTGTCATTTGCTGGGCAGAACTTTACTGTGGTAGTAAAATCGTAATTAGTGCTGGGCAAAAAAGAATGTGCATGGAAGTTATCGGATATATAAAAGCTTTTTATGATGATAGTGAATGTTTAAGACGTTCAATTTCATATTTAAGTGATTCAATAAATGATGCAAGAGTTGCTTGGATTGGTGGTAGTTCCTTTAAAATAGCAGTAGCTAATGACAATGCGAGAGGTAAAATGAGTGCCGTCTTAGGATAAACACATTACAGAAATCCTAAGATTATTAGAATGGTATTAAGCTGGGAAGTCGTAAAGCGTATTATACGCAGATAATCAGAGCCGAAGGCGTAACCTAATTATGGTTACTAAGTTATAGTAATATAATGATGTGTTTTTAAACACAGTCAGGAGCAACGCATAGTGTTGAAATAATACACCAAGAGACCGTTCTACGTTGTAATGTAATATATGTACGTAAAAAGATATGCTGACCTAATTTGTAATGAATTAGAAGTATAGATAAAAAACTATACGATAACATAGTGGCTCGTTGTCATGTATTAATTTTAGACGAACATCGAACTATAAAATTAGAGGTAATAAATTCTGTATTACGTCAATTTGCTTCAGATAGACGTAGACCAAAATTCTATGATTTACCAGAGTGGAAAGATTATCCGATGACAGAAAATAAAGAAATCTATGCATCTTCAACCTATTATTGTCATCACTGGTCGTTTGAGAAATTTAAAGATTATTTCGAACAAATGAAAAAGGGTAAAAGTTATTTTTTAGTTGATTTACCTTATCAAATTTCTGTTAAATATGGAATAAAATCATTAAAACAAATCTTAAATCAGATGTCGGAAAATACATTCAATCCTATAAGCTGGAAAATGGAAGCTGAAGGTAGGTGGGTTGGTCAAGATTCTTCGGCATTTTTTAAATATGAATTATTGGAACAATGTAGAAAATTGAAGAAACCATTTTATACAAAAGATGTCTTAGAGATGATTGGCAATAAAAAATATATAAACATGGATAAAATTAAATCTAATAATAAAAATAGCGAAGAAAATGAGATTAGATTTTTATTTGCAGATATCGCCATGTCGTCAGGGGACAATAATGACCATACTATACTAGGAATTATGAGAGCTATACCAAGACAAAAAACTATTGGGGACAATGTTACTAAATACTATATGCGTGAAGTACCATATATGAAATCAATAATTGGTGGAAGGGTTGACGAACAGGCGTTAGAAATAAAAAGAATGTTTGAAGAATTTAATGCTGATTATCTCGTGCTTGACTGCCAAGGCTTAGGTCAGGCAATTTTTGACGAACTTTCACGTCCGTTGATAGACTTGTCGAATGGTGTCGAATATAATGTTCCGTGGACTTGTATTAATGATGAAAAACTAGCTGAAAGATGTACTTACCCTAATGCCAAACCTGTAATATATGCAATACATGGTTCTGCTCAACTTAATTCGGATATACATTATGATATGCTAAACGTATTGACGTTAAATAGGATATCATTTTTAATAAGTGAAAATGATGCAAAGGATATGGTTTCTGGAATAAAAGGATTTTATGAAATGACACCAGATAATCAAATGTCAATCTTAGAACAATATTATCAAGCAAGTGCATTAACTAATGAAATGGTTAATTTAACTAGAATTGATAAAGAAGGTGGGCAAGTTAAGCTTATAGAACCAAGCAATGGCTTTAAAGATCGTTACATGGCGACTGCATACGCATCGTACATTATATCCACAGAGTTTGAAAGAAAACTCAATAAAATGCAGAAAAAGAAATCCTCATGGTCAAGCTTAATGTTTTACAATTAAATTAAAATGAAAGGAGGGGGTTAATTGTTTAAATATGCAAAAATAAACGGAAATATTTTAGCTGTAGATTTTGATGCACTTGTAAAAATCAACTCAAAATACACACAAACAGAAATTGAAAATGCCTTAAAAAACAGAGAAAATAAAAAACTTATAGAAATGAGTAATTATTTCTATTTAACCTCTGGTGAATATAGAAGATTAATTCATAGTATGTCTAATATTCATACTTTTAGATATATATATGCCCCCTTAATTACAAGTAAAAAAGCAAAAGTAGAAAAGGCATATGAAGATGTAACTAATTATCTGATGAATTATGATGTAGAGGAATCAAACACATATATTACATTTAGTGTTTTACTAAACGGTGTATTTTATGGATACGAAAGAGTTTTTGATGATATAACTGTTTTACAAGAATTACCATCACAATATTGTCGTTCTCTATTTGACGAAAACGGATTACATGCGATAGAGTTTGATTTTAGATATTTTGACAGTATAAGAAATGCTAAAGAGAAATTATTAATGTTTGAAAGATTACCAGAAGAATTCTTAACTTTATATAATCAATATAAAGCTGGTGCATTATCCGAAACATCCATAGATAAACATTGGAGACAATTAGATATTAACTTTACTCGTTGTCATTTTTTGACACCAGACAAAACACCATTATTCGTTAGTGCATTTCCTGAAATTGTTAACTTACAAGAATATAAAGAAATTGATAAAACAAGAAGTAAACTAGATATTTATAAAATACTTGTGCAAAAAATTCCTTTAGATAAAAATACTAATGAACCAGTAATAGTAGATGAAGAGGCACAACAATTACATACTAATGCTAAAAACATGTTAGGTAGCGACCAATTAATAGATGTTTTGACAACTCCTGCTACCGTAGAAAGTGTGGATTTATCGAACAAAGGTGATAAACAACGTGACATAATAGCTAGTGCTAAAGATAATATGTATTCTTCAATGGGTACAAGCCAACTTCTATTCAATAGTGGGACAACTTCCATTGGTTTAACTGAATCAATTAAAAATGACGAAAGTTTAATCACAACCTTAATTGGGGAATTTGAAAAACACTATAATATAAGATTACGAGCTTTGTCTAAAATAAAATTCTTCATGAAAGATTTAGGGATTACTATATATAATCAAAAAGAAGTTGTCGGTTACTTAAAAGAATCTGCAACTTTAGGAAGTGCAAAAATACCTTACTTGGTAGCATCATCAAATTTAAGACAATTCGAAATAATAAGTTTAATTACATATGAAAACGATAGTGGTTTATTAGATTTATTAATACCATTACAAACATCGTATACACAAAGTGGCGAAGTTGGTAGACCTGAAACGGATAATCCGTCAGAAGAAACTACAAAGCAGAGAGATAAAGAAACTCAAAAAACACGGGCTAAAAAGTAGGTGGAAGTATGGATAATATTGTAATATGTAAAGATGAAAAAACAGCACAAGAACTTTTAGCTAAAGGTTGTAAATTATTAAAAAAAGAAAATGGAATCTATTCTTTAGTTAATTACTCTAATAAAATAAATTTTGATTTATATAAAGACAGAGTAATTTTTACAAATAGATTAACTTTCTAAAGTTAAATTAAAAGGAAGTGAGAAAGCTGGATAATAAAATGACATTTAACACTAAATTACTTTATGTGGAAGGATTAAATTCTAATCTTGCCAAAGTAAAAATTAGAGTTATGTATGCTGGTAAAAATAGGAATGGTTCATATTTTACTAAAGAAGTAATAGAAAACAAAATGTTGCCTACTATATATAATACTCCAATTATAGGTTATATGAAAGATGATAACTTTACAGATCATGGTGATAGATTAATTATCAGTGGTAATGGTGAAATAGAATTTGAAACTATTACATACGCCTTTGGAATGATACCAGAATCAACAGAAATTACATGGGAAAACTATACTGAAGATGACGGGGTAAATGAACATGAATATTTATGCGTAACTGGATACATATGGAAGAGATTTGAAGATGAAGCTAAAAAGATACTTCAAGACGGTTCAAAACATAGTATGGAAATCACTGTTAAAAGTGGTGAATGGTCAAATGAATTAGATGCATATGAAGTAAAAGATGGCGAATTTGCTGGTTTTTGTGCAATAGGAGTTGAGCCTTGTTTTGAAGGTAGTAAGATTGGTGGGGTTAATTCATTTAATCTTAATAAGGTAGCTTTAGATTTTAGTTTGTTAAAAGAAGAAATAAACAAACTATCTAATGATATAGATAACAAAAATAATGGCAAGGAGGTATTTTCGTTGGAAGATGAAAAGATTTTAGACGTAGAAAATACTGAAAAATTTGAAACACTAGAAACTGAAACCGTAGAAGAATTCGAAGAGGAAGCCGAAACAACTGAAAATGTTGAAATAGATAATGTTGAAGAAGTTGTAGAAGAGGAATCAGAAGAAGAATTTACAGAAACAGTTGAAGAAGTTCAAGAAGAAGAATCTGTTGATTATGAAAAACTATATAATGATTTATTAGTAGAATTTAATCAATTAACAGAAAAAACTAAAGAACTTGAAGAGTTCCAATTAAGTGTAACAAAAGAACAAAAAGAAGCTGTTCTGCAAGATTTTGCATCTAAATTAGATGTAGAAGAATTGTCAAATATAGATATTGATAATTTAACAATTGAACAGATAGAAGAAAAATGCTTTGCTTTAATTGGTAAAAAACAAGCACAATTTTCTAAAGAAGAAAAACCGAATAAAAAAGTAACAATCAATTTTAATCACACAAAAACTTCAAGTGATTGGCTGTCTGTATTAGCAGACGAAACAAGAAAATAAATTAAATTAAAAAAGAAAGAGGTATACAATAATGGCAAATAAAAATTTATACACTGGAACATATCCAGTAGTATCTTTAACTGGTGTTAATAACTTAGGAACAAACGATATTAAATCAGTTAAATTGGCAACAGGCGTTACAGCTTTAATGAATGGAATGGGAGTAGTAGTTGATGAATTAAAAGATGAAGCTTCTTTACCAACAGGCATTACAGATATAGTTTGGTTACATGCTTCAGTAGAAAAACTTTACAATGGCGAAGCTACAACTGAATTTGCAGTAAAAAATAACAAAGGATTTTATGCAAGAGTTTACAGACTAAAAGAAGGACAAACTTTTGAAACTAACGCAATAGTTTATGATGATGCAACTTATGCAACAGTAGGAGCTATCGCAACAGCTTTAGCATCTGCACCTTTGTATGTTATTCCTAGCACTGCTGGAACTTGGACTTTGACTGCTACAGCACCAACAACTGTTCCTAAATATGGAAAAGTTAAATCAGTAGTTACACTTCCTAATGGAGAAACTGGATTAGAAATAGTAATAGCTTTAAAATAATAATTTAGATTAAATTAAAAAAGAAAGAGGTTAATAATAATGAGCGTAAATAAAGAAAGAGATACAATACTTGGTTTGGCAAAGATAGTAGCAACAAACAAGATTCCTTTTAAAGTATCAATGGCATTTTCAGCAGAAAATGATGGAAAAGAATTAACAAAAGACGTAGCAGAAGAAATGTTAAGAGCAAAATTTAAAGAATTAGCTCCAAATAGAAAAGCATTAAGAAGAAATCAAACTTCAGTATTTGAATTAATAGAAGAAACAGTAGATGAATTATTCCCAATTAGAGCAAATGAAGTATTTAATCAATTTTGTGAGTTTAAAACATTTTCAAATGGTGACAAACCATTATTCAATATGCCTAAAGGTAAAGGACAAATTCGCAGATTTATAAAAAGAGTAGCTCTTGGTGTACCAATGCTAAGAACAAGATTAATGAGAAATCAACAGACTATGGAAATGTTCGCACTTGGTGGAGCAGTATATATTGAGTGGGAAAATTATCTTGACGGCTCAATAGATTTTATTGATCTTTGTAACGCTTTAGTAGACGAATTAATCAATGCGGCTTATGACGAAATAATCACAGCTTTAAATACAGCTATTGATGGAACTACTTTCAAGAAAACTCATACTGAATTAACAGATGCATTTTCTATAGAAGGAATAGTAACTTTAATTTCTTATGCTAAATCATATGGTGCAGGTGGAGCTACAATTATGGGTTCTCCTTCAATGGTAGCAAGAATTAAAGATGCTGATTTCTTATCTGACCAAGATAAGACTGATGTTCGTGAAAGAGGATATGTTGGTAAAGTTAGAGGAGCAAGTGTAGTAGTTATTGAACAACAGTATGATAAAGATGGAACTGCTTTATTCCCAGAAGATGCATTATTTGTATTCCCTTCAGGAAATAGACCAGAGGATAAATTTATAAAAGTTGGATACGAAGGTGACACTGAAATCAAAGACAAAGAAAATGATGATAGATCACTTACATATGAAGTATATGCAAAATTAGGTGTTATGCTTGGAAATGCTGATGGCATTGGTGTTTATAAGAAATATGCATAAATAAATTAGGGGACGAATAATCCCCTTTTTAAAAGAAAATAAAAGAGAGGTTTATAATATATGGCAACTGTAAAGAAAATAAAAGCATCTGATAAGGTTAGAGTTTTCAAAAATTTGATAGGAAGTTGTAGTTTTAGTGCAAAAGGATTCCCTTCATATTGGGAAGAAAACTTAGAATACAAGGATATTATGTTATCTGATTTAGAAGATGCATTAGGAAGTCAAGTAATCAATAGTATATTTGAAAAAAATAAATTTCTAATTAAAGATGAAGAAGCTAGAGAATTTCTAAGACTTTCACCATTAAGCGAAGATTATTTAGACTCCGATAAAATCAAAGAATTATTAAATTCTAAAGATAGTAATAAAGTTGAAGAAATTGTTGAAAGTTGTGAAGATTCAGAACTTGATATGATAGTTGAAACTGCTGTCAAAGAGAAAATTAAAGATAAAAATATATTGGGAATTTTAGAGGATTATACAGGATTACCTTTAATAGAAGATATTGAAAATAATATTGATATAGTTGAAAAATCTGATATTTCCGATAAAACAATTAAACGTACTAAAAAGAAATAAGAAAAGGGGAATGAAATATGAACACCCCATTTAGTGAAATATATGATTTATTTAAAGATATAATCATTAAAGATACAACTTTCTATATTAAAAATGTTACGCCAGAAGAAATAGAACAAATAGCTGAAATTAGAATGAAAAAACTATTAAATCGAGCTATTTATTATATAGTAACAGTTAAAGATAAAAAGAATTTTGAAATTGATTTTTACAATAAAGATGATACTTTGTCCGAATTTTCGTTTGAATTAATTCCTGTTGAAAAATACTTAATAGCTAATTATATGTTTTACTGTTACGCATGTGAAGATAGAATTATCATGTGGAAATCATTAAACCAAAGATATTTTACCGATGATGAAGTTAAAATCGTGATGAATAGTCCAGCTAATAGTTTGAAAGAGTTTAATAATTTAACAACAGGATTAAAAGAAGAAAATGAAGATAAAGTAAAAATGTACTTGCGTAGAGATAGAGAAACTTGGAAATACAGATACTTTAATTGGAATCTCGGATAAGTGGGTGATGATATGGTGATAGATTATTACGAAGCACTAAAAACTCATTACTCTACTGCGAATGTTATTGGTCAAGATAAATCATCTTTAATTGCTGAATTACAAACTGATATGCAGAATAATATCGAGAATAATCTAATAACCGAATATGATTTGCGTATTGGCATTGCTGAATACAGACGAACAGCTAAAGTAAATTTTACAAAAGATATAATCTTAGCATTAAAAGATGAACGTTATAAAGAACCTGTATATGATGCTCTTGCACTTAGTTGTTACACATCTCCAAACGAATGTGATAGTGGTGATTATATTACCATGACTATTCGTGATACGGAAGATGTGTATTTAGTTAGAGCCGAACCAGATAAAAGACGTAATCATGATAAATTAATGTTGTTAGAATGTCAATATAATGTAAAAATTCTTGATGATAATGGTATAAAAACTTGGGATTATCCATGCTTTTTTCAGGATAATAAATCCCGACCTTCTTTGTCGGAACGTTCAGAAACAGGCGTTACTGAAAATTCTACATTCCAAGCATATGTAAAACATGATGCAATTTCAAGACGATTTATAGATGTTACTGGAACTACGGCAAGTGGAAAATCTAACAAAATTAGTAGAATTTTAATTGATGGTTTAGCTTATAAAATAGCTGGTAGTGATCCTGTAACAGCGAAAGGACTCATCACCCTCGGACTTGAATTAGATAACAAAACACCATATGATAACCTCGAATTAGGAATTGCTGACTACTACAACAACTTACCACAACCCGAAGAACCACCAGCAGATTTAGTAATTAATTGTGATTACAATGATTTACCAATAAATGAAACTAACACATACACAATCACAACCAATAATACTGTAACATGGGGATTGAGTGATAATGGTGTTATAGCAACGTTAGGATTAACAGGTATAAACGGTCAATGTACTGTTACTTGCCCTTATGATACTAAATTGATAGGTAAAGTAGTTATTTTAACGGCGTATTTGGATTATGGTGCAACAGTAACAAAAGAAATTCCGATTGTATCATTAGCATAGGAGGTGGGATATGTACGGACAATTAAATGAACTTAGAGAAGAAATAATAAACAAAGTTATGACAAATCAAGACTTGTTAAAATTGTTATTTTATTGTGATAAAGATGATGTATTATCCCAACCTATTTTGAATAGGACACAACGACAATCGTTGATAGATACACAAATTTTTAAATATAAAAGAATGCCGTTGAATAATGAAACGTTTACTAAGTGTTTCTTGAGTATGCAATTCGGTAAAGTTGGCAGAAGTATGAAAAATCCATTTTGGATGCAACCATATTTTGAATTTACAATTGTGTGTCCTAATGCAATATTAGAAACAACTGTTGGGGATAGAATGCTTGCTATTGAACAATGCTTGACTGATACTTTTGAATTTCAAAATGTCGGTAACGTTGGAAATGTAAGAATCTCTGGTTCAATTAATGAAAATTGTGATACGGGTTATTCTTCAAGGGTGATTCAATTGTATTTTATTGATTGGATTGATAGAAAATGAGTACCGAAGATATAAAAGGCTCTTTGCTTTATGGTGAAGATATTGAATACGAAGGCATTCTTATAAGAAATTATAAACTCAAAGAAATTTTCAGTAAAAGAAACGGCTTGGGTTTAGATAAATATAACTATTTGATTAGTTTGGCAATTTTAGAAGTTAAAGATATACTCAAAGATTCTAAAATTGACAATATAAAGGATTTAAAAATGTACGATATAATTTGTACAGATTTTGAATTTAATAGATGGTTTATTGAGTTTTTAAATACATTTACATATTTAGAGTGGGAATATGTTGTTATAAAAGAATTTGTCGCTTATGAAGATAATGATATAAATAAAAAGCGATTTAGAATGAACAAAGCTAAATTTGATGGATTTATGGAGATAATGAAACAAATTTATTCAGTTGGTAGAAATAAATCTAAATCAAAATTTGATCCGAGTAAGGCAGTTGATGAAGAAACAAGGAAAATTGTTGAAGAATTAGCTGAAGCTGAAAGAATAGCGAGAAGCAAAAAGAAAAAAGGCAATGTAACTCTTTCGAGCATAATAAATCAATTGAGTGCAAAAGAGAATTCTTATAGTTTATTAAATATTTGGGATTTGACAGTGTACCAAGTAATGATGCAATATTATGGAACTGAACAAAATGAAAACTATGAATATATTTTAGATAGTGTATATCATGGTGTTTTTGATTTAAAGAAGAGTGGAACAAACTTAGAAAGTATTTTCTGGGCGAATGAATTAAATGTTTAAAATTAAATTAAAAAGAAAGAGAGTGAATTAATATGGCTATAGAAACTAATGTTGGTAATATAATGCTTACAGGTATTAAAAATTTACTTGTTAAGACAAAAACTGCTCCTAAAACAGTTATAGGTGACTTCGATACTTTAGTAGATTTAACATTGTCAAATGAAGAAGCAAAATCAGAAAAAAGATTTGGGTTTGGAGCACCGATCAGATTTACGCTGTATGGTGATACTTCTACAACGCTTTCGGGTACTTTTGGAGCAATATCCCCAGAATTATTGAGAGTTATGACGGGTAATGTAATTACAACTAAGACAGTGGCAGTAGATGTTATAGATAAAGGAATTGCAATAAATTCATCCACCGCAACACTAACAAAAGGAACTCCCGTAGCAGGAAGAGAAATTACAGTATATGTAGCTGATGCTAATGGAAGAAATAAAACATTATTAAAAGCAGGGACTCCTGCATCTGATCCTACTGCATATTCAATTGCAGGCACAACTATTACCGTAAATGTTGCTGTTACTGGAAAATTAAATGTTTATTACCTAACAGAGAAGGAAGTTCAGGCAATTGAGGCAAAGCCTTCCACGCACGCTATATACGAGCTAGTTGGAATTGTTACAGGACAAGATGTTGATACTGGGGCTATTTACAGAGGTAGTATTGAAATTCCGTCAGCTCAAATGAGCAGTAACTATAATTGGGGAGCAAAGAATAGTCAAGACGTTCCTGACGACCAAACCGTTGAAATCACTTGCCTGCATGACTCAACAGCAGGATATCCATATCGCATATTATTTGAACAAGTGATAGACACCAACTTTTAATTAAGGGGCTGGAATAATTGAAATATACAATAACAAAACTTTATATTGGTAATATCGAAATGAATTTATCGAAAAGAATTATACAACTAACTCTAGCCGAGTCGCAATGTATAGTTGATGAAGATGAATATGAAGAAATATTATCTAAATACGAATCATTAATTATTAATGGATTAATTTTAGTTCAAAGAATTGAACCAAAAGTTGAAATAAAAGATAATAAAAAGTTTAATAAGAAATAAATTAAAAACTGAAAGCGTAGCATAAAAAACTACGCTTATTTTTTTAAAGTGATAAAATCAAACTTTTATTATACTAAAAAATAGACGTTGAAATTTCAATGTTTGTAAATACAAGAATAGCAAATTACTGATCATTTTTTGCGACAAGGCGTGTATAGTTGAACACGCTTTTCTTGTTTATAAAATCAACGAATTATAGCAACTAATAGTTCAGAATAATACTAATTTTTAAAATGGTATAAATCTGAATTATATTATTTTAAAAGGGAGTATTAAAGAATGGCAAGAAGATATAAATATGAAAAGGTAGTCGAAATTATAGAAAGTAAAGGTTGTAAATTAATTTCTAAAAATTACATAAATAGTTCTACTAAAATGGAAGTAATATGCTCTTGTGGCAATCACATATTCTTAGTAAATTTGCACGATTTTGTTAATGGTAAGGTTACTTGTGAGATTTGTTCTGGCAAAATATCATGGAATTATGAAAAAGTAAAACAATATGCAAAAGAACAAGGTGTTGTTTTAATTTCAAAAGAATATAAAAATAGTAAAACAAAAATGGAATTTAAATGTATTATGTGTGGGAAATCTTATAATACTGATTGGTCTACATTTTTAAAATGGGGAAAATACACTTGTAATGAATGTTCAAATAAAATTAAAGGTGAAAACCAAAAACATAATTATCAAGAAGTTAAGAATTTAATTGAATCTTTATCTGATTGTAAATTATTGAGTAAAAAATATGTACATTCCAAAGATAAATTAGAATTACTTTGTGGTTGCAAGAATCACACATTTAAAACTTCATTAAATTCCTTTTTAAGGGGTAAACAACAATGTGAATATTGCAGTAATCATTCTAAGTGGAATTTAGATAAAGTTAAACAATGGGCATTAAGTAATTCTGATTGTGAATTGTTAGCGACTGAATATATTGATTGTAAAACTAAAATGCCATTTAAATGCATATGTGGCGAGGTTTTTTATACAAATTTAAATAGTTTTATTACAGAAAATAAAAAGCAATGCAATGTTTGTGGAGTTGAAATTAGGGCAAGAAAACTATCAAATAGTTACGAAGATGTTTACGATGAAATTTCAACATCTGGATGTGAATTATTAAGTGATACATATATTAATACAAATTCACCTTTAATTATTAAATGCTCAGAATGTGGAGAACCTTTTGAATGTTCCCTTGATGAATTTCGTGTAAAAACAATTAAGGCTTGCCCTTACTGTAATATTGGTACTCCAACAGGTGAAAAAATTTTAAAAAACTTATTTGTTGAAAATAACATTGAGTACATTCCACAATATACTTTTGATGATTGTAAATATAAAAAATTACTTAGATTTGATTTTTATTTGCCTAAAACTAATTACTGTGTGGAAGTTGATGGGAAACAGCATAGAGAACCCGTTGATTTCTTTGGTGGGGAAGAGGCTTTTGAAGAATTGAAAATTAAAGATGAAATTAAAAATAAATATTGTCAACTTAATGGTATTAATTTAATAAGAATACCATATGAAAGAGAAAATATAGAATATTTTACAGAACTTTGTAACGAAATAATAAAAACCATATTAAATTAAAAGGAGAAATTAAAAGATGGCTAAAAAAATGAAAGCAATAGATGTAATAAATTCTGCAAAACAAGAGTATACTTCACGAAAAGTTGTTTTGACTGCAAGTAATAATGTAGAATACGAATTAGAAATACAAGAAAAACTCGACGACGTTTCTGTATCAAAACTGGTGGTTGACCTCGTAGAAAGAGCTGAACTATGTGAAAAAAATAATATAGAATTTGATGTAACTCAAAATATTTATTTTTTACTTATAAAATACTTCACAAATGTTTCCTTTAATAAATATAAAGAATTAGAAAAACAATATTCACATGAATTAAGTTTTATTGAAGGTTTGGTTAATTTAAAATTATTCAATCAATTAGTATCATATTTCAATGAAGAAAGTTTACAAAGTGTAAAAAATATGTTTGATACATACACAGAAACATTAAAACCTTTAGTTAATAACGAAGTTAAAAAACAAGTAGCAAGGGCAGATGAATAAAAATGCCTATTTTCGTAAGAAATAAAAAAGAACTACAGGCTTATTTGAACGATAAACTAATCAAGGCTATGGATAGAGTTGGAAACACTGCGTTACAACATATGAAAACTTTTGTGGATAAACAAATGCAAGAAAGAGTTTCTAATCAAAGTGGATTGTATGATAGAACATATGAATATTTAGAAAGCATAGAAAAGATTAATGCAAAACTTGACAAAATAACAGGTGTTGTTAGTTTGATAATTCATTATAACACCGACAATATACAACCATATATTATTTTACCTACTACTGGTTTATGGAATAAGCATGCAGATTTTGATGGTAATTCTACTGCAAATCTAATACCTTTATTTTTAGAAGAAGGTACTAACAACCCTTATTATAGCCACGAACCCGTTGGAGGAATAATTAATTTAAAAGAGTGGGTGGAAGATAATTTTAGATATGAACTTAAAAAAGAATTAAATAAATTAGGGATTAAAACAAAATAACGACACGTTCAAAGCGTGTCTTTTTTAATTAAAGGAGATGAGCTAAAAGCGTGAATGATAAAGATTTACAAGTTGTCCTCCAAGCCATAATTGATATTGATGGAAGTGGTAAAAATATACAGGCTCAACTGGCAACTTTAAAACAAAAATTACCTAATTTAGAATTAGATATCGATGCTAATTTTGATTTAGATAGTTTACTGAAACAATTTAATAAATTAAAAAAGACATTTAGTGAAACAAGAATCGATGATGAATGGATAAGCACTACCACAAAATTAAAAGATAATCTTGGTAAAACAATAGAAATTGTCAAGAGATTAAATAAATTAACTGGGGAAACAAGTTATAAAGTAACTCCTACTATTGATTTAGAAAAACAAGAAAAATCCTTAGAAAAACAAGCTGAATTAGCCAAGGAAATAAGAAACACATTAGATAATATACCTTCAGTATTCAAAGAAACTCAAGCTGTTGATGATTTTTATGATAATTTAAAACTTTTAGATACAAGTGATAGCGTGGATGACTTTAAGCAATTAAAAAAAGAAGTCGATAGTTATTATAAAGATGTAATAAATTTAGAAAAAGAATATCAAAAAATAAAAGAAAATACTCTAAAAGAAGAAGAAGATAAAGTTGATTTTATATATCAAAAACGAAAACAGTTATTAGACTTAGAAAGACAAATAAACACTTTATCTACAACTAAAGGTATTAATACAGGCAATTACACTCCTGAAATTGAAAATCTAAGAAGCGTATTAGGTGGATTGTCAACAACTGGCGAAAGTTTATATGATAATCAGAGAAATGAAATAAATCAAATAGTAGATAGTTTAAAACAAAAATTAGCATTAGAAAAAGATAGCTTGAATATTCAAAAATTACAAGAAGAAGCACAAATAAAAATTAACAATGCTAGACAGAATTTAAACGATATTATAGCTAAAAATGGCAAATATGATGAAAATCAGTACGATAAACTTAACAATAGTTTAGATACATTAGAAAGTAATTTAAAAAGTGGGGCAATTTCATCTCAAGACTTTAATCTTCAAATGAAGAAACTTTCACCAGAAATGAAGCAATTTGAGACGGAAGCACGCAAAGCGAGTGCAAGTACGTCAACACTCTCAAGCAGGTTTAAAAGATTTCTAAGTTTTTATTCATTCTACGACGTTTTACAAACGGGTAAAAGGTTAATTCGAGAAGTAGCTACAGAAATTAAAGCACTTGATGACAGTATTTTAGAGGTAAACAAAATACTAAACCTTTCAACCGATGAAATGGATAAGTTTGTATCTAAAGCGTATTCAATGGGGGAAGCAATATCACGTACAGGTCGTGACATGATTGATGCGACTGGAACAATAGTAAAAGCTGGATTTGCAGATTTAGATGAAGCAATGGATTTTTCCAGCCTCGCTCTTTCTATGAAGAATGTTGGAGATAACATGAACGACGTAGAAAGAAATGCTAATGTTTTAATTTCAACTATGAAAGGTTTCGGAGATGAAAGTGTTGAATTTGCCGAACGTACAGTAAATATTTTGAACGAGGTTTCGAATACGTCAGCCATCACATTTTCAGACTTAGCAGAAGCATTCACTAGAACTTCCGCTGTTTATAATCAAGCTGGCACGTCCGTATCGCAATTAGCAGGATTAGTCACTGGTGCTAATGAAATCATTCAGAACATTGAAAAATCAAGCAGTGGCTTACTGATTATCACTCAGCGTATACAAGGCGTAACAAATGCATTTGAAGAAGATCCTGAAAACTTATCGAAGGTTGATGAGGCTTTACGTAAAATTGCTGGGGTTGATGTAAGGGATGCAAATGGTCAACTAAGAAATACATATGAAATATTAGATGATATTGCTAAAGTTTATGATAATTTAGACTCAATAGATAAGAGTGCATTAGGTGAGATTTTAGCAGGAAAACGTCAAAGGTCAGTATTTCAAGCTTTAATACAAAATTGGAATAAAGTTGAAAAAGCTACTGAATCAGCTATGAATTCAGCAGGAAGTTATGCACAAGAGCAAGAGGCATACTTTAATTCTATATCTGGTCACTTAGCAAGATTAGAATCTGCATGGCAATCACTAGCAACAAGTTCAATGGATTCAGATTTTGTAAAAAGTTTAATTGATACAGTTACTTGGATAGTAAAATTAACAGATGCTTGTGGGGGGCTTCAAGTAATTTTAGGTGGTTTAATTTTATCTTTTATTTCTTTTAGAGCAATTTTAAAAACAGATTCACTTTTAAAATTAGTAGAAGGATTTGTTAAGGTTTCTACTACCGCTACTATAGCTGGCAAAGCTGTAACTTCTTTAACTTTGGCAGGCAAATTATTAACAGGTGGAATTGTTGTCGCTACTGTAATGGCTATTGGTTATGGAATTAATTATTTAGCTACCCAATCAGAACGAGCAGAAAAAGAAGTGAAAGTTTTATCAGACAGCTTAAAAGAATTATCAAAAGCTAATGATGATTTAAATAAATTAGCAAATAATTTTGAGAAATTATCGGGTACGAAAAACAAAAAACCCGAACAAATTCAAGAATTAATTGAAACACAGAATCAACTAAAAGAACTATTACCAAACTTAAAAGGTTATTATAATGAACTTGGTAATTTTAATATAGAAACCGATAAAGAAAAATCTAATTTAAGTGAATTAGTTGGTTTACAAGAAAAATCATTAGAATTAGAGCGTGAAAAATTAAATTTAGCTTCTAAAAAAGTTGTAGATTATTCTCTTGACGAATACGAAAATGAAAGTAAAAGATTAAAACAATTAATTAAATTACAAGATTTAAATAAAAAATTTAACACTGATGGTTTATCAAGACAAGAGCAACAACAAAGAATAAATTTAAATAATATGCTTGGACTACAAGCTGGTGAAACTCTTGGTAGCGAAATAGAAAAATCAAGAATTAGTATTGATAAATCATTAACTAATATTTCTGATAAATTTATTACCACAATAGTAGACACTAAAGAGTGGGGTAAATTATCAAACGAACAAGCTGATGCAGTCAGAAAAGCTTTTTCTGAATTAGATGAAAATACTTTAATTAAATATGTTGATGGTGTTAAAAATGGAACAATAGCGACACAAGAGTTAATTGATTTAATATTAAATTCCGATTCTGGTAAAAATTATTTACAAGAGAATTTAAATCAGATAGCAAGTGCGGCAGACCAAGCAACTGAAGCTGTAACATCATTTGAAGAATCTTTAGCTAGTCTAAGCGGAACACGTTCAAAAATCGAATCACTTCAAAATATCTTATCCAATTTAGATACAGACAGTTTATCAGCATCCGATATGGAAGAATTACTAGGAATATCCGAAGAATTTATTCCATACCTAAACGATGAAATTGCCCTACGTGAAAAACTTGGCGAAAGTATAACTAATTATAAGAATGATTATCAAAATGGCTACAATGAAATATTGAGTGCTTCAGACGATTTTTATAGCGAAAAAATTAAAGGTGATACAAATCTTTACAATAACCTAAGAAACAATACGGCTGAATTTTTCAATGATTTAGGACTAGATTATACAGACGATTTTGACAATTATAAAAATCTTGAAGATGCAAAAGTAAAATTAACAACAAAAATATTATCACAATTAGCTGGTGGCTGGGCAGATTATTTTGATGCTTTTACAGGTCAATTAAAAGATACGGTTGACCCTAGACTTGGTTCTGGTGGAACAGGTGGTATATTTGGCAAAGATAATGATTTTACTAAAGCTTACAATGATGTAAAGGATTCACAATTCAAATTAGATGAAATTTTCAACAAAGTATATAAACCAGTTACATTTGATTTTAGTGATTCCAAATCATCCTCTGCGAGCAAAGCAGTAGAAGAAGAATTATCCGAAATTGAAAAACTCTACGAAGCATTTGAGAAACGAATTTCAGACAAAGAGTTCGAAATTTCCCTTCTCGATTTTAACGGGGGCGAAGATTCCACATCCAAGCAAATCGCAATCTACGAGCAAATGCAATCAGAAGTTCATGCTTTAGCAGAAAAAGCAAGAGAGCTCGACTTAATTGGAAATGCAGAATACATCCAAAATTTAAAAACTCAATATATCGACTATTCAAATAAAATCTTAGATTTATCATCTGATGCCTACAATAAAGCCAACAAGAATTTAGCAGATGGTAACGTACAAATTGAGTTAAAACAGCAATTAGTTAAAGATGATTCTCAGGATTATTTTGATTTAGAAAAACAGAAATATGACAATAAAATTGAACAAGAAACTCTCCTTCAAAATGAAATTGCTAGATTACAGAAAATCGGGACTAATCAAGCCAAAGCTGAAGCCGAGTCTCTAATTGAAACTTATTATGATACAGTCAAAGAGCGATATAGCATAATAGAAAATATGCAATCATCACAAATTGCAATGTACAACAAACAAATTGAATCATTAGAAAATCAAAAATCTGCAATAGAATCTTTGCATGATTATACAATGCAAATGATTAAAGATGAATTAGATGCCCAAAAAGAATCTATTCAGAGTGAAATTGATGGTATTGAAAAAGTATTCAACGCAAAAAAACAAGCATTAAAAGACGAACAAGATTCTCGTAATTACGACAAAGGTTTGACAGAAAAATCTTCCTTAGTAGCAGATTTAGAAAATCAACTTGCACTAATTAAAAACGATGAAACTGCAATTGCAAAACGCAAGCAATTAGAACAAGAATTGACGGATGCGAAAACAGATTTAGCCGATTATCAATATGACCATTCAATAGAACTTGCAGAAAAATCATTAGACGAAGAATTAGAAATTCAAAAGTCAAAACTAGAAGAAGAAATATCAGAACTTGACGACACATTATCTAATGAAGTAACAATGCGAGAATTAGCAGACAAACGTATTGAAAAAAGTGGGGAAAAATTAAAGAATCAATTAATCGCTCACGCAAAAGAATACGGTACATTCACAATTGAAGAAGTTTCTAATGCTTGGGATATAGCTGGTGAAGCAGTTGATAATTTTGATAGTAAACAACAAGGATTGCTTGGAACTTTAAAAGAAATTTCTGCTGAATTATTAAATACACAAGAAAGTTTAAAAGAAATTGAAAAATTAAGCACAGGTGATTATGCTGAAAAAATTGGTGCAGGAACTGGAAATGTGAATAGAGAACAATCAATAGCTAAAATGCAATCTAATTCAGAACGATGGACTAAAGCTGATTCACAAGGGAAACAACAAATAGCTGAAGAAAATCAGAAATTAGGTAAAGCGTTAGGATTAACATACGATTCTGCTCTTGGAGCATGGTTTTATGATAAAGAAAAGAAATTACGTGTTTATCATGATGGTGGAGTTGTAGGTGGAAGTGGATATGCGACAAAATCTACCGAAGAATTAGCTAAATTATTAAAAGGTGAATTAGTAATAACACCACCACAAGCTAATAAAGTTATGGATATGATAACTAATAATTCTAACAGCAATGTAACTATTAGTATGCCGATTGTAATTGAAGGCAACGCTGATTCTGATACAGTTAAAGCGTTTGAAAAACAAATAAATAAATTAGCAGATACAGTAATAAGTAAACTTGAAACTGCCAGAAATAATACTGGATTTAAAAAGAAACCAAAATTTGTTTAATAAACTAAGGGGCAATAAAATGTCCCTTTTAATATAACTAAGAAAGGAGTGATTGAATGGCTTTTTACGGAGAAACTTTTAGTTTTGATAATGTTTCATCTAAAAGATTTAATTTAAAAATTGCAGATTCAGAAGATACAATTAATGTATCTGAATATAAATCAGAATTAATAAAAACACCAAGAAGAAGTAAATTTTATGCGACAAAACAAAGAATAGATGAACCGTTAATGTTAGCCGTGTCAATATTTTCTGAAACTCCACTGACAAGAAATCAAATAGATAGTATAGAACGATGGTTATTTAGGACTGACGGACAGTTTAGAAAACTAAGAATCAATCAAGAAGATATGCAAGGATATTATTATAACTGTAGATTACAAAAACTAAGTGTTAAAAGCTATTATAATAAGCCACACGTATTTAATTGTATCATGGAATGTGATTCAATTTATGCGTGGAAGGATGAAAAACCAAGAATTTATAATATAACTTCTACACCTTATATAGCTAAATTTCACAATCTTTCATCAGAGGATGTAATGAGTCCAATATATGAAATTAAATGTTCTGCTTTATATGGGTTAATGGGATTAGATTCCGATGGTAGAACTATTAAAATAGTTAACAATCAATATGAAGATGATAGATTAAACATAGTGGAATTTACTGGATTATTTAATGATGAAGTTTTGCGAATTGATACAGAACATGGAATTATAACTTCAAATATGAGGACAAATGGCGTATTAGATTTATTTACATACCCAAATTTTATGAAAATACCACGTGGCGTAAATAACTTTAAAATAACAGGTGACATATCAGAATTTAAAATTTTCTATAAAACTGCAAGAAAGTTTGGTGATTAGATGGATTTAAGAGAATTATTAAATTTAGATAAAAAACTAATCTTCCTTGAAAATATCAATGGTGATAAAATTGGTGTTTTAAACAATTTACATGATGGAATGTTTTCAGCAAGATTTAATTCTGTTTCAACATTATCTTTTAAAATATATGAAGATGAATGTCCATATTATGACCAGATTACTTCTTGGCGTAGAATTTTGGTACAAGATTTGATGAAATTCATAATCGAAAAACCATTAGAATCAAATGACGGTTTAAGAAAATATAAAGAAGTTACGTGCAGAAGTTTAGAGATAGATATAAACAGAAAAGTCGTACCATTATTTGAAGGGACAATAAAATTCTATTCACCGATATCAACTGATGAAACTGTTGTAAAAAAAGTAATGGATTTTTTGCCTAATTGGACATTAGAAAGTGTTTCTCCAAATTTGTGGAACACCTACAGAACGTTTGATTTAGAAAATCGACCACTTCTACAATTAATTCAAGAAGATATATCTAATACATTTGAATGTGTCTGGGAATTTAATACATTGGAACAAAAAATAAATATCAAATCATTTGAAGAAATACCACAAACATCGGATGTATATTTGTCTTTTGATAATTTAGTTAATGAATTAAATATTACTGAAGATACTGAAAATTTAATTACGTCAATTACAGTTCAAGGGGCAAATAATCTTGCTATTAATTTAGTGAATCCACTTGGAAATACTATATATAATTTCCAACATTTTACTACAACTGAATTTATGTCACAAGAATTAATTGATAAAATTAATAGTTGGCAAAACTTAATTAATACAAAGCAAATAGATTATTCTAATTATTTAACACAAAGAAAGGCTAAATTACAAGAAAGAATTAATTTAGAAGTTGATTTAGTAGAATTGCAAGGGCAGTTACGTTCATTGACAGAAGTTAGAGATGCGTTATTAGAATCAGGATTAAATGCAGTAGTAGCTAATACTAATGTTAAAAATAAACAAAATGAGATTAATAATAAACAAACAGCTATAAAAAATAAACAAGTAGAAATTGATAATATAGATTTATTATTAGAAGGTATTCAAAATTTAGTTAGTTTAAAGAATTATTTTATACAATCTGAACTTTTGGAATTAGAACCATTTATAATAAACATATCCGTAACCGATGAAAATTTTACTAAAAATGATATTGATACAGATTTAGATATTCAAAATACTGCACAAGATTTATATGATAAATATAAAAGATATTTAGATACAGCTTCAAAAATGAGATATAAATTTTCAATAGACTTAATAAACTTTATAACGCTTGAAGAATATAAACTTTTCACGCAACAGTTACGGTGGTGTACAATGTTAAACATCGAAACTGAATCAAATGGAATTGCTTATCCTATGTTGCTTGGGTTAGACATTAATTTAGATAATGAGGATGATATTCAATTTTTATTTGGTGAAGATTTAAGATATAAAGATAGTGCTATGTCTTATGAGGACTATTTAGCCAACCAATTGTCTAACGTATCTAATACGGTAGTTGGTAGTTCGATTTCATGGGGAGAATATGTAAATTCAGGTGCTAAAGATAGATTAAATAATATAATACGATATGGCTTAGATTTAGATTTAACAGAAATAAAATCAGCTACAAATCAAGAAATAATCTTTGATAGTACGGGCTTGTATGGTAGAAAGAAAGTAGATATTGGTGGCTATGACGACAAACAATGGAAATTTATAAACAATAAATTGATGTTCACAAAAGATTCTTGGAATTCTGCTGAAATGGCTGTGGGTGAAATTTCGCTCCCAGATGGTAGTAAATCGTATGGGATTTCGGGAAATGTAATTTTGGGAAATTTGCTAATTGGTAATCAGTTATTAATTGCGAATTCGTCTAATACGTTTCAGGTCGATGCAAATGGAGCAACTTTAAAAAATAGCTCTTTTACAATTGAAAAGGGCTTAAACAAAATCCTACTTGATCCTACAAATGGATTTAAAATACAAAAAAAAGTTGGCACTACATTCACCGACATGATATATTTAGACACTAATGGCAACGCAGTATTCAAAGGTAACATAGATGCTTCAACTATAACAGGTAGTAGTTTAAATGGTGGGAGCATAAATATCGGTCAAGGAAATTTTACAGTAGATGATACAGGTAAAGTATCAATAAAACGTGGTAGTTTTAATATAGCTAACATTTTCACAGTAGACACAGATGGTACTGTTAGTATCAAAAAGGGTAGTCTTAATATTAATTCAAATTTTATAGTTGACCAATTGGGAAATGTTAACATGAATGGAACACTAAATGTTGCTAACAAACTCACAGTTGATGGGGCTGGAAATATGACTATCTATGGTGGAAGTATTTCTTGGGCGAGTAGTGACCCTAAAATAGCTTTGGCACAAGGTACAGCGAATTCTGCCTTATTAAATGCTCAAAATGCTCATTCATTAGCTAATAGTGCTTTTAATTTAGCAGATGATGTTGATGATGAATTATCTCTTGTTAAGGATAATATTGGTTACACTAGAATAGGATTAGATTATGTTATATCTCCAAATATTGTTGGTGCTGAAATAAGCGGTTCTGTTATAAACGGAAATGTAATTCGAATTGCTACAGATTATTCTAGTAGATTACAATTTTTAGGTGGAGGTTCTATATCGTCTGGAACTAATGGCATTTTGACTGTTAGTGGCGATAATGGCATAAAACTCGAAGGCATGATATGGACACCTATAACAATTACAGGAAGTAGTTTAAAATTTAATGGCTATGATGTATTAACTACACAAGATAGTGTTGTTGCTAAATTTGCATAAAATTAAAAATAATACTTGAATATATTTGTAAAATTGTGGTATAATACAATTAGAATAAATTAAAAGGAGTATTATAAATGAAAAAGAGAATAAAAGATATATTTATAGGTTTTATAATTGGTTGCATGTTAATGACTACTATGCCAGTTTTAGCAAATACAATTATACAAAAAATAGATGTTGTATTAAATACTGTTAAAGTTGAAGTAAATGGTGAAAATCTAAATGCGAATAATATTTTATACAATGGAACGACATATTTACCTATGAGGGCTGTTGCTGAAGCTGTTGATAAAGAAGTTCAATGGAATCAAGATACTATGACAGCTAGTATAGTAGATAAAAGTAATAAACAGGAAGTGAATAATATGAACGAAATTGAAATTACTTATGAAGATTTTATGAAGATGTTCGACTTTCGATTTTCTACAGATGAAGCAAATGGAACTAAAATAAGACATTTTGTATATAATGGTGATTTAACATTTGATGAAATAAAAAATATAATATATAGTTATGGAGAAGATAATCTTTTATTATTTGGAAGTAAAAAAATAGAAGAAATTTTTGGAAATGAATCTTATTATAATACCGATAAATTATTATTATGTTTTAATTATGATTATGTAGAATCAATGCTAGGTGGTCAAAATATATTCCAAGTAATGAAAAATAGAATTGGAACTGAAGTAGAATATGGAACATATAAATAATTAAATAAATAATAAATTTTTAGGGCAGTTTTATCAACTGCCCTTTTAGTGTGCCCAGCATGGGCGACAGCTTGACGGTGAAAGTCCGTTATGGGGCTTGGTAGTAGCAACCATTAGCCAAAGACAAGGGTGTCCATCGTGA